TAAATGGAGTATATAATCTCAATATATCATCAAAAGTTTTTAATGTTACATATGCATTATATGCATTAAAATATTTTTGATCTTGAGTAAGTCCTGCATTTTTAATGTAGGCTTCATATTCTTTTATAGTATCTTCAAATACATTAATAATAGATTTAGGTTCTGAGTCAATGCTAATAGGAGTTAGAGGTTTTCCCATGAACTCACTAATAATAGATAAAAGTTCTTGTTTATATTTAAAAATTCCAGTATTTAAATTGGAATAACTTCCTAAAGTAGCATTTGCATCTATAAAAGAATCAGAATTAATATCAAATACAGACATAGAAATAATCTTTTTTGCTGTATCGTCAATCATTTTATTATATTGTCTTGAATTATCAATATAATATTGTTGAGGTGAAGATCCTTCGGGAGGAAGTTCAATACCTAATCTACTACTAATCTTTTTAGGTTCAGATACAGGTGTTGGAGCGGAGTCTGTATAGACTCCACTCACAAACATATTAAACACCTCATCTGGATTTGTAAAATGCTCATTTATGAACACTTTAAACGCATTTAAATCTGGTGAATCACCTCTAAGTAAGTTCTTCAGTAATGGATAATATGCTGAAGAATATCCACATTTAACACTCATTATTTTCTAATTTTGCTATTAAGTATTTCTGTACATTTTCTCTTAACTCGTTGAGAGTTTCATTTGTACTAACTTCGTTATAATATGTACTTGCTATAGTTTCAGTTACTTCTGTATTTTGCATTAGAGCTTTAAGGTACATTAAAATATTAGGACTTGATTTATATAAATCTTTTGCAGAATTTAAATAATCTCTAAGTTCTATATATTCATTCATTGTATTAAACTCTCTAATTGAGTAAACTCCATCTTTATTTTCAAGTACAAAATTCTTTGAATTATTGTTCAAAGATACTAAAAATGGTACAAATTTCAAATTATTTCTAGAGATAATTGTAACATCATCTGGATTCTCTCCATAAGCTTGTTTAAACAAATTCTTAAGCATAGGAGTAAGATCATCCTTTATTTCCTTCATTACAATTTCAGGATTATTAGAGTCTCCAACAATTTGAATTATTGTATAATTTGGAGTAGTAACTTTATTTAATATTTCATTATTGACATCGTTAACTGTTGATTCTAATAAGTCTATATTTGTAATTTGTTTGTTTACTCCAAACTGTTTAAACGCCTCATTAATTTTATTAATCTTTTGACGTTGTAAATCCTCTTGAATAGCTCTTTCAGGATTAACTTGAATTTTGTCATAATCTATAATAAAATCATTTCCTATTAAGTTAGAAGCATTCGTAGAATATAGTTTATTTGCAGTATCAACTTCATAATAGAATTGAGATCCTGGAACTACTTTAACGGCATCATCAAATACATAAATTCCTTGCTTAAAGTTTGGATTGTTTTCAATATGTTCTTGAAGTTTTTCAGTTTTTCCAACAAAGTCTGCAAAGATATTATATATCATAAACGATGGATCATTAAATTCAAATTTACCAACTCTACTAATGTAACCTGTTTGCATTAACATTTGATTAGAATCGAAAGATCCAAACTCATTATTTAGTAAAGAATCAAAATCAGAATAAGTTTTTCCATTAACAACATATTGTCCATTCTCCATAGTTACTATTCTTTCAGTAACGTTTCCTCTATCAGCTTGAGTTACTTTATCTTCATAAGTAACTCTAATAGCATTAGTATATCCTGATTGTGTATTTAATAATGCTCCTAATCTAAATAATATAGTACTCTTATAAGGAGAGAAATATGCAAGTGAAATCAATTGTCCAGCTCTTTCTCTGTTAAGATTATTTCTAACTTTAACATTTTTGTCTCCTGCTTTTCTTTGTGCATTAAATAAATTAACATTATTAATTGCAGTATGAATTATATTATCTAAAGAAGCAACACTATTTATTCCTATTAATCGAATTCTAGGATCATTTTGAACAGTATTTAAAATAGTTCCGTCTTCTGCTACTTGTGCTTTTAAGTGAGCTTCAAATTCCTTTTGACTAACTAATGGATCAGCAGAGAATAACATAAATGTATTTCCTCTATTCTGATACATAAATGCATAGTTTCTTGAATCTGCTTCAAATGTGTTTCCTACTCATTTAATATGATCCTGCCAATCTGACTTACGTACTACTAAAGATACTAATTTTCCGTAAGAAGAGAATAAACCTCCTTTATTTAAGGCACTTGTATTAAAGTTAGATACATCAACAGTTGTTAACTCTCCTTCTCTTGTAAACTTAGCATAACTTCCAATTGTAAAATCTCCTGTATATATTCCAAATCTTGGAGTTGTAAACAATAGAGGAATTTGTGCTGTTTTATCTTTTATCTGAATTTTTGCTACTAATAATCCTCTTCGCCCATTATCATATGGAACTACTTCAAAAATAGGTTTAGTTTTTAGTGCAGTTTCTAGTTCACTAAAAGCACGACCCATAGCTCTATCTTTATTTAAAGCTTGTCCTAATCGTACAATTTCTCTTGGATTTTTATAATATCCATATTTAAAATAAGCAGCAATTAAATTTAAAGCTCTAATATATTTAGGAGCTGCAAGTTTACCTTTTATTCCTAATATATTAAATAAAGAAGATTCTGTAGCTTGATCATAATTTCATAAATTATTTAAATAGAAATCTGCAATATCATTCCATTTAGAAATATTTAAAGGATTATCTGTTATTCCTATATTCTGAGGAACTTCTTCAAGTATATCTACAGGAGGAGTAACAGATTGTTCAACATTAGGAGCATGTACTGGATTTTGATCTGTAACAGGAGGTTGTTCTCCAGTATTACTATTGAATGTTTGTTTGCTTTGTGCTTCAGCTACAGTATTTTTAGTCTCTGGTTCTACAGAAGCTTGTCTAACTGGTTCCTTAGGAGATTCACTAACTATTTCTGCTTCTGGTGTAGGTTCTACTCTTGGCTTAATATTTTGTTCTGAAGTTGGTATAACAGGTTCAGCTACAATTGGATTTGGATTTACTTCTTCATAATCAATAGATTCAGGACTATTCTCTAATAACTTAGTTCTTCAGTCTTTGAAATCACTAATTTGTTCAGGAGATACTTCAATACTTCCTGCACTAGTCATATCATTAATTGTGTTTAACTTTAAATCTAGACTAATCCCGTTATCTACAATAATTGTACCTTTTGTAGAACGTTGAGTTAATGTATATAAATCCTTAAGAGTTAAATAATGCTTTCCACTTGTATCTTTCCAACTCTTGTCTATGATTGCAAATTCAAACTCATCGCCTTGGACACTATCTAATCCTACTACTTTAACATTATTAATAGCAGTATATTTAGCAGGATTATCAGTTATAATTGCAATATCATTAGATAATTTAGATAACTTTTCTACTATTTTAGGTACTTCATCTGAACTATTAATAAATTTCTCTCCACCAAACGTTTCAGTAGTTTCAAAATATTTAAGTTTAATACTATTTTCAGATAATATCTGTTTCGTTAATAAATCGATCTCACTTTCAAGCATACTTGGATTATCATAGTATTTATCTCAAGTTTGATCTAATATGCTATTTAAAATAGTATAGTTATCATATTTTGCAATATTATTTGGACGTAATGGAGCAGTTAAATTTGGAGTACGTGTAAAATAAGTATCCTCAATTCCTAAATTTCTTCTTGCATTTTCATAGAAAATATAAGCTGAATTTTGTTTATAATCTCCTAATCCAACAATTAAGATATTATTTTTATTTGCCCATCTTGTAATTAATTCAAGATCAATTTTAGAAAACTGACTAATTTCATCAATAAATATGATTCTATTCTCAGTTTCTGCAAACATTGTAGCTGGATTTAATTTTAAATCCTTAAGAGTATATGTAGGTATTTCATCACTTCCAACAATTTTATTAATATCTGATTCAGAAATTTGTTTTCCCAGAATCTGTTCAATTAATTCTGCTTTCGTATATGATAAACCGTCATGCTCAATTGCTGCAGATAATCGATCTGTTTGTTTTCTTGTTGGAGCTACAGTTACAATTTTATATGCAGGCATCATTTTACGTAGCACATAAGCTACACCTTGTGTTTTACCTGTACCTGCTCCTCCAAATGTTGCAATAAAGTTTAATAACTGACTTTTATTCTGTATATAGCTATCATCTGATGTAGCTTTTGCTTTTGCAGATAAATATTTAACAAATTCATTAAATAAATCTTTTCTTTCAGATGTTGCGTGTATTAATCTAATTGCATATTCTTGAGAAAAAATTGGAGCTTTATTAAATGATTCATCAGTAATAACAGTTTTTAAGTTGTTATAGAAATTTGCAGAAGGATATGCAATTAAAGACAATAAATAAACTGCCTGATCATAATCAGTAATCGCTTCAGTATCTCTAGCAAGCTTAGTAGGTCTTGCTGTAATTAAAGAAGTTGGTTCGAATAGTGAAGTGATGCGGTCAACTATTTCGCTATTAGATAATTTTTGATCATCTATAAGTTGATAGATTTTAGTTTCTAATCTAATAGAAGCCTCTTCAAATTCTTTAAAATTACTCTCCTTAATTTCTCCTGATGGAAAATCTGATTCAGCAATTAATTGGTTAAGATCTAAGTTAAATAATGATGCAAACTTATCTTTGATTACAGAATTTTCATTATTAAGCAACAGATTTGTAAATCTCTGTCTCATATTAATAGCGATATCTTTCTGTTCTCTAATTTTTTGTGCATTATTATTTTCTGCAATATTTATTAATGTATCAAGTCTAACTTTAATTGCTTTAAGATCTGAAGACATATTAACTGCAGTTTCTGTATCAATTTCTGCAAGCAGATCTTTAGCTAATTTTTTCTTGAACTTATTAATTTGAGTGTTATATCCTCCATCTATAGAAGCAATAACAAGAGAATTTAAAATATCAATAAATCTACTGGTTTCTTTAAGTCTAGTTAAAGCATCCTTATTATTAATAATATAATCCTCTAATGAATCACTATTAAGGTAACTATTATACTCTTTTACAATCAAATTAACAATATTTTGACTAATTCCATTAGTAGATACTGCAAATTTTTCTAATAACTCATATGCAGGGGATACCTTAATTTCAGATTTAAGATCTGAAACCTCATTAATAAAATCAATAAACGTTCTTCCAGATATTCTCGGAATAATTCCAGCTAATATTTCATCTGCACTTTGTCCTAAAAAGTCTGATAAATTTACTAATCCATCACTTTGTAAAAGATTTTGATATGCAGTTTTAATTTGATTTATATCTCCTTTTGATACAATATCTTGAAAAACAGCTAAGTCATTTGCAATTCCAAGAGTCATTGACTCATAGCCTACACTATCACCTTCTGTTCTTTCTATATATGTATTAATAGCTTTTTCTCAATTAGCTGCAGCAATTCCTTCAGTAAATCCATTTACATAAAAATAACTCTTCATTAATGCAACAAGGTCTACATCTGTTACATCAGTATATAAAGAATTGGTCTTTAAATAGTTTAAGAAGTCAATATAGCTATTTGCATATGTATTTAAGGCAGCTTCATTATCAGCTATAAATGTATCTGGTCTAGCTAATACTTTTCTACCTTCTTCACTCAGCTCCTGAGTTAATCCAAATTCATGTCTTTTAACTAAGAAATCTTTGTAGTTTTCAGTTAGTTGTAATTTAGTTTGAAGTTCAGATACTTCTTCATTAATTTCAACTCCTTCAGGAAGTTTAGAAATAGCTTCATCTATTTGTGCCTTTAGATTAGCAATTTCTTTATCAATATTTTTAATACGATTAGTTTGAATAGTTTCACCTGGAGCATAAGCTTTACTTAAGTCTACAGTTTTTTGAGATACAGCTACTAAATCTTGTGCAATAGATTCATTTAGACTATTAAATAAATCATACGCAGCAAACACCTTTGTTTTCTCAGTTGATTTAGAATATTTTTCATATTCTTCTTTAATCACAACTTTTTCATCAGATGTTAATTGATCGAAGTCTTTCTGATATCGAACTTTAGTAAAATTATGAATACCTAAATCATCAACAAAGGCTGTTGCTAATGCAGGAGTAGCCGCAAATCTTGCTTGTCCAAAATAATAGTCATTAAGTTCTCCAGAGACTATTTTATCACGTTTTGCTCTTAAGTCATCAAGTTTTGCTTTTAGTCTTTGAAATTCTACATCATTTTGAGCTGCTGCTATTTTGTTATCCACATCTTTAGGAGTTTTAGGCTCAAGTTCAGTAGGAGTAATCTTAGATTCTAAAGCTACTTTAGTTTTTAAGATATCTTCTGTAAGATCATTCCAATCAGAGAATATTTTACTATAAACTCCAGTTTCAATTAACTGATTTTTAAGGCTTTCTCTCTGAATATTCTTAGCTAAATTTTCAGTTACATTAATACCAGTCATAGCTGATAATGCTTGTAACTCCTCATCAGAAATGTTTAACCCCTCTTCATTGATAATACTATCAATCCGATCGATGTAACTATTAATTTGGTTATAAATAACATCGTTCTGAGATTCTCCTTCTTTTGCAGATTCGTAATTAATTTTATATCCGTCAGGCTCTTTAACAAGTTCAAACGATTTACCCGAAAGATTTCTACTTCCAAGAGCTCCTTTATCACGTAATCTTGTTAATTCTCTTTTTAAATCAGAGGTTTTGCCATTTCTTATTAAGTATATAATTTCTTGTAAAGAATCATTAGGTTTTTGAATTGCCTCATCATTTATAGAATTAATTCTTGAATCTCATTTTTCATGTAAACTAAATACAGCACCACCAATAGCACCTCCCATAAATACAGAAGTATAACGTGCAAACGCTTCTTCTGTACTTATACCAAAATCGAGTTGTTTATCCTCATCAATAATACCCAGTGCGTTTAAAGCTGAATAAAATCCTTTTACCATGTCGGATGAAAACTCTTCCATTACTTCTTCAGAGCCTTCATTGAAACTGTCATATAAAATATCTCCAGGTTTCATTTTGGATATTCGTTGCTGAATTTGGTTTTTAGTTTTTATTACCCAATTTGCAGCAGCTTTGGGAGAAACAACTCCTTTGTTGATGTTTTCATTAGTTACTTTTTCAGCAACGTCTTTAATAACTCCTTTTACAGATGTACGGTCGAGATATGTATCTTTAAACCAAAAATCTTTAAAATAGTCATTATTCATTAATGCAAACATTGCTCCCATTACAGATAACATTCCTAATCCTGCAACTCTATCAGATGCTCCAGCTTGCTTAAACGCATCATAGGCATCTGTAGAAGAGGTTCCTGCCATATAAGCTAAAGATAAAGCTCTACCTCATTTAATTATATTCTCACTAACATTTTCTTTACCTACTATCCACTTTGGTATTTGTCCAATTACTCTTTGTTGAAATAATTGTCTTGAACTATCTTCAACTAATTTTCCAATGCTTTCTACATTTCAGAAACTATTTCTTCCATAATCAGAAACACTTCCATCAAATCTAGAAAGCCAAGCTTGAATATCGGTAGCAGTTTGTGCTGATTTAGAGTTAGTTAAATCTCCCTTAGCAATACCTTCGATACTTCTAAATAATACTGGGAATAATTTTCCTATTTCAATAGCAGCTGTCATGCCACCATATACTTGTCCAACATATGGAATAAGCATTGGTCCTACTTTAAACAAGACCTTTGCTAAAGTGCCTCCAACACTTTTATCTAATCCATCTGAATCAAAGAAATCATATTTATTCCATTTACTTCCATCAACAGTTAATGTATCAGATATATGTAGAATATCTTTTCCTGTAAGCGGTCTATTTCCTAATGTTTCATAAAATGGATCTCCCTCACTATTAAATTTTAGATCTCCTGCTTTATGCGAAACAGTTCTTCCATTTACTTCGTGTGTTCCATCTTCATCTCATTGAGCCAACACAAGTGTAGGACGAGTTATAGCACCTAAACCTCCTCATTCATTAGGTGTTCAATCCTCAAATTTACCAGTATCATAATTAAATATCTTATTAGTCTGTGCTACTTCACGTATCGACATAGTTGGACCAGAAGTTTCATATAGATTAACTATACCTCGACTTCTTCTTTCAGGATTAGAGAATTTAACTAATCTTGAACTAACATCCAGTACATCGCCACCGAGAGGTGCAAAATAATCTGCAGGATCATAGTTAAACGAATCCATAGCAGTACTTGCTAATTTAGCTTCATCTGCACGATTATATAAGTCTAAAACGTCTTTGTAATAAGTATCGAATTTTTGATTATCAAATTCTCCTCTATCGTTTTTAAACGCCTCTTGTATTTCTGGTATACCCTTATAATATTCTCTATCTTTAACACTAGAGTTATCAGGAGTTATCCCTAAGTTAATTAACTCTGGTACACTTTTGTCTGGCTGAAAAAATAATGCCGCCAGCCAATCATTTTTCTTCTGATCCATCATATTTTAAAAATTAGCTCTTATACTTTGTCGTTGTTTTTTCAGATTTGCCTGATTATATATATCTCTATATTCACTAGCACTTCCAATTTCATGATTAGATGCAACAGTTGCAAGTTTAGAATCATGCATAGGCATAAATATCATTCCTTTATACATTGAATTTTTATTGCCATGAAATATTTTTCCAAAGAAGCCTGGCTTAAAGTTATCAACCTTTTTGTCTGATTTCTTTACTACATCTCCTCCATAGTTTACATAAGTTGAATAGATATCAAATATTCTATCTTTATCTGGCCCATCAACATGTCATAACCAAGGAGAATCACTATCAAAATCAATAGCTTTGTCACTAGCATAGCCTGATAATCCAAAAAATACCATCATATCTTCAGGTCTGAATTTCCATCTATTAGTTTCAGTATCAAACTCTAAATCTAGATCATATTCATGTAGTTTTTCTATCATTCTTTGTCTAGATACATTAGGATTATCTTCAATCCATTCCTCAAATTTTGTATATCGATCGTATGCATCTAAGTCAGGTTTATAAATTCCTATTTGTTCTGCATTTCGATCTTTTAGAAGTCACATTCTACTAAGTGAACTAGAACCATCTCAAACAATTCTATTTAAATCAATATCGGATATTCTTTGATCTCCAAAGAAAATAGAATTTTTATCAACAATATTACCTATTTCCGCCTTATCCAATACATTTTTTAATGTATTTTGAGTTACTTGTGTGCCATTCTTATCTTGTAATGGATAATCCCTAGTTACAATTTCTAACCCTCCTTTGGCATCAGATGTTGATAAAACTGCAATTTTAGGATCTACAACTCTACCTGCAGCAATAGTTTCTAGAGAGCTTCTATTAACATCTTTATCAGTTCCTCCAGAACTTCCACTGCCTGCTTTAGATGCAGTTGAATCATAATCTAAAGCTTGTGTATTTTCTACACTATGATTTGTATGTTCAACTACAGCAATTTGTAGTAATCGTTTTACATCTTCAGGATTACTTGGATTAAAACCTTCAGCAGCTGCTTGAGCTCTTAAAACGTTTTTCATATTTTGTGGAAGAGTCTTATATAAATAATTAACAGCTAAATCAAGACTTTCTTTATCATGATATCCCTGATTAGATGTACTATTTGATTCTGTAACTTTATATATTCCATCTGGTCCATTAAATCCTAATAATTGTTCAAATCCTTTTTCAATTTTATTCTGATATTTAGAAGTATATCTATCAAACTGATTTGAGGATTTATTAGTTCCAAACGCTCCAATAGTAGCTTTTACATAATCTACTATAGATTTCATTCCAACTGTATTAGATAAATCTGTAAGGATACTATTATTATATGCTAGTTCTGGACGTTCTTCTCGAAGATGAATTAATTGAGAATTAGTTAATGCTTGATATTTTTGTGGATTTTTATAATAAGTATCTGCAGATATAGTCTTAATACTGCCGTCTTTATTATACACATATAAGCTACCTTCATTACTAATTGCAACTTCAGACCCAGATCCTTCTTTAATAATTTGTTCTGATGCAGTTTCATGTAATTCATTATTATGTTTAATTCTATTAGCTAAAGATTGTAATCTAATTAAATCAGACATATCATATTGATTACTCTGCCCAGATACAAATAATTCACCTAAGTTTTGAGATTTTCTTAAAAAACTATTAGCTCTATCTAAGAAGTAATCTACATCATTAGGTAACCCATTCTCTTTAAGAACATTAATAATTTCTTTTTGAATAAGTTGTTCTTCTTTATTTTCACTTGTTTTAGAGGTCTGAGTAGCAACTTGTGTAGGCTCTGCAGCATCTCTAAAAAAGGGGGTATAACTAATACCCCCGTTTTGATATCTCTTTATCTTCATATTTATGACATCATTTTTAGAAATAACTTAATAATGTTATTATTTAGTTCTCCAACAGCCTTATTGATAGCTTTTTGCTGGTCTAGATATTGTTGCTCATCTGTTTTACGTAAATATCTACCGCCAGATTTATAACTATAAGGTATAAATCTTTGAATAGGAATTTGCTCAGGATTAGTATAATTAATTAAATATGGTTTTGTATCTAATTTGTTTCCTCCAAGCCAAAATCTTCTTTGAGATTGCTGATAAGGATTAACTAAAGCCTCAATTCCATATTTACTTCTATTAGTAGCAATATCTCCAGAATATTTGTAATTTAAATAATCATCGATTTTCCAACCACTATATTCTGGATTTTTACCCTCATTCTGTTGCCAATTATAGAACTCATTAATTTTACTATTTCTAAAATTAGTAAACCAATTACTGAAATCTCCAGCAGCCTTTTGTTGTGCTAATTGAGCTTGTAAAGCTTGTTTTTCATTTAGATCCTTGGCATAGTCTCCTCTTAACTGATAAATAAGATTCTTAACATTTTGAGTTTGTTGCGTAATCTTATTAGCATCAGCCATATCTAACTGAGCTAAACCTTGTGCTCAACGGTTTCTATTCTCATTAGTTATCTGAGTTCTAATATTAGCGTATTGTTGTTTTTGAGCAAGTAACTTATCATTATATTGATCTATCATTTGAGAAAATTTAGCATCTCTTTCTCCTTCTAATTGATCAACATTCATATCTCTCATAAGTCTTTCTGCTAATACTTTATTTGGATCACTAGTCGATGTCTTATATTGACGCATACTTTTAATGCGATCATTATACATTCTATGCAACCCATTATCACTAAATCTAGAGTAAAACTCAGTAGGCATTTGTTGTTGAGAACCTATCATTCCTTTACGAATGGCATCTTTCATTTTTTGGGTAGTACGATTGATACCTATTGTAGAAGTAATAAAGTCTCCTATTCCCATTACCATATCAGGATTAATATTAAATCCTTTTCCTTTGCCATGTCCAAAAGCTGTATAATCAGAGTTATCTGTATTATATGAGGATCTGTTTAAATTAGACAAAGTTCTACTAGTAGAATCATTAAGTAATTCTTCTTTTGAATCTAACCTTCCTTTAAACCCAAGATTATTATTAATTTGAGCCATTTTAGCATCATTTAAAATTGAATTATACTGATTCCTCACTACAGTATTTTGAGGTGATTGAACAGCTTTATTTAAGCTTGTAGAAGCACGTTTAATAGGAGTTCCAACAACAGCAACTGGATCTACTTGTACATTAATCGGATTATTATTTTTATCTAGCATATAATCAGCTACACTAGTTCAATTTTGATCTATTGGAGTACTAAATGTAGGATACTTAGTACCAGGTTGTGCTTTTATAATTTTACCGCCTTTTTTATAAAATACTGGATTATTCTCTGGTTTATAATACCAGAGATGTTGTGGTTGATTACTAAATATTCCTAAGTTAGGAGCTAAGTTAGAATAGATTGGCATTGTAATAGGTCTCCGTTTTAGAGCTGTAACAGATGTAAACATTTCAGGTCCTCCGAAAAATCTTTGAACTTGAGAAGTTTGTTTATCTGCATAGTTCTTAAAATAAGGATTGCTTCTATTAGTTTTTGCATCTCTAGTAGCAGCAGTCTTATTCCAATTTCACCAACCCATATCATCTGGATTCCTATAAGTACTAGGAAGTTTATCATATTTAAATTGTCCTGTATTAAGTCCTTTACCTATTGAAGACTTCCAAGGTTTTCTCCAATTGAAATTTACATTAGAAGAACGTTTAATACCATACTCAGAAAGTAAGTCAGTAACATTATCTGTTTTAGCTTTACCTAATTTTCCAATAATTATTTCCTCTAACTTTTCAGTTTTTTGATTTTTTGGAAGTGAATTGACCGACTCAATCTCAGAACGACCTAATTTAATGGTAGGAAGATTTTTGTTATTAGTTGGTTTTAAAGTAACCATATCAGAGTTTCCTCCTTTTAATTTTGCACTTCCTGTGTTACGTTTTAAATTAGCAAAACCTCTAACTCCATTTAATACAGTACGAACATCTTTAATAGTTCATTTACCATCTTGAATATTTTCTCATGCAGTTGCTAATCCAGATGCAGCACTTCCAAAACTAACTCCTCTAGTTGCTCACTTAACAGCATTTGCGACAGCCTTAGATTTCTTTAAAGCTTTAGCTATTTTTGCTGCCTTAGCTCCTGAGCCAATCCCAGGAAGTAAAGTAGCTGCATCTAATCCTAGATTAAGTGCTAAATTACTAACATCGCCTCAATCTAATCCATCTCTAGCAATATCTGCTCCAAAACCAGTTAATGAACCTACTGCACCAACTCCAGCTCCAGCAACATTGCCAAATCCTGGTACAAAAGTAGCACCTAAAGAAGCAGCATCTGCAACTAAAGCTGCAATTTCAGCTTTGTCAGCAGCAGTTAATTGTGTACCATCTCCAATAGTTTTTTCTTCTCCAGCAGCGCGAAGTTTTTTATCTGATTGTTGAATTGCTTGTTTACTAGCTTTTGCACTATTAACTCTATTTGCAGCAACTCCTCCAATTTGATATTTAATAACTCCTCCGTTTTTATTACTTGGAACTCTATAAGCTAAACCTAATTGTTCTAAGCCTTCAGGAGTAGTAATACTTCTTAGAGCAGAATTACCTCCTGTTCCTGAATATTGTTGTTGATACTTACCAAGCGTTTGAGTTTTAATTAAATCCTGAAATAATTGATATAAATCAGGATATTTTTGTCCAATAATTGGATTAAACTTAGCATGACGAGTACTAATTGTAGCTATATATGGATTTCTAATAATATCACTAATATATCCCTTAACTTCTGGATCTCTTAAGATTTCAGGATGTTGCTCAATATATTGTCCTAAACGAGAATCAATATTCCAATAATAATTTCTCATACTATCTTCAGATCCAGGTAAACGACTATTTAATGTATAGTTATCATTTCCTGGGTTTTCGTCATGAAAATAGTATAATTGAGTTTGAGGATTATAATACAATGTAGCTCTTGTTTGAGGATTTGAAGCATCTCCAGTACTTGCTACTTCTTTATATCCTCCAGTATTTCCTATAGTATAGTAACTATTAAAAGCAGTTGTAGGATTATTTTCATAGTAAGAATTAACTATATTTGGATCTAATTGCTCTTGTAAAGTATTATTATAATTAATTCTTTGTTTAGTTAAAGGATCAATATATACTCTTTCTGCTAAAGTTCTTAAAGGGTGTCCATAGGGATCAAACTGAGAAGAATCTTCAGGATTGTAATTAGGAAAATAATCATAAACTAAAGGATCACCTGCTTGTCTAACATAGTTACCAGTTAGATCTGCAGCATATCGATTTGGTTGAAAATACGGGGACCACATTGGATTACCTTCTGAATCAACAGAAGTACTAAACCATGGAGATCTAGAACGATTTTCATCTCAATATTGTTTAATAATTGAAGAATTACCAGCAGTTCTCTTATTATCTGCTACAAAATCTAAATACTTTTGAATTTTAGATAAACTATCTTGGTCATCACCCCTATATACTTTTCCATTAATAACAAATAAGCCAGAGTCATCTGGAATATAATCCGCATAACTTCCATATTTTCTTTTAAATTCATTATTAAGTCATGCATCTCCAGTTCCAATATATGATAATAATTCTGGATTATTTATAGTTACATTCCCATTTGAATCAACGTTAAATAGGTTATGGTGCTTATCATAATCTCATCCTGCTTTACTTCAATTTTCTTTTGTTTTCTTAAGTTCTTCTTGTGCAGGATCTACTTCTTTTTGAGCTTGAGCAGGTTTACTTCCTCCTAAAAAGATACCAATATCATCTAATGCCATAGCATCTTCATCCGTCCAATTTCCTTGTTCAAGCCTAGATATAATATCTTCTATGCCTTGCTCACCATATTTATTATAAAAGTCTATATAAGCTTGCTTATCTAAATCATTATAGCCTTTAAATTGATCATTATCACCATAACCTGCAATATCTTTTAGACTACGAAGCCTTCTAGTTGCTTTTAGATTATTAGCTCCATTTATATAAACTCTATTTCCATTTACTAATTCAAAATCTCCAGTATCTTTATTACGCTTATATTCCATAGTAATATCACTAGACCAATCTCTAATATTAATTGGAGCTAATGCTTCTACTGGCTTTTTATATTGAAAATCCTTTAAGGCATGAACTGCATTTCTTGCAGTATTTTCTTTTCCCCTTCATAGGTTTCCAAAACTTCTACCAAGTCTACTTCGACGTTTACCTAAACGTTCTGCTTGATTATTAGTAACATCAAACTGTACTCCTTCTAATCTATCGGCACTAGAATCATATGATAAATTAGCACCTGATCTTAGAGCATCAGTTATTTTACTAAATTGATATGCAGTATCTTGATCTAATGTTTTTCCATAAGAAGACATCTGATTTAGAAAATCATCATCAACCTGATATTGATTACCATCTATAGTAAAAGTGCCGTATTTTTGAGTAGGAGTAGAACCGCCTTGTTGATATTTAATTACTTGTGCCATTTTATCACACTTACTTTATATATAAAAAGGGAGATTGATCATGTCAAATCTCCCTTTTATCTAATGATCATTAAATTACTTTTTGCTGAAAAACTTATTTTTCATTTCTCCGCCATTTTCTTTTTTGGCACATTTCTTACGTTTTACAAGCTTACCACCTTTCTTGAAAACAGGCTCACCTTCAGGGGCTTGACCTACAGGACCCTGCGGACCTTCACTCATAGCTTGCTGTAAAAGTGCTAAAAAGCCTTCGCATACCTGCATTGCTGCCTGGCAATCTTGTGCCTGTAATGCTTGAGCTGCCATTTCGCCTAACATTTGTAGTGGATCTTGTCCACCCTGAGGACCAGCAGGTGCTGCACTAGGTGCGGGAGCTGCTCCACCTTCTTGTAGAAATTTAACTATTTTCATAATTTAAACTATTTTTAATTTTATAGATATCTCATAACTCTGTGATTGTCATATATTCATTTAATGCCCAAAGATAATACTTTAGTTCTTAATATCCAAATAAAATTACTAAAATTTTCATTTACATTAAATTTTTATGAAAACACTTGCTACATTAGCAATATTATATTATCTTTGTTCCACAACCCAAGAGTATAAAATGAGTCTATTTCATTCTCTTTGGAGATGCTAGATTAAACATGAGACAATATAGGGTTATAAAAGATAGTTAGTATCTTTTAAGGAGAGTAAGAAATTACTCTCCTTTTTCTTATCTATTTAGGAGATTCTACAAACTCACTTGGACGATTATCCTGTTCATTTATATATTTAAAAATCTTTTTTCCAAGTTTAGCATAATCAGAATCAGCCTTACTTTTATTAGCCTTTTTTGCTAATTTTATTAAAGTTCTAGAATTTTTTCTTGAGAAAATACGTTCACCACCAACTAAATCCATTTGAGGTTTTCCATCAGATCCAAGAATATACATTTTATCAATTTCTTCTTCATCTATATCCTCTTCAAAGTCTAATTCGTCTCCAATCTGAATTCCAGAATTAGCATTAACTTCTAATACATATTTCGTTCTTCCTTCTTCATCTTCAGGAGTAGAAATAATTGGTTCAGAACTATGAGCTTTACCTAATACTACATTATAAACTTCATCATCTTGATTTATAAATACTAAATCAATATCGAATTCCATTTCCTCTGTATTAAATACTACTTGACCTTGATCTTCAGGCATTATAAATAACATACCCTCGTCATCATCCATAGATTCTACATTACCTAAACCTTGAATTCTTTCTTCTTCCGTTTCTGCTATTAGAACTTTATATTCTTTATCTGCTATTTCTATTTTTACCTCTTTCATTATTTCACACTTTTAATTAGTCCACTTCTATCATCTGTATTCTTTAATAGTTCATGACAAACTAATTTTCCAGCTTCAATTGCAATTTCGTTGGATGAATCTTCTTGATATGCTTTATATAAAGCCTCAAGTTTATCAGTAAATTCTTTTCTAAGTGTCCATTCTTCCTTTTCAATTTCTGCTGTCTGAACAATTCCTCCTTCAGATTGTGCTACTACAGGAATTCCTTTTTTAGTAATTTGATCTTTTAATTCTGGATTTACATTTTCTAAATGATGTTTATGTGCATGTAAGTTTCCTTCAGGAATTAAATTCATCTTACCTCCGAGTTGGAATTTTTGTGTTTCTGTAGATTGTGTTGGTCGTTTCTGTAAGAATGCTCTAGCTTCATCTAATTCAGGAAATTTCATTCCGTTTTTAGCCAAGGAATACATATTATCTAATCCATTATAAGTATTGAAGTTTTTACTAGCAAGAGACTGACCTATTTGATTATTCAGTCGCTTTTTACCTGCATCTGTAATATCTAAAGTAGTATTTTGCATTCTTCTAGCTCTAGTTATAGCATTTTGGCCTTTTCGATGAAATCCAAAGTCAAATAATCCAGCTTTTTTATTACTATATTTATCAATACTATTACTGATAAATTTCTTTGAACCACTATATTCGTTACTAATATCAGATGTATTATCTACTAATTTATTAATACGCTTTCCTCCAATACCATTAATTAAATTTAATGCAGCTCCAGCAGCCATTCCAATAGGGCCAAGCATACTTAGACCATCACTTACCATTCCTTGTATTTGAGAACCAGTACCTTCAACACGATCTTTAGTTCCTCCAATAAGATTTCCTATAGTTTTAGCTCCAGTATTAATCATTCCACCCATAGGATTAAATTGACTTACTACATTGTGTCCTATGTCTTTAACTCCAGACATTACTTGAGCAGTAGATCCAGTTTTCTCATTTCCTACAAGGGCTGTGTTAAGATTTCCAATGAACTGGTCTCCCATTTGAAAAGCTCCTCCAAATTTGCCATTTAGCTTATTTACAGTTTCTGCTCCAGCAAATGTATCATTCTGTCAATTTCTAACAGAATCTACAGTTTTTTGTGAAAACATACCTTTTGCGGTAGAGAAAGGATTCCTTTCATCTGCATCAGAATCAGATTTAGTATCTTTAAAATTTCTAATATCTGATTTGATTTTATTCATAGAAGCACTAATGAAAGCATTATAGTTTCCTAAGTTAAGACCAAGCTGTTTTAACATATCTGGACTAATAATATTCCCAGAACTAACTCCTCCTATTTCCATTTTTTTTATTCTTTTATGCATAACTTTGAGTCATTAATGTTTGTAATGCAGTAATAATAACAAGTTTATCACCTTTATATTTAACTCTAATTCTTGCATATTTATCTCGAACTTTAGTTGCCTTTAATGGAGATTCAAAATCATTAGAGCTTGTTTGTTCATAATATATTGGTTGTACTTGGAAATACCAAGAATCTTCACTATAGTATATATTACCTAATCGTCTTCCATATTCTTTTATATTTAAACAATCTGCATGTACATTTAAGTAATATTCATTTCGAATTGGATCTCATGTAACTTCTGTTTTATATCCTTTAGATTCTTCATCTAAATAGATTTCTGGGAAATTAGCATTTGTAGATTCATTTTTATTAAAGGCTTTATTTCTATAAATAGCTCTTTTACTAAATTCATATACATCTCCAGTAATTTCTATTTCAATAGAATTTGGTTCAACATTATTAGATATTATTACTAAATTGTCAAATATTTTGTGAATTCCTTTTGGTTCATTAACTATAAATTCAAACTCAAAAGGTTCTTGTTTATTATACCATTTAGTAGGTAATATTTGATTTGTTTCATCACTATCAAAATAATCTATTTCATCAATAATATTACTTCTACCATGTACAAAAATACTATATAATAATGCATTATTTCAATCATCTTCATAGTAAGTCATATCTAATTCTTTAAGACTTTCATAGGAAATGATCATTCCTGCTGTATACGATCTTTCAATTCCAAAAACTATACGATTATTTTTAGGATCTTCAATTTCTTCTGAATTTTGTATAATTTCTGCAGCTACTATATATGGAAGATAATCTATATCAATAGTATAATATAAATAACCTTCTGGATCTTTTGATTCTTTTCTAGGTATATCTTTAAATATTATTGAGAAAGGAGTTTGATCCTTTATAGCAAGATAATTCTCATAAATTTTTTCTTGATGTTGTTCTTCAGTTTCAAATTCAGTAGGATTTTCTATATTCTTATTTTTAATAGTTATCCAATCATTATCTACGTTTTCTATAAGTCAAGTCTCTTTATCCGCTTTACATATAACAAGTTCTTTAGCTTCTATTTTATTCTTATCTCAATAATATCCTTTTATAGTAATACTGTTAATATTATATCCATCATATCCTTCAACATTAAACATAAAAGTTGTATCTTTAGTATACATTCCAGTTCAATTATTAGTGTTTATCTTTACGATATCACTATTTTTTCGAAGGTTTGTATTTATTATACTAAATATTTTACTTTTAAGTAAATCAAAACTAAAATAGGTATTATTTATATTTTCTGATAATAAAGGAGTTCATGAATATCTAGTAACTCACATACTACGTACTTCATTATAACATATATTTCAAATTTTATCATTATTATAAAATGTAAACATTACATCGTTTTTATATGCATTAAAGTGCGTCTTAACATTTCTTGTTCCTAATATTGTTGTTTTTTCAAGTTCCTTAAGATTTATTTCATCATTAAGAAATCTTTGTATTGTAAAATCAGATATAAGTTCAAGTCCTTTATCACTTAGTCTTCAAATTTTCTTGGCGTATGTATCAACTCCATATACTGCTCTAGGTGTTCTTATAATTGAATCCTTCCATATAGATCCATACATATCAGAAATAATAGTCATTTGCTTTTGTATTACTCCAGAACCATACATATGAATATTTTGTCCTGTTGTAGTTTGTATAAGAGCTTTTTCATTTATAGGAATAATAGCTATAGCGTGCTCAAATACAGCTAGTAAATTTCCACTTCAAGGAAGAATTTTTATAATACCACCATATTGTCTATCTAGATCTTGATAAGATAATCCTTGAAATACTTTATATGAATTTTTAAAGTTTCCATCAACTTGAATATCACTAAACATTATTCGTGTATCAAATTCATCAACTTCATAAGGTACATCTAAATATTTATAATTTCTCTTATAACCAAGTGTAGTACTATATCCTCTATTATATAAGTTACTTTCTGGAATCTTAGCAGAAGATTTAGTAGACATACCTTGTGCAGGGTAAAATCCTCTTGGATTCCCCATTAATGCAATTTCTTCAGTATTAAATTCATCAATACTTCTAAGAGAAATATTATTATTAGATAAACCTTTAAATGTTACTCAACTACCTATAGCTACTGCATTGATATCTCCAACATTTATATCATCTCAATTTTCAGTATTTCTAATTCCCTTAAAATTATCTTTTCAAGTATTAAAGTCTACTATTGTATCATTTGTAGGAACAGTTTGAGAAGTAAAATTTCTATGTAGTCTAATAGTAGTTGTATAAGTAAAACAATCTCCACGATATAATATTGGAATTACATTTCAATTTACATCTTTTTCTTCCTCTCCTATAGTAAAAGTAGTTGTATTAGTGGTAATATCCTTATCTATTATTTCACTATTATCTGTAGCATATCTATCAGATACTGCAAAATATGGAGAATTATCGTCAATTCTTATTTGAAAGTATTCTTTATTGAATGTTTCAGAATAGTTTTTTATATAAACGTTATATATAGATGTTTTATTAAGTAAACTATTACATCCTGTAAAATCAGTAAATACTCCTCTAACTAATTGAACATTACTTGATTCCATGTCTTCTTTTCCAAAACATGTTTGTTGCTTAATTTCCTCTTGCATTCCTGCTCTTGTACAGAAAATATTATCATTAATGATTTTCTGCGGTATATCAGAATCAATATATAATAATTCACTTGTAGTTTCTGTACCTGGAATTTCAACATCCTTTAAAGTTAAATTATAGCTTCTTCCAGACTCAGTGTATCCTTTTGTAAAATTATAAGCTTCTACTAACTTATATCTATCTGAATTAAGTAAAGATTGCATTTGTTTATCACATTTAACATCTGCGGATAAAAGTCCTGAATAATTACATTTATTACTATATATAAGTTTTGAAGTATAATCATTAATTAAAACTTTGTTTTTATTTACAAAAGATTCTGCTACAAGTTTTACATTATTTTCTTCTTTTGAAATATCAAGGCAAGGAACTCCACTTATAGGTTCAACTCCAATAGATAAACCAGAAAATAGGAATGTTGGAATACGTTTTTGTCTTACAAAATAATACCCTTTAATATTTAACTCCTTAAGTTTAGTAGTTATAAACTCAGGAACGCTAACTTTTAATCCTAAAGGTTTTACTTCATTTTCTTCATCGTTATTATAATTAATAATAGTTTTATTTTTAGTAAATCTAAATACTCCTCTAGTATTTTCTAAGGTATCTAAAGATATAAAATCTTTATTATCTATAACTTCAGGATCATCTGGATTTACTATATATTTATCATAATTACATTTATTATTTTTAGTCGAATTTGTATCCTCTTCAGAAATTTTATAATCTGAAAGATTAAAATCAATGCCTCTAAGATTATAAACAGGAGATAGATGTTCATCATTATATATAAATACTACTCCAAATCTATAAATTTCTCCAGGAAAATATCCAAGCCTATAATATATATTATATGGCGAATAATATTCTGCTTCAGTTATATCTCCACTACTAATTCCATATTTATCAGTAATAAATCCAATATCGTGTTCTTGACATTCTTCTACATGAATATATAATGCAAGATTACTTAGTGTTGTAGAGTCTTCTTTAAGTTTTGAAACATTGGCAAAAAACAATCTATTTTGAACTTGAGCTTGACTCTTTACTGATTCTACATAATTATACTGTATATTTAAGTCTTCTACAGTTATATCTTCAAGTTCTTCAAACCCATTAATAGTTATTGTTTGATTAACATCTGTTATTTCATAAGTCTTTCTTATTTTATGAAAGTCTGTTTTAGAAATACCATTTATATCACAACTTGTTCTACTATAATATATATTAATATAACTAAAAGATGTATCTATATTTTTAAGATAAAGTATTATAGATTTATCTGTATGCTCATCCATATAAGCTCCAGTACAAGTTCTAGGATTTGATAAATCTCCTTTAAATACAGATATTATTCCTGATTCTGCAACAATATCAGTTTCGTTATAATCACTATCAGAATACTTTACATAAAATGTATAATTACCTCCTTTAAGAGTTCCAAAGTAGTCTACGTTTTTAAATTGAATTTTTGGAATTCTAGTAACATTTCTAAACAATCTTGTTTGTTGATCTAATTCATTTTCAGTATATAGATTAGATTGCTTTAGTTGATTTCGATTTATAATTTTATATCTGTCGTTTTCTAATAATGCTACTCTAGTATTTATAATCCTAGGAGGATTTTTATCATCATTAAGTATTAAATTTGTACTTCCATCATAAGAACTTTGACACTCTATATCTACAGGATTATCTAGATTTAGTTTTAGTTGAGAATTACTAACTGTAAAATCGTCAATTTGATCATCATCTTTTTTTAAGTTACGTAATGGGTTATATTCTCATGCAATATCTCCAGTATCCTTGTATTTTTTTACTTTTAATTGTATTTCTTTCATTACTCATTAACTTGATATAGATTACTAGTAAATTCTCGCGCAACAGATCTTGTATTTTTGTCTGACCATCTCATAAATAATTCCAATGTACTTCCTATAGTGGAACGTATTTGATCTGTAAATATCATAGTTTTTACTGCATCTGTTAATTTTACTTTATTTTCACTTTCTACATATTCAGGTATAAGATACAAATCTCCAATTTTTATATTTGGTTGATTTTCTAAAGTATCTACTGCAAGTCTTACTTCGCTATTCTTTGTATCTACTAAGTTTTGAAGATATTCCTTAAAAGTTTCATCTGGAGTAATAATACAGTTAAGATTAACATTTGTGTTTGTAGATATTATATTATTTAATTCTGTAAACAAACTTGAATCAAATAAATTTTCTATATCGTTTGGAACGGTATATCCATCTTCCATAAAATATTCCCAATCGTAAGTTCCAGAAATATTAATAGTTTTTAAATATACAGATCCTATAAGAGATTCTCTATAATTATATAAAGAATAATATTTTACTTGGACACTAGAATTAAGACAATACCTTAAACAATATATTATCATAAGATATGAATATATACATGTTTTAGAAATATAATCATTATTGATCTTATCTGGTTTTTTGTTACTACAATAATATATACATGGCCAAGAATCTTTTGTTTCATAAGACATAGCTAGTCCAAAATTTGTTCCGTCACCATATGTTCCAAGTACTCCAGAATCTCCAGAATGAGCACTACCTTTACTAAACTTTGCATTATAAAAATTATATATATTAAATCCATAATCATCAGCATAACTTTTTGTACTAGTAGCAGAATTTCCATCTGGTTTTCATCCTGTGCGACTTCAGCTTCCTTCTGCTAAAGCTCCAAAATCTGCTGGTCAATATTTTTCTGGAGATATTTCATTATCACCATAAAACAATTTATTCTTTTTAAATTTAATTGTTAGAGGTTCCACATTTTTCTTTCAAAAACACATAGATCAAGTATCTCTTCCAGATCCATCCTTTCTAAATTCTACATATTCAGGTCTATATGTTATTAACTGGTTCGGACTATCAACTTTAGTTTCAGTTTCTCCAATAGGATGATATTCATATAAGAATTTATCGCGAGTACTAACTTCTTTGATAATATTATATTCAGAGTTTGTAATTGTAAATGTGTTAAATAAGTTAAAGGAAAAAGACCCTTTATCTTTATCAAAAGTTAAAGTATAAGTATTACCTTTAGAATCAACAGCTTTTCCACTATTTACTTCTTCATTTAGTCCTTTTCAAAGTCTACCTTCGTCTCCGTTTTGATCTTTAGGTGTTACTTTAGTATATACTAAATTTTCTCCTGATTTTACTATAGAATATTTAGTTCCTTGTTTAAATATAGTTTTAATTCCAATATGAGAAGTATCATATATATTAGAAGGTTCTTCAGGATAAACTAATTGTAAACTATCAAGATAACTTTTAGAACTAGGATCAACATTAAACTCATAGTCGTTAATTGCAATATCTGTTCTATCTTCATTACCTTTTCTTAAAAGAAATGGAGTTTCTGTAAACTTATAATTATCTGTATTAAGTTCGAGTTTTACATAATCTGCAAAATAATCTACAATATCCTTAGGTTTAATTTTTGTAAAATCATCCTTAACATAATATCATCTATTTATAAGTTCTGTAGCATAAATTTCATTATCTTTAAAGCTTATATTACCTGTAATAGATTTTTTAGGTTCTTCAGATTCAACATTAATAACATATTGAAGCTCTAAAAAGTATATATCTTCTTTGTTAAAATTAACTCTAGTTTCTTCTTTACCTTCACTAGTATTTATAGTATATGAATCATTATTATTTTCAGAAAAAGGTATATCTATAATAATTGTTCCATTACTTACTAAATCAGAAACTTGAGTTCAATCAACAGCAATATGTAGATTTGTTGAATCTGTTGTAGAATATCTTTTTAATTGATATTCAAGATTAACTCCAGGAAAACTTTCTCAAGAAGCAAGTATTGTTAAAGAGCTATCACCTACAAAATATTTAAAATAACTTTCTCCAAATTTTATTTCTGTAGTATTTATTGTTATAGGATTTCTAGAAATAGCTTGTGTAAATTGACTATATATTATATAATTTTCTTTATTCTCATTTTTAACTAATAACGCAGGAGTAATATATTTAGAATCTCCAAGTTTTTCTGCACTAATAGTATTAAATATTATAGATTGGAATTTATTATAAGATATTAAATTATTAGGTTCTAAACTTATTGGAGTAAGTGTTTTTATATTTTCTTCATCTAAAATATCATCATGTAAAAAATATACTAAATTATCTTTAATATTACTCAGATCTTTACTAGTATAATTTGTAAGATCTCAATAAGTTTGTACTCTAAGATCTCCACTTGGATAAACTTTTATGTTATTTAAATCAGTCTCATCTACATATGTTTTACTTTTATCAAAATATATATTAAATTGTTCAGGAACTGTGATACTAAATTTCATAGCAAGTCATCCAGGAATATCTCAAGATACAGGAATCCAATCACTTCTATTAAATGTAGATTTATCAGCTTGTAATTCAAGAAATCCGTCTACATTATATAACTTATTTTCATCAGTAAGAATATAAGGAACTAGATGTCTTCAGTATGCAGTTTCATTAATATAATTAATCATTTCTTTGAAAGAAGATTCTTTTTCTTCCTCATCATTTTTCATTACAAGAAGATATTTATCCCCTGGATTTAAATAATATTCAGGCTCTTTACTAAAAATTGTAATATTAGTATCTTTTTCAAGATTATCATAAAAATCTGTTTTATCAAGAGTAATATCTTTAAGAGTGCTTTTTGTATTCCCTATTGTTGGAGTAAAAATTGTTTGTTGAGATGGGAAACTTCCAATTTCTACTTTATCCTCAATTGGATTATAGGAAATAATATACAATACTCCCTGGTGTTCTTTCATTCCAACAGGAACAAAACCATTACTTAGACCTCCATTTTTAAAACTATAATTGCCCATATCGTTTTGTAAGGCAAATTCATTACCATTGTATGTAATTAAAGTGCCATTTAAACAATCAGTCATTACAGTATTTGGAACCATTAATGGCTCTATATCCTTTACCATTCCTCCATTAAACTGATTTATTTGGTTTAATTTGTTTTTCATAGTTTATTTATTCTATTATTGCGGCAGAAGGAACTTTAACTTCTCCTGATGCAGATATAGTAATTTGAGTTTCTCCTGTTCCAATTGTTGCAGAACCATCTGTATTAACTACTATTGGGCCTAATGAAACTTTATCATTATAATTATCTAAACTATACATTTTTTGTCTGTATAATTGTCCTCAACCATTTGGATATATTGTAATTCATTTTTGACCATTAGTTTCAGTTCCAATAAAAGATGTTCCATTAGGAGCTAATTTTAAATAATTTATCTGCTCTGCGTTATCATATAAAGATATTGTTGGATTATTTAAATAACAATTATTACTATAAATTCCTACTCCAGATGGATTTAATATACTATCTGATACTACAGATAAATTTCCAATAACTGTTGTACTTGTTTGTTTAAAGTTAATAGATTCTGGATTAATATCTAGTATAATATTATAATATTCAGAATTTTCTTCTGGCTCGGAGTAGTATTGTGTATTAATTGTAATAAACGATTCTTTTTCATCATCTGAATCTAATTCCATTTCTTCTGTATTTTCTACATATGCATATAAATCAACGGATTCTGAATCAAGTGATAAAAAACTTGCCTTATTTGAAATATATGTAGTATGTATATATAATTCATTATTATTAATTCCTGTAACTACAAACTTTGCACTAGTACTTTCAGCTTCATTTACCTCATCTTTTTTGTACTCGTTTATAATTAGTTCTCCTTCTGTTCCAGGTACAACAAATCCTGAATCTATAGATAATTTTAAAACAATACCATTAAATGTAGATTTGGATTCTTCAGGAATAATATAAATTTTTGTTATTATTTCGTTATATAAATTTGAAGAGCGTGCAATATTTTCTGCGTTTTCAGTAATTTCTGTATCTTCCGTAATTTCTTCAGGATCTATATAATAAGTATCTGCAACAGATAATGGAATACATGAAATATCTTTTCATGATTCGATATTTATTGGTTCTCAATAAAAAGATTCTGATAGAAGTTGTCTATCAAAATCAAATTGATAATTAGTATATGTTGAAGGAGTTTGCCAGTTATAATTTGTATTCACTGATTTTACAAAATCTTTAGCAAATTCCACAAATGTAGTCTTATTAGTATTTACTCCTTTTACAGAATATAACTTATAAAGAAGTTGTAAAATATTTATACCAAGATCATATAATGCTCCATTAATATATAATTCACTATCTATTACATTTATATTTCCGTCAAGAGTAATGTTTCCAGAAAGATTATCAAAACTTAGATTTTTAATATTAGCATTATCACAAACTATTGTATTACATGTGACTTTACCATCTTCTGCTCTGAATTTTCCATCTGTAGTTTCTAATATATTAAAAGATGTATTTTTATTACTTAATAAAGATTGAATATCATTTCAGTTATGTCCCTCAATAAATTGTGCATTGAGATTATTTATGACATCTGAACTATTTAACTTAAAAGGAGGGTTCCCATTAAATATTACTGTATTGTCAAATATTGTACTTTTTTCAAGTAATGTATCTGAATCTTGAGAATCATTAAAATTAAAATAACCATTATCTAATGTATAATATATTCCTCCGTTTAATGCAAAAATTATTTTTCCGTCTCCAGGATATTCATATTGTCCTGTTTCATATAATAATATATCATCTACAATAATTATTTTAGATTCTATTGACTCCTCATCCTTGTCATCAGTTATTTCTTTATCATAATTTAACTTATAATATTTATCTCCAACCTTTACCCTTATTACTCCACTAGTTTCGAAAACTAAATTTCTTCTAGGAGAACCTATTACTTCTTCTTTTGCCATATTAAATCATTATTATTTTATTTTTTACATCTCTATATGCTATATACTCAAAGTTTCTCGTTGTGATTTCACTTTTTAAAAATGTCCATCCAACATCAATTGGATAGTATAATTTAAAGAAATGTGTTCTAGATCTATCTAAATAACACTCTTCTTGTATTTTATATAACTTCAAATCTCTAAACTTTATTTTAGATCTACGCTTTGAAGTTATCTGAGTTTTATAAAATTCTCACTCAGCTTCAGTTAGACCGAAATAGTACGCTCCGTTGTATACTTCTTGAGCGTACTTATATTTCAGTCTTAATTTAATTCGATGTTTAATATTATTATATCTAACTCTTTTATAATCATCAAAAAACATCTTTCCACAAAAAGCAGTATAGTTATGATTTCCTAAAACTACATCTGCTCCACTTTTAGCTAATAAATGAAAACTATTAAAACCGTGTTCTATAACTCTTTTTAACTCATCTTTTGAGATCTTTGGATATTTTTCTTGTATAATACCTAAATAATCGTCTAATTCTTTAATCATAATTAATAATACACTTTTGCTTCTTCAGTATATTGATCTATGAGTTTTTTAAGATATTTATCAACATAGATTGGTTTTTCCATAGTTTCTTTATTATGCTTCATATATCTATATACTAGCTGGTTTCCTGTAAATTGAGATAATACAAAATCAATATTATTAAATTTACCTCTTCTATATGCTTGTTTAAAGTCTTCATCTGCAATTTGTTTCATAGAAATTTCTCCATAATTCCCAAAACGCAGAGGTAGTACAAAGGTAACATTATTATTTATAATATCCAATAAGATCTCATAAAAACAGTCATCAAAAATCTTAGCAGCTAGATTCTTACGATCTTTATATCTATTTTTTACTCATCTTCCTTTTAATAATTTAGGATTTAACCCATTATATAGTTCCCTAGAGTTAAAACCATGAGGAAACATTTTTTTATTCATTAGTTAACAGGTTTAAATGATTTCTTATATTGCTTTCTATCCCAACGTGTACGAGCATCAAGAATCTCATTCATTTCATTTTGCGAGATATGTTCAGGAACTCTAGCATCACTACAAGCTCTTAACCATTCTTGTTTAACTGCTTGAGCCATTTGAAAAGAATTACTATCTCTTAATACAAGACTCTTTTTATATAAATCAATATATGCAGCATATGCAGCTAACGCAGTTAATTCTTTATCTGTTATAAGTGGAAGTCCATCATCATCTACAATTACACCATGATATAGTACAGATACATTCGAATAATCTCTATCAAACTCTAATGCATTATTTATCTCATTATAATTTAATAGTTTTCCTGATTGGTATAATGGATCTTTATTCCATTTTCAAGCTTCATTATATCTTTCATAATAAGCATTTTGAACTAATGGGAAGATACTAGTGTCTGAAGTAGATTGAAAGTCTTCAAATGGAATTGTTACAGATTCTATAAAAGATAAATTGCAAGGTAATTCTAGTATTCTATTTGTAGTATCTCCTACATATCTATACATTCTAGAATGTTTATTACCTATTAACTGTAAACCATTTAAAACTATATCCTCAAAATTATCAGGATTTATTGTAACCCCATATAATATATTGGCAAGAGAATATACAGAATTTATATTATTTAACTTCATAATTATTTAGGAGTTTGATCGTTAGGCGTAACAGGAGTTGCAAGTTGACGATACCAGCGAATATATTTCTCAGTCATTCTTTTAATAATTTCATCAGATAAAATTCCACAATCTAGATATACCTCAGGGTTTTCAGAACAACAATCTCATTCTAAAAGCTTTCTTGGATCTAAAAATAGTGCAATTACTGATATATACTTAACAAATGGAACGTTAAATATGTATCCGTCCATATTACCATTAGAATTAATCGCAGTATCTATATATACATATGGACTATTAGGTTTATGTTTTCTATGTTTATGAAAACGGTAAGACTCATCTGTATAAATATTATATCGTGTATGTCTATCTATACTTCCTACAAATCTAATAGTATCAATTCCATTTATATAAATAATTGGAGGAATTTCAAAATGTAAAGCTTTTTCTCCAACTTGTAATTCACAGCATTTAGACATATAATCACAATCAACTTCAATACAGTTAATTGCTAAAAATAACTCATCTAAAGTAAGAATTCCTTTTAATAAAAATTCTCGCATTACTTGATTACGTTCTGCTACTACTTCATCCTGAAGTTGTTCTATAGAGATTTTAGGATTAGAAGTAATTCCAGCTAATCCTGTTACTGTATTATTATATACTGCACTTGCGATTTGTTCGATCGTCATAAACTTCAGTTTAAAAAATTAAAGCAGGACAGGGAAATTACCCCGCCCTGCCTTCTTTGAAAATATTTATGAAGAGCAATTAAGCTCCGACTGTAAAGTCTTTTTCTGCAGTAGCACCACCATATGAAGCTACAATTGTAATAAGATCTCCTACTGTTGCGCTTTGCTCATCTTTTACAGTAAGTTTACCTTCATTGTCGATTTCATACTTGCTATTATCACCCTTAATAGAGAATTCAACAAAATTTGTTACATCCCCATTAATTGCAGGACCTGATACATTTACTTTAATATCAGCTTCCTCGTCATCAATATCTGCAATTGAAATCTTACTATCATTTAAGAATTCAATCTTAATAAGATTATTAATATCAGGACTAATAGTTTTAATCGAATCAGCGCCAAATACTGCTTTTAGATCAGCTTCAAACTCGTCAACAAGTGATGACAATACATAGAATGTATGTGTTGTAATTGACTTAAGAGCCTGTCCTACAGTTCCTTGTCCATGAAGACCCTTACGAGGCATGCAATATAGGAATGAGAACTGAGTATATAGACCTCCATTAACAGGATACTCTTCCTCGTTAAGAGCTGCATAACGTAAGTTAGGATAGCTTGGGAAACGAAGATTTTCCTGAAGCCAAGCTGCTGTACCAATCTCCATTTTATTCTTAGATACCTCTACAGCTTTTTTAACTGTTACATACTGTTTTTCAGTGCAACTTTCAGGACAATCAATATCTTCCTGTTTCTGAAGTTCAGCTATAGCAAGAACCTGATGTGAATCAGTGCAACTTACAAGTACCTTATCTGCACCAGACTTAGATACTCTAACATATCTATAATTTTCAGGAATAGCTGACTCAATAGCTTTAACCATAATCTTTTGTGCATTAGCTAAGTCTGCGGCTGATACCTCAAATTCAGCAAGAACAGGTTTACCAAATTTTGACCAAGGCATAGCGTAATCTGAAAGATATTTACCAATTAAGGTAACACCAATTACTACTCTATAAGTACCTGCAGCTTTAGGTACATTAAACGTAGCACTTGCTACTTTACCTTTTTCACCTGGAGTTTTGTAAATAACTCCCTCAAGTAAACCTTCTTTCTTGTAATCAGCACAACGTAATACACGGAACATACTAACTTCGCCATTATACGTAAAGTTATATCCTTCGTCATTAGTAATATTTTTACCTTTAGTTAGTGCCATAAAACGAGGAGTTACACCATCGTCAAGCAGGTTTGAATTAATTATTACTTCTTTTTGAAAATCAAACATAGTTTTCTAATTTTTAAGTTAATAAATTTATTTATTTCCAGGTATGGCTATAGTCTGATTAATAGGAACGTTTGTTTGTAATCTTGGATCACCTGCATTCTCTAATAATAGTCTAGTTACGATATTAATAATCTCGTAACAAACATAGTCTGGAAATTCCAGGGTTTGAGTATTATCTTCTGGTAATAATACATCATCCTGAGTCATGGAAACATACATAGGAGCTTTTACATAAGTAATATATACATTATTTAAACTTCAATTCGAATCGCCACTATGTATTTCCAAATTTACAGAAGATTGATTTACAATCCTTTTATATGGTTCTTTTAATGCATAAAATCGATATTTTCCATCCTCTGTTTTAATATAATTAGGACGATAACTACCTTCTTTAATTTCATTATCCATAACAGGATTTGTTACTGGTTGATCTTTTTCATTTCTATTAATAATATAATAATATGGCTTCTTATGTGAAGGTTTCATATAATAATTATTAATAATACCTGCATAAAGATCTGCAGTTAATCTTTGACATGTTGAAGTAATAGTTCTTTGCACTCCATTTCCACATCTAGATTTATTTGAATCACTACCTGTAAATTCTGCAATACAATTCAACATATGTAAGTAATCTTTAGGAAGTTGTAGCTCTCAAACAGTATCATTAAATTCCTGTCTTGGAGCAATTTTACCTACTTTAATTACTGATGTAGTTTGTAAAAATCCTAAGTCATCTGAACTTTGTTGATTGTACTCACTTCTATTATATACACTATTTATATATTGTTGAATTGCTTTATTAAACAAGTATATGAAGTCCTCAAGTAAAACTTGAGGAGCTTTCACCTTGTTGCATTCAACTAAAATGTATTCATATGCTTGTCTAATAGTCATTATATATTGTTATTTATTGCTTTTCTTCTTTTCCGTCTTTTCAACTTTTTCCTCAGCTTTATCTTCAGCCTTTTCCTCTACTGTTTCTTTTAAACTTAGTTTCTGAAGATCAGGGTATGTCTCTAATGTAATACCCTCGTAGATAGTTTTATTTGCAGGAATCTTCAAGAAGAGTAAGATAGATTCGTCAGTTGTACCTAGACGAACATCCCCATACATCCAAACTCCACTTTGAAGGTTGATAACACGTTGTTCTTTTGCGTCAATAAGCAGCAGTTTAAGTGCTGTATCTGATCCTGTATAAAGGTCAATAACAACCATTGGATCTTTTTCCGCTCTTTGATATAAATAGTCCTGAACATCTGAGTCAGGAGCATTTCTCATTGATTTGCCAAGTAACCTTGTTTTGGTAAGTCTTCCTTTAGCAGAATCTTGTTCAATATAAGTGAACGCTTTTGTTACAAGCTTCATACGTTCGATACGTTTTTCAGATTCAACTCCAGGTCTTTCTACATAGAATTCAGCTTGACCATAACGTTTTGGACCTCCGTCAATTAAAAGATTACCTTTTGAATCTTTAGAATCTCTTTCAGGTGCAATTAAGAATGAATCTTTAATGCAAGTCCAAATATTTCTTTCTAGAGGATTATCTAAATCAAACGTTTTACCATCATAAATCTCTATTCGTTCATCTTCCTTAATAAAGTAATTACTATCAGGACTATTAATTTCTGCTTCACTTAAGATCATTTCTGTATCTCCACTAGCGTCTACCTGACGAACTCTTTTTACAAAAGGATAGTTTGAACCATTTGCTTGTTTTAAAGGATTAATAAAGCAATGTGCTTTTTCCTTACCATATACATTTCTTAAAGTTACTATATTATTCATATTTATTCTTATTAAATTTATCTATACCAAATAATGATATCTAAGTTTTAAATATTTTGTAGACTTCTCCCGAAGGAGAAGCCTACTAATATTCTATTCTATCTTTTTATATTACTTTTCACTAACTAAGATAAAGCTACGATATGGGTTGAATACACCAACACCAGCATAACCCCAGTCAATAAGTTTAGTTGCAGCTACTGGGCTTGCAACAGGACCACTTTCACGTCCACTTCTACGACCAACACCCTCTAACCAGTTATGGCAGAACTCATTGTTCTTGAATGTGAACATTGCAATAGCGGGTTTTCCACTAGCAGCATCAGCAGTCAGATCAAGGAAGATACCATATTTCTTCTCAGGGAATTCGATATCAAGAGCACGGTCAACTTTGAAAGTTACAGTATTACCTGCATACTCGTATGAGTTATAGGTTGCACCAACTTTGATATAATCATTAGCACCCTTAGAGAACATGAATGTACCAACAGTCTTCCAGTCACGAAGATATCCTGACAGACTATCTTGAATTTCAGCCCACATAGGAGTATTGCAAATAAAGATATATTTATTGCCAGTAGGATTATTTGATTTAGCGATCATGGCAAGGATAGCGGTATTCATAACTTTATTAGTCATCTTTGAATACACATATTTACCTGCGAAACGCTCAATCTGAGGAATAATACCATCACCAGAGATAATAGGCTCACCTGTTTCAGGATCAAAGATCTTAGGTTTACCATTCTTATCTACGTTAGTCTTACCCCAAAGCAGTGCATTTGCACGAGCAGCCATGAAGCTATCAAGACAATCTTTTTCTGCAGCATTCATTTTGTAAACAGGATCACTTTCTGTTCCTTTACCAATCTGAATGAAGACATCCTCCATTGCACGATACTTAGCAGTGTAGTCTACATCTGCGCGATGTGTTGCAATAAATGTACGATGCTTCTCAACATTTGACTGATACTTTACATCATTTGTGTTAACTATATATTACTATATAGATCAGACTATATCATAATCTTATTTTATTATAAATATTTAAATATATATCCTTTACAATGTTTACGATTGCCTTTAATTACTTCTTTAGCATTTCTGTATCCATCTTTAATACAATCACTAAGACAATCATATTTTTGAATTAGTTTTCCATCCAAAGAATAACGTCCAATAGGTTTAAATTCTTTATTATGTGGTGTAGTAGGTAAATTATTAACTCTTTTATATTCTTTTGGAGTTCACTTTTTCATATAGTCTACTTTTGTATATGATAGTTGATATCCAAAAAATAAATGTCCTAATTTAATAGCTCTTGGTACATGTCCACCACTTGTTGCAGTTGGATTAAAAAATTTATTACACTCATAGACTGTATTAAATTCTCTTACAAATTCTCCATTTAAATCATACATATAAACTTTTACTTTGTTGATTTCAGGACATCCTCCTTCTCCTCCAAGCTTAACATTATATGTGTCTGGCCTTTGTATAAATTCTTTATTTACAAGTGTGGATTCTAATAAATAAGCTTCTTCTTTAGAATCAAAAACTCTAAGTGTTATTCTTTTAAAATTTTTTATGCCATATTTGTTAACCGCATATTGAAAAGGAGTTTTACTCTTTTTATAACTAGCTGGACGTGTAGTATAAACTCCATTACCTAAATACCCATCAAATTCTTCAGGATTTTTCGTTTCGTGTACTCCTATATATATTTTATTATTAGGAATACAAATCGTTAGATATATTATATATTTCATAAGATTTCCCCCATATCGATTTTATTAATCTACTCCCTTTCGGGATAGTCGTTGAACTTTCTTTAGCACTTCGTATAACGCTTGTGTTATCTAAAGCTTAGCTGCTGATTGTCCAATAATTGTATCACTTTTATTGGATTTTCCAGCAATTAAAGGGATTTGCATTTTAACTTACGCTAAAATGGGGCTGCTTTTTAAATTAAAAATACTTAAAATATTTTTTAATATTGAGGCCATTGTTAACCCTTCCTCATGCATTTCAGGCTGATAGTTCGTTAAGAAACGAGTCTTCATACCTGGCTTGCAGAATTCAACATCAAGAGTAGCATTGTAATCTGAATCTTGTAGTTTACCTACAATCTCCCAGTCTCTATCTGATCTACGAACAGGACGTGACAGGAAGATAACTTGCTGACGTGATCCTTCGATGATCATTACGTCATTTCTCTGATAATAATTTTCAGGGAAGTGGAAGATGATATCAGTACCCTGAGCACCATCGCCATCAGGAACCTGTAGGAAAGGAATTCTCTTAATAAATCCTACATTAATGTCCCACTCTACCATAAATGAATTAATACTTTGGAAACTATTTTTCTTGTCTTTTTCCATTGTATATATATTCATCAGAGATTCAGTAAGGTACGATGCGGTATACTGCTCATAAAGTGATGATACAATACCAAGACGTGCAGGTTTTTCACCTAAAAATTTGTAAAAATCCTCATATGTACGAGTTGAACTCATCTGAGGACGTACTGTACTAAAACTAGAAATTCTCATATTGTTTAATTTAATTGTTTATTTATAATTCGTCATCTCATAATGACGCGATTGATTTATCTGGATTTGATTTATTTTTCTCTTCATTAGTAGGTATTACAGTTGAAGGTTTAGGAGGCTCATTCTTAGGAGCTGCGGGCTTCCTAGTTTCCTTAATTAAACTCTTATAATACTGAGAAATACCTGAAATAGCATCTTTACCAAAGAGACGATACCAAGCGAGCTCTACAAGAACTTGTGGATCATTTAAATCTTTAAAGAACTGGCTAGCTCCATTTTCATCTTGATCTAGAATATAACTAAAGATCTCTTGTTTATCGTGATCTTCAATTTGTAAACTATCAGATTTTTCATCTTGATAGTCAAGAGAGATTTCATTGAAATTTACTAACTGTTCCTCAAGTGTTGATTTAAATGCGTTATACTGTTCCTCTTGAGCTCTTTGTGCATCTTCTACTGCTTTATCTTCTTGTGCTTTATATTGGTTTCGAATTGTCTCTACCTTTTTCTTAAATAAGTCTTCATTACTCTTTGCTAAGTCTAAATCTGCTTGAATTTCCTCTTCAGTCATACCTTCAAACTTAGATTTAAGATCGGCAATATACAATTCTTCATCAGAGTAGTCATCTACAGAATAAGCTTTATTAACAGGTCCATTCTGATTAATGTAGTCCTGTACTGCTTTTTGAGAATAGTATTCAACAACATCTTGAATTGTAAGATTGTTGTTACGAAGGTACTCAATAGTATGAACTTCATCTTCAGTTAAGTCAGGTTTTGCTAATTCATTTAAAATATTTAGTTGTTCTTCCCTATCTAAAGTATTGAAATCTACTTCTTGTTCATTACCTTCTTCATCTTGATAAATTAATGTTTTTCCATCTCTTAAACCTCTTCCTTTTAAGAATTCACTAAATACATCAAGATCTTTATCTTTTGGTTCAGGATCTGAGTTAGTGTCATTAGGGATTGGTTCAGGAGTTGGATCATTTTGGTTATCAGGATTTGTATCTCCTTCGAGATTAGTTTTTGTGTCAGAATCATCTGGTTCTAGCAGATTATCCCAATGATTTTGTCCGTCGATAATCATAATTCTTATTTTTCCTTATTAATTGATTATTAATGTGTTTTAATATTCGCAGCAAATATAATATATAAATTTCTAATTTCCAAATAAAATAGAATAAATTTTATATTAATTCTCACTTTGAATAGCTTCTACAAAGTCTAAGATATTATCAGTAATAGATCCAGCTTTATCAAGCTTTTCAATAATTGACTTTAAGAATCCAATTTCACTGTCTGTAAATTCAACTGTTAATAGTTCCTTTTCAGGAGACCACACAATTCTACCATCTTTATTCTCAATCTTCAATGCTTCGACTTCCTCACTTGAAAAGTCAATCTTTTTCCGAACATTTCTTTTTGAAATCATTTCAGTTACAGAACCTTGCTCAGGAAGATTCATCAGTAACATTAATCGAGTAGCTACATTTAAATCAATTTTTTTCATTTTAGTTTTATTCATATTAGTTCATATTTTTAATTTGTATTTGCAAAGTTATAGATTATTTAATAAATAAACAAATTTTTATCTAATTTATTGTATATAAACAAAAAATGCCGCATTTCTGCGGCATAGATTAGAATTACCAGTATCGATATCGTTAACAATTTTTAATAAAATTTCTCTAATAATCTTTAACATAATTAACCATAAATTGCCCCATTAACTAAAACAACGCCTCTAACATAAGTTATACAGTAGCATTTGTAGTTTCCGCCAGATAAACTATCAATTCCATCCATTTTGTGATAGTTTTCTCCAAAAGTTACATCAACAGTATTCGCTACTAAGATAATAGCATCAGGATTATTTTCTGTAACATATACTTCAGTTACATTCACAGAGCCACTGCTAGCAAAATACAATCCTGGTTTACCTGGAGTGTCTACAGAAGGTAGTTTTTTTGCATAAATATTATCTAAATCAATAGTAGATGCTGAAGATCCTGTATAACTTGTAGTTGAACCTCCTGCAGTAACATTTAATGCATATGGGTTTGGAAGTGCGATAGGAATTTCAGGTATATCGTTAACATTTGCTGGAGTAAAGCCTAAAGCAGTTTTAACTGTAGTATCTTTTAAGAGAGTATAAGCAGTACCATCCTCTAAGACATATATGGCCATTTCAGCACCTCCAGACTCTGTATATCCTGTCTTAATTCCTCCTAAAACATTATTTTTAGCTACAGGCAATGTATATGAAGATCCAGGAGCACTATTAGTAATAGTTAAAGTTCCATTAGAAAATGATAGACCAATACCAGTACCATTAGCAATAGTTAATGTAGTAGAACTATCATTTAAAGTTGTACTTCCAACTTTAACTGGTCTTCAAGTATTCTCGGTGGAATATCCTTGGCCCGTAACTCAACTTTGAGTAGCATATCCACTTAAAGATGGTATTTCACTCTTTAATGCTAAATTAGAAAGTGTCTGTCCAGAATTTTTAATAGATTTGGGTCCTGCTCCAATTATAATATAATCTACAGCAAGATTTCCACTAGCCATTACATCTCCACCACCCGCTGAACCAATTTTTTCATCAATTTCAGATTGAGAATAAGTTTCAGACTTTGTATAACGATTATTTAATGCTTCAGTAACTACTTTATTTTGGACAGGATTAACAGAACTTATACTTAAAGAAGAATCAACTACAGTTCCATCAGGTATATCAAAATTAAGATCTGATTCATCAACTTTGTCTTTATAAGCAAGAGCTCCTGCATCTGTAATTTGAGCTAGAGGATGAGTATGTGCTGCAGGAACATAAGTTTCTGGTTTTCCTGTAACTTTATCTCATGCTATTTCTTTCTCATCAACATATGACTTTAATGCTAAATTATTAATTAAAATACCTGAATCTTTAACAGTTTTTCCTGGACCATTAGAAGTTATTACTCTATCCGCAGTAGTAAATGCCTCTGCTGCAATTACATCTCCTGCTCCAAAACCTGTTAACTTATCGTCAACTTCGTCTCTTGTATAATAATTAGAAAGATCAATTTCTGTATCACCAATCTTCTCTCATTTTCCATCAACAAATACATATTCATCATGTATATCTGGAGCAGAACCAGATTTCTTAACAAGATAAATAATATTTGTCTCTCCAACACTTGGAAGTTGATCAACAATCTCAATTTGAAGATTAGCTAAATTAGCAATCATTTCTTTTAAGATTCTTCCTTGGTTTGCAGATAATGATTTATCAGCAGCAAGAGACTCTAAATTATCTACAATTGAACTTTTTATCTGATTATTAATAGTTGTATGTACATTATCAATAGCTTGTCACACTCCTCCAGAAGTAATTAAATTTTTACTTCCTTCTGTTGGCTCTTCTTCTATTGAATTGATAATTTTTGGTATATCAGTTAATACTTTAGCATATTCTTCTTTAGTGCCTGTATACCCATTTTCTTGTGCAATAAGATAAGCATCTTTACCAGGAGCACCAATTGTTCCAGGAAAAATAATTCATTTCTTTTGCGCTTTATCATAAATTTTTACACTCATAATTTATATATTTTTAAGATTATGCATATACTGCACCATTAACTGCAATTTTTCCGTTTGCCATATAACTTAAGCAGTAGATATAATAAGTTCCAGATAAATCTGCAAGACCATCCATCTTAATTGCATTAGAAGCAGTAAATGTAAGTTTAGCAGTGCTTATAATAACTGAATCAGGATTACTTGCACTAAATCCACTTAAAGAAGAAATAGTTCTTGATGAAGTATTATTATAACTATATCCTGCAGAAACTGTTGAACTACTTAAAGTAGACGTTGATAGTATTCTTGCAGTATTTATAGATACTGAAGAAGAACCAGTATATGACTGTCCATTAATTGTTAATGCATAAGGATTAGGTAATGCAACTGGAATATTTGCAGAAATAGTATTACCACTAATTGATATTCCTGAACCAGCTGTATAAGTTCCAGCAGGACCCGTTGCTCCAGTATCACCCTTGTCTCCTTTATCACCTTTCGGTCCTTGCGCACCCGTAGCTCCTTTTAAGTTACTAAATTTAAAGTTAAATACTTTACTAGTATTAGCTCCTGAAGCTGTAACAGTTACACTTGGAGTTCCAACATTTCCAGCTGCAGAATTATCTACGGTAGGTGTACCAAATCCAGCTGCTGCTCCTTTAGGACCCGTTGCTCCAGTGGCCCCTGTATCGCCTTTGTCTCCTTTAGGACCTTGTGCACCAGTACTTCCTGTTGCACCAGTTGCTCCTTTTGGAATACCAAAAGTAAATTTATTAGTAGCCTTGTCATAAACAGCAGTTGCTGATGCTCCAGCTGCTAATGTAGTAGCTGTAGCTGTTGTAGTATTTTTAATAGCATCTGTTATTCCATATCCATCTAATGTAGTAGGTTTACCTGTAATTGAAGACCAAGATTGCGCAGGCACAGATGTTAAAAATCCACTATCATTAGTTAATTGTGAAGTCTTTGTAGGTATTGTTGCACTACTAAAAGCAAGACTGCCAAGAGTTTTCAATGTTCAACCATTAGCTGTACCATTAGATACAATAGCTTGATTAGCTGTGGTTGTAGAGCCAGTTAAAGTTGTATAGGATTGTGTATGTGCACTAGGAGTAAATGTAGAAGGTTTTCCTGTAATGCTTGCCCAAGTTTGTGCTGGAACTGAAGTTAAATATCCTGCATCGTTACTAAACTGACTTAGCTTTGTAGGAGCATTAGTCACTCCAGACCAAGGCACACTTGTAGCAGCCCCTGCAGTAAATACTTTAAATTTAGTAGCAAAAGTAGATGCAGATTCTGATACGCAGAAGTACATAGGACCTCCTGAACCAATCTGAACAACATCTCCTTCTTGTATAGTTAAACTCATTGCAGCTGATTGGGACTCCACTACATATAATCTCTCCATTGCAGCCGCAGGAATTTTAGAAATAGGAATCTCAGGAAGTCTATCAGCATTAAGAGTTCCAGAAGTAATTTTAGATGCATCAAAACCATTTAATGTACTATTAATACTTACGTTGCTAGAACCATCAAAAGTTGCACTGCCAGATACTGCTCCAGCTATTGCTATAACTCTTGGTGTAGCTAATTTTGTTGCAGTTTCCACATTTGTTTGTAAAGGATGAACGTGATCTTCTCTTGCGTATTTAGTTGAAGTACCAACTGCTGCTGTTCCAGATGCTTTAGGAGTAACTGTAGCTGCAGTTGGAATAGAAGAAGTATTAGCTTTAGCATTTACTTGTCCTTGTAATTTAGCAAATGCATTTAAAATAGAATCAGTAGCAGTAATAGAGGCATTTGTTCCTGCAGGTAACTTTTCAAGTGTTTTTTCAGTTATATAAGTATCCTCTACATAACTTCTAACTATAGAATTTATATTATTATTATTTGCTATAGAAAGCGAATTATCTTCATCAAAAATATAAAGTTGTGTACTATCATCGTAATATGCAACATATGTATTAATATCACTAGTATTACTTTGTAAAAGACTTATAAATGATGAGTTATCTATACTTGCTGAAAAAATTATAAAATCTATAGCTCCTTCTAACTGAACTATATCTCCTACTTTTGCATTGTTTTTAAATAATGCAGCATAAGAAATATCTTCAGTAATTTTTAACATATCTCATGTTGTATTACTTTTATAAAAAGTACCATGAGTGTAAATCTCTTTAGTATCTTGAATAAAAGTAGTATAATTATAGAATGTATTACCTTCGTCTGCGGTTAATGCAGGATTTGGAACATTAGCATTAAAAGCAGCCCTAGTTTTAAAATGTATGAATTTATTCTTAATTGCCATAATAAACTAGTCTAATAAAAAAATTAAAAAAAAAATAAAAGGGAATAGGGATTATTCCCTATCCCCTTTTACAAATATATTATTCGAATTCTGCCCAAGTTAGTGCAGAATTAACAGTAGAGTCAACATAAGCTTTTACATCACTGGCTTCAGCAAGACCTTTAGCACTTGAACTTGCACTAGCTACAGCTTGTAACATAGAAGTAACTGTTACTGTAGTTCCACTTTTACTAGTTGCGATATAATTAGAATCAGTACCATTAACTGCCTGAATTGCAGAATCAGCTTTAGTACCTTGAGCAGAAGTTGCATAAACACTTGATTCAGTATAAGCCGCACTCTTAAGACCATTAACTGTACCTTTAAGCTGGTTACTAGACATGCTAAATTTAACTTGTCCATTAGTAGTATTAGCGGTATCTACAGTAATAGCCCCAGTTTGTCCTCCAAATGATTGGACGCCAGAAGCAGCAGCGGAAGTAATTCTACCATCCATTGCTTCAATTGCAGCTTGAAGATCACTCTTACTATATGTTCCATCACCTCCAACTAAAATATCTGCACCAGCAAGTACTACATTAGCTGATAATGGTTTACTATTAACGGTTCTTGTAGTTGGAACCTTTCCATTAAGAGCAGTATCAAGTCCAGAGATTTTAGAAATAGCTAAAGTAGGAATATCAGATTCCTCAAGATTTGCTCCAGCAGTTACTAAACCTTTGGCATCATAGGTAATCTTACACTTTGTACCTGCTGTAATATTTGCATTTGCAGTTACTTTTCCATCAACGGTTGTCGTTAAACTATTAAATGCAGTTAGAGTAGGCACTTCAGCTTTCTTAGCATAATCAGATAGATCAATTGTTCCACCTAGCTTATCCCACATTCCTGTTTGACTTCCTGCACCAGCTTTAATTGCTACAAAGTTTGAACCAGCTTCAAAAGCTTCTCCATTTAGAGTGCCTGCAGCAACTACATTATAAACATCGCCAATAACAACTCCTGTAAGGGCAGTAAGAGCTGAAGCATCATCTACAGAACCCTTCATCTTGTATACACTACCAACAGCAGAAGCTACTTTATTGTCAACTTCCTCTTTAGTATATGTTGTAGCTTGAGGAGCTGCCGCTTCAGCTGTAGCTTTAACTGCATTAAGAGCAGTTATAGTAGCTTTATCACTAAGAGCTGTAGTTAATCCTGAAACCTTATCTTGAGAAATTGTACCAACAGAAAATGTAACAGTAGTATCTCCAGATTGAGTAACTGTTGTACCATCTCCCTTATAAACAATAGCAGCAGGAATTTTTGCAATTTCCCCATCTGTATATGTTTTTGCTGCATTTGTAGCAGCTGTCTGTGCTGCAGAAATATCTTTCTTTAAACCATAATAGCTTTGAGTACCTGCAGCATCTCCAGATGATCCTAAACTTAATTTCTTTGCTAATTCTGTAGTAACTGCAGAAGCAGAGGCTACATCTGAAAGATTTAATGAGATTTCCTCTCCACTCTCATTTACAATCTTTAAGGTTTTGGCTCCCTGATCCCAACTTGCAGATTTAACGCTATCACCAAATTTATCAACAGCAGTAGCACTTGTTGCTACTTTAATCATACCTGTTGATGTTTCAAAATAAATTCTACCTGCTACAAGACCACTCGCAGGAACTGTCGCGATTTTTTGAAAACTTAATTGCATACTTTTTTAAATTAACCCCCCCCATTATTAGTGAGGAGGAATGATTATTTAATCTATCTCTGTCCAAAATATATCAAGTTTGCCATCTGCTCCAATTTGGATAGCTGAACTTGTTGACACTAGTTTGGATATATTCACAGCTAAACCTCTAGAAGTACCTGAACCTGTAACAGTAATAGTCTCATCAGGACTTGTTAGTGATGTAATACCTCCTGCAACAGCAGTTCTAATACTATCACTAAGAGCCTGCATACCAGCAGCGATTGTTTGATCTGCACCAATTTCAGCACCACCAGTAATGGAAACTCCAACTTTTACAGTTGAGCCTTTTATTCCACTAAGATCCAACTTAAGACCTTCGGCTGATTTTGATAACGCAGCATCTGAAGCTGGATCTAACTTAACATCAATAACATTTTCCTCTGTAATTGAAATTGCCTGACCTTCAGTAAGAGCTTCCTGTTTACCTCCAACAGATGTTTGTAAAGATTCAATGTCAGATTTATTAGTTCTGATTTGATTTAAATCAGCATCAGAGATTAAACCAGAGCCCTCGACTTTATCAACCTTATTTGTAAGTTGATTAGTAACAGTAGTAATTTGTCCTTCTAAAGCAGTGTCTGCTTTCTCTAAGTTAGTTCTTACTGTATATAAAGAACCATCTACTTGTGCTTTTGTATAATACCCTGAGAGATCTACAGTACCTCCCAGAGGATCCCATTGAGCCCCATCCCAAGCATAGTTAGTACCAGCAGGAGTAGTTCCATGAGCTGCAACTACATTCCATACATCACCTTTCTTATTACCTTCAGTAGGAAGAGCATCATAAGTATCTTTAGTACCTTTATAATCAAGAGCTGCTGTGTTAGGAAACGATTTTCAAGCAGCTTCGAATTGTTCTTGATTAAGAGTACCCCCAACAGCAATATAAGAATGATATAAAAAGTCTTGGACTGAATATTGATCCATAGCTTCATCACACGGATCATACCAAATCTTATCGTGCTCTGGTTCGTTATTTGGAAAATCAGATTGACATCCGATTGCTATATTTTCATCACCAGGATCTCCTTTTTCTCCCTGAGGAATTCCAAATTTAAGATTTGCATCACTAATATCTGGATTTAAATCAGTTACATAAGGTTGTGCATCTGGTGATAATTTTTCTACTTCAGAAACTACAGTTACTGTAGCAGGTTTTCCTTTAGGAACTTTTACATTTAAAGCTCATTCTCTAGGAGCATTAGTTTTATCAATTACTAATGACGGATTTTGATCTCACTCAACAGTTTCAATTGTACCTGGTTCAAATCTTGGAAGAACAGAACCTGTAGAAGTAATTACTTTACTAGATTCCATTGTGATTTCTAAATGTCCTTCAGCGTCACTAATATTAACAGATTTAATACTGTCTCCTTTTAGATCTTCTAAATAACATAAAGTAGTTCACTCACTAGTAGGATCGCCTATATATCCTCAAAGAATTCTATCATCTGTTAGATTATTGGGATCTCCAAACTCTCTTATAAGTCCAGGAGTTTTTCCAGGTTCTCCTTGATCTCCAATTGCTCGACCTAATAACTTTCAAGAAATACCTTCATCATAAGTTACATACCAGTTATTATTAACAATTTTAAATTCAGGAGTTATACCGTCTTTACCATCCTTGCCAGCACGTCCATCAACACCATCTTTTCCAGGATCTCCTTTACTTCCTGTAGCTCTACCGACTTTTTCCCAATTTATACCTTTATCATAAGATACTTCTCAGTTTCCTAATGAAATTCTAAATTTTGGTTGGATCGCATCTTTTCCTTTTTCTCCAGTAGCTCCTCGATCACCTTTAGCTTGTCCTAATTGTGTTCAATTTGCTCCTTTATTGTAGGAAACTTCTCAATAATTATTTTCAATTCTAAATTCAGGAGTTATACCATCAGCTCCATTCTCTCCAGGTTTTCCATCGGTTCCATTCTTACCAGGATCTCCCTTTAAACCTTGTGCAGAAATTTTTTGTCCATTTTCATCAAGTATTCATCTAGGGGATTCTCCATTAATAGATACAGTTCAATAATAAGTATTATTTGATGTATCTTTTTTGATACCTACTATTGGAGTGTCTCCTGGTTCTCCTTTTAGATTTTCTATAGGAGTTGATGAAGGAGAAGTATTACTTTCTTTTCAAGAAAGTAATCCATTATTAATTTCAGGTACTCATACTTTACCAGTAGGTCCCTCAACTCCAGCCATTACAAAGGCTCAGAAGAGATTAGGTTTAATGCCAATAATCTTATTTTCTTCTCAAACCAATTCAGGCATATTTAAAGACGAAGATGTATGACTCCTAGTACAAGATAATAAAGCTCCCTCAAATGCTACAAAATCTATAATGTATTCATCATTAAAGTAATGTGTATTAGTCATCCATTCTCCAGCCATTTTAAAGGACGTACCTTTATAAAAGTCTCTTGAATTATATGCTCCTACATACTCTCTTGAATTCTGAAGATCGATATTTGGTTGTATATTATTTTTTTTCATAGTTTATATAACTTCGATAACTTTTTGCAAAATTACATTTTTAGTCGAAGAAAATAGTCATCCTTTATATTCTTTACCAGCAGTTACTACTACAGGATTATTTACTAATATTTCATAGTTTGCAGATCAAGTAGCAGGTTTTCCAGGAATTACTGCATTAGGCAATAATCAGATTTTTAAAGTTATACTTTGTCTTGGTAATACTGCTACATAGTCATAAGACTCTAACATATCAAATCCTGGTCGATAAAATCCTATAGAATCAAATAATAATGGAATATTGCCGCTATTAAATATATCAATTGTATATTTTGACTCATGACTCATATTATCAAATACAGATGCGTCAATATTTAATAGTTGTACTTTTGATTTTGTAATACTGGATTCATTCATATAAACAGTAATATTCTTTAACCCAGTAAGAGTAACTGTCTGAGTAGTAGAGCTATATGATAAATCCAATACCTCCTCATCTGAACTACTCATATTACCGTTTACAGAAATATTTTTCGCATAAATGTTTCCATCAGTTTCAAATGAAATATTTCCTCCAGCAAGATACCCAGCCCCTGTTCCAAAATTAAACAACATATTAGGAATAAATGTTCTAACTCCTGGTTTTGTAGGATCAGTACTTTCAATTGGAGTTCCTATAGAATCTTTATTGAAATTTTCATAATGGGTAGAAACATCTCCATTCTCATCTACTCCCTGCTGACTAAACATATATACATCATTAAATACAGCAGAGCCAATTAATCCGTTTCCAATAATTCCAACTTTAGTATATAGTGCTTCAAATGCTTCTAACTTAACCCAACTACTACTAGTATCGGTACTTGGAGATTCATTACTATGTAATGTTCCTTGCCAAGTTCCTACTATATTTAAAACATAATAGTTAGCATCATTAGAATCATATACATAAGGAGTTTTATCTGCAGTTCCTTGATATACAGTATTAACATTATAAATACCTTCAGGATAAATTATTTGTCCTTTAGAGCCATTTGTTCCATTTAATCCATTAGTTCCACTTAATTTAGTAGGAGTACTTCATGAACCTTCAATTGTTCCAACTTTATCACTATTATTTGTATAATTAACTCTAGCTTGGATAAACCAAATATAAGGAGTTTCTTCAGTAGGTGTTGGAACTGCTAAATTCCAACCTGTTGGCTGTCTTGTTGTTCCAGGAGTACTTGTTCCTCCATAAATTGTTGTAGTTCCTAAACAGTAACGAACCTCAATACCAACTCCAGGTAATCCGTCAACTCCATCTTTACCTGCAGGACCAGGATCACCAGTAACTCCAGGTTCTCCTTTTATTTTAGTCCATTTATAATCAGAAGGGTCATTACTGTCATTTATATTAAAATCTACATATACTCCAATCCAAGCACCTGGATCTTCTCCATTATTACTTGTGAAAGTTGCACCTCCATCATTAGAGTATTTAATATGTAGATAACTTGTTTTTCCGTCTTCTCCGTTAGTACCTGGGATGCCTTGTTCTCCCTTTTCTCCTTGGATTCCTTCAAATCTTGCCCAAGTATAGTCAGAAGGATCTGTACTATCTGCTTGAGTAAAATCTACATAAGTTCCAATATATGTACTTGGAGTTTCAGTCATTTGACTTGAAGAAGTTGGATTAGCAACAGCAGAATATTTAATATGAAAATATGTAGTTTTTCCATCTTCTCCTGGAGTTCCAGGAATTCCGTCTGTACCATTCGTACCATTTTCTCCACTTATAACAACTGGAGCAGTCCAGTTTGTATTTAAAGTATCATCAGGATTAATAGTTGCTGTAGTCATCCAGAGATATCCATCTTTAGATTTTTCAGGAGGAACCACAGACCATCCTGAAGGAGTTCTTACTGTTGCGTTTAATGTAGGAGGATTTGAATTACTTGTATTTACAGCAAATCTAAATTCTGTAAATTTGCCATCTTGAGCTTGGCCATCTCTACCATTAACTGGTATCACTTCTGACCATTCAGTTACAAGTCCTGTTTCTCCATTAACTGTTCCAATACATTGCCACCAATTTCCACTAGTTGTAGGATAATCTTCCCATCCAGATGGGCTAGGACTACTTCCTGTGGGTTTTGATGGTTTACTATCACTTAGTTTATAAACATAAGTTTTCCAGTTTGGCGATACTGCATCTTGCCCTTTTTCTCCTGTCATTTGAACAGGATCTGATCATTCTCCAACAAGACTAGAATTTCTAAAAGATGCTGTAATCGACCATATAATTTCAGAGGATGTGTGAATTGGAACAACAGTAGTTCATGCAGATCCAGGATTTGTATTAGTTTTATTTACAACAGGAGGAGTGTTAACACTACTACTTTTTGCATACATTAACTTAATACTTAATCCATCTTGGCCATTGGAACCATCTGTTCCATTTTGTCCGTTTGTCCCATCCTTACCATCTTGACCGTCTTTTCCATCAGCTCCTTTAGGTAATCCAAAACTAAATTTAAACACATCTCCTTCTAAAACTACATTAGCATTAGCTTGAGTTGTTGAAGAAACACTTGCTACTTCTGCATCAAAATTAGGGATTTCTCCGCTACCTCCAGAAATAGTTTTTCATTCTGTATCATAATCTGCATCAGATTTTTTAACTAATGCTTGACCAGTAGTTCCTCCAGGAATTACTCCAATTCCATCAGAGCCATTCTTTCCATCAGTTCCATTTTGCCCAGGATCACCTGTAGCTTGGCCTATATCTTGTCAAGTTTGACCTTTATCCATTGAAAGTAGTCAACGACCGTCTTCAATTTTTAATTGTGGAGTAATACCATCAGTTCCACTTGGTCCGATAGGACCAATATCGCCTTTATCTCCTTTTTGACCTTTACCACTATTTCCCATAATAAAAGCTCAATACGGATTAGATTCTACACCAACAATTATATCGTCTTTATAAATTAGATTCGGCTTATTTCATTCTGATGATAAATGACCTCTTAGACAATACAATAAAGCTCCTTCACAAGATATAAAATCAATAATATGTTCATCGTTGAAATAATGAGTGTCTGGCTCCTGCCATCTTAAAAGATGTTCCTCTATAAAAATCTCTAGAACTATACATTCTATAATAGTCTTGAGAATTTATTGCATTATCTATGATTACATTAACATTAGATCTCTTCATAATATTGAATTATTTTGATTATTTCATTATTAGTTGGATTACCGTGTTCAATATAATCAATTGCATTAATTAATTCGTTCATTGTAAATAATGCTTTTTTATCAGGTAAATGCCCAATATTAATATTAATTAATTCTTGAACAAATATTTTATATAATTCATTATATAGAATTTCCACAACCACAACTATTATTTATATTACCTAATTCCTCTCCACATAAAGAATTACATGAAGATAAATTATCTAATATTCTTTGTGCTTCTGTAAAGTTCCCCATATCTTTTAGATAATCAAACACATACATAGCACTTAATAAGAAATCTCTGCGATTCCTTAAATTTTCATCTGTTTTACATTTATCATAACTACATATTTTACTGTTATTCAACAGTAATTGCCGTTGCAAATATACTAAACATCTTTGTAATTTGCAAACACTAAAGACATTTTTTATTGGACAATAGAAAGTTTGTGAAGCCTTATTTTCTTGCACAAATTCATATGCTTCTTTATAATCAATAATTTCAGAACTTTCAATTACTTCGTCTAATGTATATCCTTCCTGGTCTGTAATATTAGATTTATAAAGATCTCCATTAAAAAAAAATAATTCATCTATTAAATTAATATATTTATCAGGCTCTTTATCGTCTTGAAAATGCATTAATTGTGGAACTACTAATTTATAATAAGAATAAGTTCCATCAACATTTAATGTAAATTCAGATGCAAATCTACTTAAATAGTGTCCTCGATTATGTAATTCCTTTCTTATTTTTACTGATTCTGGGAGTAAATTTTCATCAGTATTATAAGATAGAAATTCTAACATTATATACTGACTTAAATCTACACCTAAATAATCACTATTATCTACAGCAATTAATTTACAATCAGATCTAACAATTACATCAATATTTATTTTTTTATTCATATTATACAACTTGTTTTATTTTATCATTATAAGGATTAGCATCAACTGTTTCTGCAGCTTGAATTTGAACTTGTTGCTGTTTTGTTTCAATAAGTTTATCGTTATAATCCTTATCGTTTTTAACTTTTTCTCTTTCAATAGCTACCTTTTCAGCTTCAAGTTGTAGTCTAGCTTGACTATTTTGTTCAAGTTGATTTTGTGATTGACCTAATTCTCTTTGTAATTGTTCATTTTGTTTCTGTAACTGTTGCAGATTTTGTTCATATTGTTGAAGTTGTTGCTGCAATTGAGAAACACTATTATTTTCTTCCTTCTTAACAGCAGTAGCTTTAGCTACGTAACGTTTAAGTTCGGACATACTATTAGCAGTTGCAATACTTACTGCCATATCAGGATCTGACATTCCAGCTTTAATTAATTCAATATTAAGAGCCTTTACAGTTTCCATATCTTTAAAAGACTTAGAACTATCCTCAATATGTAAATCAAAATCTGTAAGTGTATAATGTTCAGGAAGTGCCGTAAATATTCTTGAATATTTATTACCTAATACAATAGTACCAGTAATACCATTTGGATATACTAATTTAGCTAAATTAAGCATATCATAATTAGCTTCTTTATAAATGATATCCATGGTCTCAAAATATTGTTTAGTTAATAAACCTGACATTTTAACTCCAAGTTGAACATTAGAAACTGCATCTCTCTGTTCATATTGAGCTAATCTTTCAGGTAACACTCCTGTAATTGAAGAAGCTTGTTGTTCTACAGCTTGAATAGCTAATTGAATGCCTTGAATAGCCTGAGCTTTAACAGTATCATCAAATCCATTAAAAATCGTATTAGGCATACCTTCATTACCTTCTTCCTTACTATTTATTAATGCTAAGCCATTCTTTTTATATGCTTGCCAAGCTTTAACTCTATCAACTAATTTTTCACCTAAAAACGAAGGAATAAAAGAAACATCCATCCAATCTCCAACTCCTCCTGAAGAAGCAATAAGATTATCTCTAAAATATATAAGTAAATCATATTTCATTGTTTATTCGATATAGGTCGTTAATCTATATCCGTCTTTTTGACTGCTGCATGTCACCATGCAGATTAGACTATATCATACAAATTTGATTTAAAATTAATTCAAATAAATTCTGTTTCATTATATTTCATAACTACTTATAATTAATTTTAAATTAAACTTGTCCCCGCGCTTCCACTTACTTAAGTGTACTCCTTTCGGATAGTCGTTGAACTTTCAAAGATATTTCTATCTAAGCTTAGCTGCTGATTGTCTTAAATTTACTATTATTCAATTTAAGGTTTTCCAGCAATTCACGGGGTTTATACAGGACTCATATAATTTAATCCTGTAGGTCCATAGTATGAGCTATTAATGAATATGGATCTCCATTTTTATCTAAGAAAAACATTCCGTTAACAGATAATCTACATCTACTAGGACAATCTGCACTTCTTACAATATACTTTGATTCTCCACGAGTAATGTATACTTCTGAACCAATTTTTACTCCTTCATGTCTTGTTAATTCTCCAGTTTTATAATCTGCTTCAATTCATTCAACTTCATATACAGGAATAAGATGATTTTTTATAGGTTCTATTGAATCATAATCTCCAGGTCATCCTGGATGTGCTTCAAGTCCTGCAAGAATACCTGTATGTAAATTATCCGCTCGTAAATTAGGTTCAGCAGGTTTACCAACATATCTAACCAAATAAGTAGGAGATGTTGAATCAGCAGTTTGTTGCATATCTCTAATTTTCTTAGCGGCTTCTGTAGTTAATTCTGATCTGAATGTATTTAAGATATCCTCTCTTGACATCCATTTTCTAATAACAACTCTCTTAGAATCTGCTAGATAAGGAGAATTTGGATTACGTTCTATAAACGTATTAACAGGATTTAAAATTTCAATATTGACATTTGAATTACTTTCTGTAGGTTTTACTCTATAGTAACAAGTACCTGTAACAAGTAAATCTGTAAGTAATTCTGCCATTTTACGTTTTAAATCAATATTTCTTGATTGTCTTAAATAATCAAGAATATTTTGTGCAGCAATTTCATATTCTGAAACGAAAGATTGATCAATATCTTGTTGAATTGAGTTGATCTCTTTTTCAATAAAAGGATCATTTACAATTTCTTTGTTTTCAATAATAGCTGCAATAATGTTATTCTTTAAATACTGTTGCAAATAATTAAATACTTCTGCACTAATTTTAAGTTGCTTTTCTCTCATTATATTTGAAACAGTCTTTTCATCTTTGCAAGATACTTTTAAATCTTGATTTAAACCTAGATACTCTCCAACTAATACATCAATATGTTTCTTAATTAATGGTGTAAAACTAACTGATGTAGGAGTTCCAATTCCGTAATTTTCTTCTAGGTGTTTGAATTGATCTGCATCTCTACGACAATGATAATATCCATAAGCTTTTCTTATAGCAACTTTATCATATACAAGATTACCTATCGCATCATTAATCTTCTTTACTTCATTCTCTATCACCATATTCTAATACTATATATTGATTTCCTTCACCTGGAGTAGTCATTTCTCCAGAATAATATTTTGTTCTATCTAGTTGTCTGTTTCTAAGTTCTTTTTCAAGAAATTCGAAAAAACCTTCTTCATCACCTTCATAGACTAAAACTAATGGAGCTTTTCATTGATTCAAATCTAAACTTAATTTCCATTGATTACCATCTATAGTTAATGTAAAGTCTCCAGTGTAATATGCACACATAGCCTTTTCAATTATTTCATATACTTTATCAACGAGTTCCATTCTTTTGCGGTATTACTCCATATTCTTTATAGCCTTTTTCATTAGTGAACCATCCAATATTTTCTCATTCTTTTGCTAATTTATCTTGAGCAGCAGGTCGTATATTCATTAATTCTTCATCTGCAATTTCCGCCCATTATGTTACCTATAAGGCTTTTTATCCTTATATTCTTATAGTTTCCTATAAGATCAGCATATATTTTCATCCTTAGCTTACCTATTAGGATGTTCCGTACTCTTGGAGGTATTATTTCTGTTTCTAACGATCAACCTCTATGCGTTACAGTGCTCAGCAATCAACTGAGTTACCTCGGTATTAACATAATAATTAAACTTACTAAATTTTCTTTTTAAATAAAAATTTGAATTTGAATACAATTCCTTAAAAAATTTATTTACTGAATCTTTAGAACAAATTGTTAGTGTATATACATCCCTATCGTGTCTATAAGAAATTGTTGAGTTTATGCTTTGTTTAAATAAAAAAATTTGCACTTCAGATAATAATTGTTTTGTCTTTGAAGTTCACTGAACTCTTAACGTAGCTCTAAAGTTTCTTTCTCGATTTTTTTTATTTGGTTTTCTTATACTACACATAATGCATCCATCTCCATCAAAGTATCCTCTAATAAAATGTCATACTAGTTTATTATTTAATTTTGGTATAGAAAGTTCTTTATAAGTTTTTCTTTCTCCAAATCCTAATAAACTTAAATCCTCTGATATTTTTTTATTTGAAATATCAATCTGATAAGTTGGATTAACTGTAATAGGTTTGTTCTTAGTACCTATCATAGTAAACGATTTATTTTTCCTAATCCTCGCAGAAGGACTTATAAATTTTTGATATAAATCAATTATTTCTTTATCCTTTTCGTTTATTTTAATTCTAATCGTATTTCTTTTTAAATTTAAACTTCCATCTGCAACATAAAATCCAAGTAAATACGCTTGAATTTCAGTTTGTATATTAGTAAAAAAGTTAATTCGAATTTCCCGTTTACTATTTTTATATCCTATTTTTAAAGGACATATAATATTTAATACTTCAATTTGTTTATTTGTTTCCATGATTACTCACACTTTATTTATTTTAGTCTTCACCGATTTTACGGAATTATTTTATTACCTTATATTACTATAAGGAGAGACAGCTCTCTATCTCCATAGCTGCGATAATATCGAACTTTCGTTTATTTTCTCAAGAATATTTTAACAATTGCTCAAGCATTTCATCAATATCAATTGAATAACAGTAATCATTAACAAAATTATTAATTAATTCAAGACCGTGCTTGATAATAGATTCTGTAGCTGGTACACCAATCATTTGTGAGTTGCCTCTTTTCATATCTCCAAGAGTTGAAGCAGGACGTTTCATAAATAGACTATCTTTCTTTTTTTCTTTAAAATATGTAACAATACTAATCTTAGTATGTTCTAGTAGTGCTTTACAATTATATCATACTAATAATTTCATTGCTACATCATATGCTTCTCGAATATCTCGAGGACGATCTTTATAGATCGCAACATATTTCGCTTCTTGTAATCCATATATACGTTTCTTAATAACTATACAGAAATCAGATACATCTGTTGAGGTAGAAGAATCTCCAGAACCTTGGTCAATAGAGTCTATTCCTGCAACATATAGATTTTTTAATACAAGACCGTCTTCATCTCGAAGTGGTCTTTCGTATATAGTAATTTTACTATTTGGATTACTTACAACTTTTACTTTTGTTAAATCAGGAGTATCTCCAGAACGATCTCATAATAATGATACGTATTCTGGTTTTAATCCTGCTTTAAATATCCTAATTTGGGTTAATCTATCTGCAATTGCAATTGAATCAAAGATATTTTCACCCTGTTTATACAACGCTTCATTTGGAATAAAACAGTGCTCTGCACAATAATCAAGTAGATCTTTACCACTTAGCTTTTTACGTTCTTCCTCATAAAACTTTTTAAATTCTTCAGATTGTGTAACTCCTCTTGTATCTAAAAATTCTTCTCGTAAACTAAACTTATGAGCTGGAATAAAGAAAGCTGTTAATTGTGGCTTTCTATCTTCTGTATCATAGTTTTTATATGGAAGTACATTATACCCTTCTGGTTTTGAAAAAATGTTTGATAAACCTTCAAGTGCCATATCATCACCACCTGTACCTAAAGCAATACGTGTTCCAAAATGATAACCACCAAGCTCAACAAGGGCATTACCTTGAATCCAACTTTTAGTTAAATATTTATTAGATCCTGCTTCTTCATAGATTAATCTATCGACACGATCACCACGAATCTTATCAGATGTATCAGCAATTACTGAATCAATTTCTGACATTCAACCATATTCAACTCCATCAGGAGTAACTTGAGACGCACGTTTAGTATCTGCATTATTAACTTTTTGTCGTAGGTGACGCATACCTCCATTAGTATTCATGTCTAATCAGTTTAACTGCTTTCAACATTTAGTTTTTAAAGGAGTAAGTTTACCTTCTGCAGCACAAGTTAATAAGGAACGATAACCTCTATTAGTTATATAAGGTCTTACTGCTAAACAAGCAACAATCTCAGATAGTCCAATACCACGAGCTTTTAATATAGCTACATCTTTATGTAGTCTTTCAGCCATTTCAACATAATGAAAGAATTCATATTGTTTAGCTAGAAATGTAGGAAACTTTTCATTACGACCTGCACCACCTCTAGCTCCTTCAGAAATAACTTCCATTCTATAGAAATTTAAAAAGAAATAATGATCTCCTGTAATTCTATATTTGCCAACTGTATAACCTTCAGTACAACGTTTATATTGTTCTCTTCAGAAATCATTATAAGGCTTTGAATCTGCAGGATATTCCGTATATGAACCAGTTCTATCATAAATTTGAGCTAGTTCATTAAAAGGAGTAGGATCAAAATCTAAACCTTGAGTTTCATTAATTGGTCGATATCCAGTTAACTCATATGATAGCTCTGGATCAAAGTAAAGTACATCTTCAGTGACCGCCACATCTCACAAACCATCTCTCTTTTTATAAAAATCAGTTGCAGTATACTCAAATTGTTCTGTAGTATCTTCTTTCTGATCTCCAAGCATTTCTTGTAATTGCTTTTTTAATTCTTCTTCGAATTTATCTGAAAAAGATTGAGGAGTTGGTTCAGGATCTTTTATTGATTCTCTAAGTTCTTTATATTTCTCTTTAGCTGTTTTCTTTCTTTTGACTTCTGATTCTTCTTTATTTTTTATCTGTTCAAGCATTTTTTTACGTGCTTGAGACATTGAAGATTTAATTGTCTTTACCATACTTAACTATCCATAAATCCAGGTTTTACATCACCTCTATTTTTAGCATTGGATTGCATTTGATCTTTTTTATAATTAAGCTCAAGTTCTTTTAATTTATCTGCCATAACTCCAATACTAGCAATATCAGCTAATACATCTTTTGCCTTAAAGATAGGTTTACTATTATTATCTCTCTCTTCAAGGTCTATATTATCTAAAGATACTCTCATTTTTTCAAGAGTTCGATACGCTGTTTTTATAAGGCTAAGTATTCTAGAAGAATCTTTGATTTCCATGTATTTTCTAACTGCTGCATGGAAGACTGGATCGTCTCATTCTTCTTGAGTTAATCCAGAATCTTCCATAGCTGCATCATGCTTTTGTCTCTCTAAGTATTGTTGATATGGACTTTTTCAGTCACAAAACAACCATATATATTTAAATTCTCTTCAAGCTCTTAACCTCTTTGTTCCTTTTGGATCTTCTTTACATTTATTTCTTTCTGTATCTCACAGCGCTGCAAACTCCTTTATTAATAGTATTTCGTATTCGTTAATCTTTAGATTACATGTTACATTATCATAAAGGAATAAATCTAGCATTACTTTTTATTTAATTTTTCTTTTTCCTCTTTTGTAGGTTTGTAATTATTGTCTTGAACCCTCTGAAGCGCATTTCCTGAAGGAGTATATACTCCAGAAGTACGATAATATAAGGTATCTCCAGGCATAGTTTGAGTACCTAAGTACGGATTTTCAAAAGTTGGAGCAATTACATGTCTACGAATAGAGTCGATTAATTGATTATTTGTTCCTGGAATCGTACCTGCAATAATCATTTCTCTATCTATTACACCTCTATCTGTTAGATTACCTACATTATTAACAACAGTGTCTCGTTTTATTTTAGGAATTATTTTTCCTTCAGCAAATTTTTGTGCTCCAAACTTTGATTGGAGTTCTTTATATCTATTACTTACAGGAGACGACCGTCTCAATCCTAAAAATCCAAGAATTCCAGAATCATCTATATTACTATCTACTCTACCTCCAATGCCATTGTGTATATAAAGAGTATCCTGTTTATTTGGAGATACTAATTCTGATGTTGTAATATTATTTCTAGTAATTTGTCTTAAACCAACACCGTTAGGTAATACAGTTTGATTAACTCCAGGTTTTAAACTTCTAGCAACTTGTGCTCCATTATGTACTCATTTATTAGGACCATATTCAAATAAATCTACTCCATGAAATTCCTTACGAGCTTTATCAGATTTTCTTTGAGAAGTTTTACCTCCTTCTTGGAAAAATGAACCAAGGTTTCTTGGATTGATGCGGTGTTCAATAGGAATAGATCCTAAAGTAGCATTATTTCCATAATTGACCGACATACTTCTAGGTCCTATATATCTACTATCAAACCTATTAGGATTACCTAAATTAGATGCCACTATATAATCACTATATAAAGGATTAGTTGCAACTAGTTCTTCGTTCATATTTGCTGGTCTAATTCCTTTAGCTGCAGACATTCCAGCTTCTTCTGCTCCAGAAATATTTCTTGATCCAAGATTAGATTGTGGAAGATTTGGTTTCTTAGGAGCAGGTCTTGTTGGAGCCAATTGAGTTCCATATAACTTTCCATTTCAAATAAAGTTAGTAAGTCCTGCACTTCTAGCTGCTGCAAAAGCTTGATTGAAATTACCTTGAGATAAATCAGGAGTAACATTAGTTTGTACATTTACTTTAGGAGTAATTCCAGTTTTCATAGATACTCCAAAAGATAAAGGTTGAGAAACAATTGAACCTTCAGTTTTTGTTACTTTAGGTTTAGAATTATCTCCTACAATATTTTTCATTGCAGCTGCTTTAACTTCTCTTCTACTTAATCCAAGATCTTGATCCTTAATAGCAGATTTCATATTTCTATATGCAGTACGATTGAATTTAGAAGATTTCTTACCTTCTTTTACAACCTTCTTATTTTCTTTACGTTCATTCTTTGCAGATCCTCCATTCTTAAATTTATTAACAAGATAAGCAAGTTTACCTCCTTGTTTAAACATTCCTGCAGATTGTTCTTGTTTAAATTGATTAATCAATCCAGAAATAGTATTCATACCATCTTCTGTTTGTGCTAACTCATTTAATTTTCCTACAATTTCTTCAGGTGTTTTATTTTGGAATTCTTCTACTTTAGATGGAAGTCATTGAACAAATTGCATTAATTCTTCTTGTTCCATGATTATATTGTTTTATTGTTAATATCTGTTGTAGAGCAAGTAATTTCAAATTTATTATATTTAGGATCTAAAGGTTGTGAAGGATAAATCCAAATAGGAGTAGTATTTGGAGTAGTTGTAATTGTATAATTCTGTCCTTCCAAAAACTCTTTAATTTCAGCTACAGTACCTTCTATTATTATACCATTGTTTAAATAAGCTTTCATAATTACTTGTTCTTATAAAATTTTAAATCTTTTGTTGAGAATACTGCTTCACGTAAAACCATATTCTTATCAAATCATCTACATTTAATACCTTTAAAGATATTAGTTATTTCATTACCATGTTTGTATGATTGTGTAATTTTTTCTACTACATACATAACAGGAGATGTAAGATCACCATGTTTTAAAGTGACTACATCTCCTGGGTTAAAAAACGTTTTTTCAATTTCGTTTATCATATTATTCTTTGTCCTTTTCAATTACTCGACATATAATGTTTTGTTCACTGATAGCGTAATAACCCATATTATTGAATGGAACAGGTACTACAGAATTTCTGTAATATATATCCTCTCCAGGTTTTACGTATTTACATTCGGGTCCTGCAGAAATAACAGTACCACATGCAATAAATTGTTCAGCTCTCTCCATCTCACCAGTATCATCAGACTTATATGTATCTGCAAAAAGATCTCCTGGAAGAATCAAACCTGAAGCACTTGTTTTAATTTCTCTATAAGGATTTTTTTCAAATGGTTTTATAATAACAGTATATCCAGTTGCAGCTACCTTCATTTTAGATGCATCTTTAGTACCTTTATTTAATTCAAGTAATCTATTTGCTGTTAAAAGCTGTTCTTCCTCCATTTTTTTATTATGAGCAGCAATTTCCTCAGGCGTTAATTCCTTTGTTTCATGTTTAATATTTGCTCCCATAAGATGAACTCCCATTTCTTGCATGTGTGCATTTCCTAAAAGATTTTTTCCCATAATCATTTACATTTTTTTAAATTTAACTTATTACCATTTATTGTTATAGCATTGTTCGTCTTCAACTCTTACTTTTGCATCTAATACGCATCCACAAAGATCACAAATATCTTGTCCACATAATTTTGTTTTATACGAGCAAGTGCTACAAATTGCCAGTCTTTTTTCTGCTAATTCAGATTTTTTATTAAATATTTTTCTATACCATCCAATAATTATATTCTTAACTTTCTTCATAATATGCTTTACAAAAAATTACCTGATCCAGTGTACTTGTCATTACTTAAATCTCCAGTATGCTTGTGTTTTCCTATATAATATCTGCCACTCGGAAATCCGCAAAGAAAATGTATTTTATAAATATAATATATTACCATTTCATTACTATACATTTTGCTGCAGGCAGTTTTGTTTTTCGATTAAGAGCACATCCGCATCCTTTTCTATATCCAATTTTTGGTCTATCTGAATAGTCTGTTTTATTATTTTCATTAATATATAATCTAGGATTACATATCGGACTCATTGGTGTTTCTTTGTATAATGGACATTCTTTACAAATCGCTAATCTTTTTTCAGATAAGTCTTCGTTTTTATTAATTGCTTCATTAACATGTCCACTAATAATATCTATTAGTCCCATAATTAAAATACTATAGGTTTATCTAAATCTAATTCAGATTTAATCTTTATATCTCTTTTATAATGTTTTAACATTGTTTCTACATCTGATTTTAAATAATCACATTCATGTTCTGTAATATGATTATTATGATCAATATGTATTAGTACTAAACGTTTAATATTAAAGTTTGGATTAATTTTCTGTAATAAATATGCATATAATGACAATTGTAATGTATAATGATAAAAATTACAGTCCATAATATTATTCATTGGGAATTTCATCATAGTTCTACTTTTAGTAGCTCTATTATAAAATGATTCTTTTTCTAATTTCTTATTGGTTTTGTAATCTGCAATTATGATATCGTTCCCATCTTTAATAAGTAAATCAAGTTGTCCTGCAATTCTTAATAAACCATCTTCTGATTTATAACTAATCATAAATTCAGGATAAACTCCTTTTTCTAAATCCAATTGATAATATCCCTTCTTACAAGTGAACTTTCCTCCAAGACCGAATTTCCTAAGATCTTGTTCTTCAGATTGATAATACATATTCTCAAATTGAGCATGTATTTTTGTTCCTCTTTCGCAAGATTTATTTCTTTCAGTTTCATATGATTGAAGAATCTCAGCACGTTTACTTTCAAATTCTTCTTCACTAATTTTTAATTTTTCAAGAAGTTTTGGATCTCATCTTTTAGTATTTAATAATGAAGTCTTTACGACTTTAAAAATTTCTGAATCAACTAAAGCTTCACAAGCTTTATAAGCAGATCAAAATGCCGAATCAAACTCATTAACATATTTATGTATTAGAGTAGTAACTGATACATAAGGCTTATTATCATATTTATCTAAGTATAGATGTTTTGCATCTGAATAAATAACATCTTCTGTCTCTTTATCTACTTGATAACCATTAACATATTTTTCTTTTACATTATCTAACTTTGGCATTATTTATAACATTTGGTTTTATATATTGTCCTATTATAGCTCCATATCTAATTAGGTTTTCTTTAATCTCACTTTCTTCATATTCTATACTATTCATATTCTCTCAAGTAAATCCAAGAATTCCAGTTGGAGTTCCAATATCATCTTTTAATAAAATACAAGCGAGATACTCTATACCATTCTTTCTAAATCGATCATATAATACATGATCTAGTGATTCTAAAGCTGTAGAGTCTCCAATAAAAGTTGTATGTGCTTTCAAATAATCTGGAAGCGTTAATCAGCTAAGATGAAAATTATCATACTGTTCTTTAATTGAATGTATACCTTCTCCACATAATTCAAACCTCATTGATCCATACAACCAATCCGAAATACCATTATGATACTGAATAATTCATACTCGACCTGCATTTGACCTATATAAAAGCTTAGGTAATAGATCTTTAACCTTTTTATCATCATCAATTCTACTTACTAGTTCTTGAGTATGTTTTTGTGCCATATAATCTGAATATTTATCAAATAAGAATGTAGGATTATAACATATTCGTAACGTAATACTTAAAATAAACATAATAATTAAGGCTTTAAGAATACTACATACTCCATAATCTTTTATATATTGTAAAATTGTCCCTAATCAGGTTAATCCTGAAGTTATATCGGGTTGTTTCTTAGCCATATCTGTTTCTTTAAATTATTTGTATAATTTTATTTGGATGATGCAAATATATAATAATTTTTTTGTATATCCAAATAAATCAGTAAAATGTTTGTATATAATTAAATAAATAACTATATTTGCAGAAATAATGTGCTAACATAATGTAAATAAAATTTTAAAAATATTATAATTTATGAAGTATAACGATGAAATACTAAACAAAATTGCTGAGTCTTATAGTAAAAAGATTGATGAAAATACTAATCTAGATAATGTAATACTTGGTTATTTAGAAATGATGAAGAACGGTAGTAAAATCCATATTAAGAAAAAGAACCGTGGAAAGTTTACTGCTAGTGCTAAGGCTGCAGGACAAAGTGTACAAGAACATGCAAGAAGTGTAATGAATGATCCTAAAGCTACACCACTTCAAAGGAAACGTGCAAACTTTGCTATACAAGCAAAAAAGTGGCATAAGAAATAGATTATCTGATAATTTAATAGTTCAACTAGATACTCTAAGCATTTTAATTTCAGAAATTTCTTAATGCAAGCAAATAAATACTTTCAAGTAAAAGAATTAGTATCATCTAAAATATATAATCAATATGGAGATGATGCTATAAAATTTCTAGATCCAAAAGCTCTTGAAGTTTTAGAAAATGTTAGAGAGATTCTAAATGTTCCTCTTATATGCAATAACTGAGCAGCAGGCGGATCTAGAAATTATAGTGGTTATAGAGAACCTGGATGTGGGGTAGGAACCCCTACTGGATGGCACTATAAAGGCGCTGCTTTTGATTTAGTATCTACTAAATTAACAGCTAAAGAGATGAGAGAAATACTCGAAAATAATCAAGATAAACTTAAGTATCCTATACGTGTAGAAAAATGGGATAATCATGGAGAAATCACATGATTACATATTGATATTTCTCCGAACACTAAAGGTAAAAAATTATATTTTTTCAAAGCATAATGGCTATTACATATAAACATACTTCTTCGGGGGGGGATTGTATATCGTTTAGATATACAGAAAGCGATGCAAGATAAGCAAGTTAATGGAATCTATTCAGTATGGATTGGAAATTTAGAGGATGATTCTACTATAATATATATAGATGAGATAAATTTAACAAACGGAATATTAGAAATAAGATTACCATGAGAAGATCTTCCTAGTTATGATGCAGCTTTAGGTTTTGAATTTAATGAGGATGAAGGCTATATAGAAAATACTAGTTTCTATATTTTCGATATAGACGCATCTAAAATAGGTAGCTCTGGATGATTTTATTTATCAAACTTAGTATAAATAAATGATGAAATGATATATTAAACTGTTAAGATGGATTTGGGAGTTCCCACAATGTCTTCTAGGTCTTATCTTAACTAAATGTTATAATGTCGAACGTAAAGAGACATTTAAAGAAATTCCAATTTATGCAGGAAACTTTCCTGGAGGTATTTCATTAGGATTATATATCTTAATGGGAGAATCAAGTTGGAAATATAATAGAAACTTTATTAAAGAACATGAATGGGGACATACAAGATGGTCATTATATTTAGGACCACTATATTTACTTGTAATTGGATTACCAAGTATTATATGAGCTATGATTCATACTCCATATTCTAAAAGAAGTTATTACTGATTTTACACTGAAAGGCTCGCAGATAGATCTGGAGGTGTACCTAAAAGATATTAATATATGGGAAAACCTTTTATATCGCAAAATATATTAGCAAAGAAAATACCTTGTGTTGTAAAAGCACGAGTAGTTGTAGATAAAAAATCTAGTATATTTGATTTAGACATATGAGTTGAGGATCTTAATGGAGATCGTGTTGAAATGGGTTCTTCACTTTATTTTAGAGGTTCTGTAAATTATTACTTAGCAGGAAATGCAGATTATCATACTGTTCCTATTGATAGTTATATTTCTGCAGGATATTCAAATGAAAATATTGATCTAACAGGAGATATGGGAGATCCAGCAGAGATTATAAGTAAAATTAGTGCAGTTGAACTCGACTTAATAATTGAACCTACAGATAACAGATATACATATGAACTTAGAATGCTTGATCCAGAGTTTATCGAAAGTGCAGTTGTTGCACCTGGTTATATAGTGCTTGATTTTAATGATGGATTTAATGATAGATATGATCCTTACTGAGGAGGAGTTAGTAGTTGACAGGATGTTGCAGATTATATTTGAGCAGATACAATAGATAATCCTAATGTAAGACTTGAAGTAACAACTAGTGATGATACATATCGTGTAATTGCAGAAAGAGCATCTAGTGATGGTAGGTATTTATATTTTAATGTTATTGGCACTATTGGAAATGACCTCTATGTTCAATCTATATTATATAATGACCAAATAATTGGAGAAGAATTTAATTACGAAGATCAACTTGGAGGAACTAACTTCGGAGAGCTTATAAAACAAGTTGGATTGATAGGATATATTAAAAATAGTGCTCTGGATTTTAAATTTGAAGGTGCAGACGCAAATAAAAAATATACTTGTACACAATGTGGATATGTATACGAAGGAACAAGTGCTCCAGTATCATGTCCTGTATGTAAAGGGACGGATTTTATAACAACATAATATGATTAAACAGTTTATAATGCAGAATATATCCTATAAGGGGGAGGGTATAGTAATATAGATATTCATGTAGATCAATTTAAAGCTATGCGTATTTCTACTTCAGGAACCTTATCAATAAGTCAAAGAGATTATGGAGTTATGGGCATGGCAAGTTTATATCAGCCCCACTTATCATATCCTATTGATTTATATCTTGACGAAGGCTCGTATTCTGAATATACTCCTTTAGAATATTCTCCATTTACTGAGACTTCAGCATATATTATTGGAGAAACTGCAGATTATTGAAGTTCTTTTGAAGAAGATAATCCATTCAAAGAACTTACTGATGAATTACTAACCATTACATTTACTAATATTGCAGAAAGTATTTACTTAAACAATAGGGAAGTATATGCTGTTAATAATATAGGAAGATGTAGTGGATATATTCAAAATAATGCTGCAGGAGGTAGCCAATTAGTATTTACGGATGTAGATTGTCAGTTAACCTATGATGAAATAAATAAATGATGTATTCTGATGGATATAGGTTTACCCATGTGAGAAAATATAAGTATATATATAACAGATTTAACGATAGAATTAAGAACATAAAAAGAAAAGGAACCCAATTGGGTTCCTTTTTGTTTACTTACTATTTATCCTACAAAGTGGAGTTGTATGTGCATTTGTTTTTTGAAGGACATCTCCATCAGACAAATACCATCTTGAAATTACTCCCTGTCTTACAGGAACAACTAATGGAATAATTGCTCTATCACTTTGAAGTTTTGCTATAACATCTTCTCCTAAAACATTATCTCCTACAATATTATTCAATCTAACCTTTCCATAAGTATCCATACGTCATCATGATAATGAAGCAGTATATCCGATTTCAACATGTTCTCCATTCATTCTTGCTCATGTAGTTCCATCTGGAGTTACCATACAATCAGAATCAACAACTATACCAAATTTATTCTTTGCTTCACTAGGAGTTAACATTCCACCTATATAACCAAACGAAGGATTTATTTTTGGAGTTACTGTTAATACTCACGAAGCAGTAGTACTAGCTGCAGGAACTTCTAATGATGCTGAAGCTGAATTATAGTTTGTAGAAGCTTTTGCTGTAAATTCTACAGTCATTTTTTGAGCAATAGCATCAGTTACTGTATTAACATATTTACCATCATTACTTGTAAATCCAGTTAAATATGTAATATCACCTCTATTATTTTTGTATGAAATCTGTACAGGAATATTTGCAAGATTTAACCCTGAAGCTGTAGATACAGTAAGAGAAATAGCTAAAGTTTTAGAAGGATAGATTATTTCCACATCTTTAAGATAGAAAGTTCAATCATCATGTTGCTCTCCTGCTAAAATTATTTCATGCCCAGATATTTGATAATTATTTCCACCTCCAACAACAGTTAAAGGAATTTGAAATAATTCATTATCTAATACATCATAAAATCCAACTGATCCTCCAGTTACACTTGTAGATGCTTCAAAATCATACATATTGTCTTCAGAATTTAATACAGTTATGTAACCTTGATCTCCTGCAACAAGTTCTGTACTATTTCCAGATACAATATCAGTAATAGTGACATCATGTGTTCCATCATTATTAATTCCACAATCCATATAAAATGGAGCAAAGTATGTATATGTAAATACTTGACTTTGATCTGCAATATCTATATTACATACAGCTTCTGCAACATCAACAGACATACCTGAATCTGTATATAATAATAACGTAATTGTATCTCCGTTCTTAGTTTTTAGAGTATTAAAAATTGTTGTTGAAGTAGGCTTTACATTGCTATGTTGTAAAGTTACACTTCCATTTGAAGCTAACTGAAGATATCCTCTTCAATATAAGCCATTCCTAGGATTGCGAAACTCTACATATGGCTTGACTCCTCCCATAGAATGTCCTGTTTTAGGAATAATAACAATATCTATATCATTAGGAAATACCCCCCCCCCATTATTTTGGCTAATGAATAGTTTAATCATTTTCTTTATAATATCTTCCACTAATTATAAAAGATACTAAACTCAGTAACGCATATAACGGTGTTACTGAGTTTAGCGTACTTAAAAAGAATAATGCCATAAACATTAATCCTAATATGTAGAATATTTTATATATTTTCATTACTTATCTTTAAAATACTTATCATAAATATTTTTTGCATACCATCCACAGGCAGCTCCTACTACAAAGCTAGTTAAAGCCAGCAAAAGACTTCCAAAGCTCATAGCTGATACGATACCACAACCTGCTAATACTAAAGCAACTACGATTGCAGCAATAATTAATTTTGTTTTCCAAGTCATTGTTTTCATATTATTTATATGTTAAGTTACTATAAGTTGCCCCATTTTCAGAAACAATATAGTTTTGTTGTCCTCTATATAATGGTAATACTCCATCTTTTCAGTAAATAAAGGCATAAGCTTCATCATAATTAGGATGATCTTTCATTTTATCTTCAAATTCTTCTGGAGAACGTTCTTTTGTAATTAAACTATAATAGTCTCCTAAATCGAAATTTATTTCACCTCCATTACTTAAAATTTTTCTTAATGCAAACATGTATTTATATATTTATGTATTTATCAGTTTATTTTAAATATATTAGAAATATTCAAGTATAAACGTCATCTGGAATATTAATTATAACATCACAAATTGTGACATCATCTATTTCTTGATGTTCCTGTTTTAATAGTTCCATAATTGAAACTACTTCTTTCATTGGATTTAATATAGAGTTTTCACTACCATTAGATCCATTATTTAAAACTGCATAATATACTTTTGAATCTTTAATAAAAGTTACAGCTGCATTTTTATAAAAACCATAATCTTTTAATTCAATTTTTGGAGTATCTTTATCTTGCAGTTTTGTTATTACTTTATCATATAACTTATTGTCCATTATTTGAAAGATATCTATTAAGTGAAGTTGTTCGATTTAAAGTTCTTATATAATTATCTTTACCTTGACTATAATTAGAGTTAGTATCATTGTTTCCATGAAGTCTATCTACAAAATCATTTGTGCTAGTAACGGTTAGTGCATTATATCTAGAATTTAGTAAATCTACTTTATATTGTGCATAATCATATAGATTTTCAAAGTCTATATATTTTTCTCCATCTTTATGCTTTGTTCATTCTCTATCTGTTTGGTTATTATTCCATTTTATTCCTCCAAGATTAAAACCTCTTGATCCTCTTGGATCAAGTCCGTATTGACTTTCAAGAGCAGCTTGTCTAACTAAATTATCTACCTGAGTTAATGGCAAATTTTTTTCTTTTAATACTTGTACAAATATAGGCTTAAGAATTTCTGCAAGTTCTTTAAATTTATTATCAGTTTGTCCAAACTTGTGATAGTAATCTAAATTAGGATAATTACTATTTGGAATATAATCTCCATATTCAGTATTTACGGGATAACTAAGGTTTGGTTTTCGTTCATTATCTGTTACTTGTATTGAATTTTGAAAACCTGGAAGTTTTAACCCTAACTGAGCATATAATGTGGCATCCTTCTTTTTAGTAGGCGCTTGAGCCACATTATTAAATAAATAAAGTAAGAAATCATCACTATATCTATTCAATAAATTATATGTATTTTCTTTATTATAATGTGGAGTAGCTGTAGATTCTTCAGGTACAATTTTATATTCTGGATTAAAAGGTTCTGATTGAATTATCTTTCCGTTTTTATCAAATTGTGATACTGAAAAACTACCTTTACCTTCTGAACCTTTAAGTCTATTTATAAGAGTATAATGATCTAAATGTTCCTTCTTAATATTTTGTATTTCTTCTTTAGTAAATTTATGATTAGGATCTGCATTAATACTATGTCTTAGTTGCATTAATCTAGCATAAATTTCCTGAGGATTATCTAAATATTCATCGGGAGCAATTGTTTTATTATCATAAATTGTATCTCCGAAATTATCTTGATACTTCTTAATTACTTTCTCTTGTGCATCAGGTAAACTACTATGAGTTCATTCATGAATTGCAGTACTAGTTGATCCATCTGTTAAAAATATTCTTCTACCAAACGGATAATAAACTCCTGAAGCATTATCAGGAACTTTACTCGGATTTATCTTTGCTCTAGTAAGATCTAAATTTCTTTTAAGTGCATTAAATACTAAAGATTCAGTTACAGGGAGAGGAATTGGTAGAACTTGTTTAACATTTTGTTTTACTAAACCTTTACGTGATTTATATCAATCTTCAAGCCACTGTTTTCCTTCTTGAATTCCTCCTTGTTGAAATTTTAATACTCCTCCATGTTTAGCAGAAGCTATAACTTGATTTAAAATATTTGCATATCTTGGATCTGTAGCATATCCTCCTCTATGAACTCTATTTGCAAACTCTTTTATATCTCCAGAGAATGCTTTATAACGTTTATTATTTAATAGATCAATTTTAAAATTTGCATAATCTTCAAGTGATTTGAAATTTCTAAATTGATCATTTATATAAACATCCTTACCATTAATAACTTCTCTAGTTCGTTTAGTTGTTCCCTTTCCTTTAATACCTCCAAAATTGTATAATCCTGCAGGTTTAGAACCTCAAGCTGATTCTAATCCGTCTTGTGCTACTAATGATTTAGCAAATGCAGGATTTAAACCTTTTGATTTTAATAATCTTTCATAAATAGGAAGCATTGTATCTTTGAAATCCTTTTTAGAATTGAATTTATGAACTGTAGTTTCTTGAACTATTGGTTCTGGATTTCTTATCTCTTCTACTTGAGATTGTACTTCTGTCTCTGTGTCATCTTCTAAAGGTTGAGAATATCTGGGTTTATATACAGGTATTTCAAGATTTGGAATTTGAATATTAATATCTCCTAAAGCACTATCTCGTATGAATGGTCTGTATGTGATATCGTTCATAATAATTGTTTTATATTATTTTGCAAATATATACATTATTTTTATAAATCACAAATTACAGCTCCTATTTCTGGATCTAATTTACAACGATTTGGATTCTCTAATTCAGAAATTCTAGATGTTAAATTATCTACTTTATTTTCTAATTCAGAAACTTTAGAAAATAAATAACTTGTTACGCTTTCTAAATCTGCAATTCTTTTTTCTAATTCATTTTTTAGATTAGTTACTGTAGTACTTGCTGAGTTTGCCATAGTACTCGCTACCCCTATAGTACTTGCTGTACCTATATATGGATTAGGTGTTGTATTAATTATACTTCCAAGAAATGAAATAGTACCCGACAAATCTGCGGTAGTCTTACCTGTTATAGTCGTATTTGTTGTGTCCATATTATGCAAAATTAAAATCAGAATTAGTATTTAATCTACTTAGAAGTTTTTCATTTTCTTGTTTTAATTTCATAATTTCCTTACGTAGATTTTTAATATCTTCTGAATGTTTTTCAATCTGTTCTGAATGTTGATCTACTTTTTGATTTACAAATAATATTGCTTGACATACTAAAGATAAATCAATAAGCTTAGCTGATTTACGTAATCCTGATATTTTATCTAAAGCAGATGTTCTACTTGTAATTAAAATACCTTTATCTTCTAATTGTCTAAATACTCTAGTTAATACTTTAGTACTTATGTCCATTTTTGCTGCAAGTTCTTTATTAGTTTTAGTTGTAATAGCAAATTGTCCATCATTTGTACTGGTGTATTGTTGCATTGCTAATAGAACTCCTTTTTCTTCAGGAGTAGTATTCTCTGCATCCATAAACTCGTAAGTAAATCTTTCAAAATATCTTCCTGATTTTTGAATCTCATAAATATTACTCCTACCTTTTTTCTTTTCTAGAATTTTAATTTCACCTGCTGCATTTAGTTTTTTAATACTACTCTGCACTGTATTAATAGATACTCTTGCTAATTCTGCAAGAGTTCTTAGTGAAACAAAAGTTTGGAATGTATCTTTATCCATATTTTTTCTCATATAACCATAAATGAGATAATCAGTAGGATTCATTTTAATTTCTTTTGCAACCCCCAAATCATGAGGGACTTGAATGTGTTGTACTTTATTATCCATAAATTAATATTTTTTAATATTACAAAGATATAACATTTATTTAATACTACCAAATATTTATACCAATATTTATTTAAAGTGTATAAGAATTTGATATAGTACATTCAATTTAAAAATAGCCCTGGGAGATACACTAAGGTGTCGTTTTTGATACACTTATTTTAAAAAAGTGCCCTGGGAGATACACTTATATGCCCTGGGAGATACCTATCTATATATGTTCTCGCTTCGCGGAGGCGCTCGAACAGATCTATATACCAGTCTGGTTGTTTAAGCCCCCCCCTATTTGGTTTAAGGATACGTGAATTATATGTTATGTACGTGAATGGATATTTTTATATGTTATGTACGTAAATGGATACTCTACTAAAACATCCCCCTGGGGGTTTAAATGGAAAACCGAAAAAATTTTGGACTTAAAATATTACAAAGGAGAGCCTGAATTTACCAAAGCAACTGACTTATAATTAACTAAAAACTCTGTTGCTATGAAAAACATCACGCTTATCAAATCTATGATCAGTGTTTACTTGAACACTGTCGATCACAACGAACTCGTTGATCGAATCGCTACAGTCATCCAGACTCATCCTGAAGAGACCCGTGAGAATGTACTTGCAATTCTGACAGGAACCGCAGAGCTGACTGTTCGACCTGCTAACCAGGTTGAAATCAAATGTACCAACGACAAGTATTCTAACCTTTCCTTCAAAGAAGAACCGAAGGTCAACTTCCTGCAGGGAACGGTTGAATGCTACATCAACTACACGAAGACTGAATCTCGTTGGTACAAAAGTGAGGAGGACGCAACTGCTGAAAGGAACTCATGCAGTTACAAACGTGACGATTACGTCATCGAACGAGTAAGAACTTACGATGATTTTTCGCGCGACACATTCGACCTCGCAGAGTGGAATACTGGCGTGATCATGTGGAAACGATAATCCATCTCAATCTATCTCGGAGAAATCCGAGATAGATTTTTTTCTCTTTTACCAAAACATCTGAATATTATTTAGAGAGCAATAGTGCTTCTCGGAAACTCATCAAACTATCAAACCATGGTACAGACTGTTTTTCACAACCTGCTCATCGAAGCAGAATCGATGTCGGACGTTCACAATTGTGGCACGAGCAAGGCTCACTACACTTATCAGGAGCCACTCAAGCTGCAGAACGTCGATAAGGTCACGGAAGAAGACCGTGCACTCATGGATGTCGCTCGCGATATGTGGGCAGGTGTGATCAAGAAAGGGCTTTGAGCCCTTTCTTTAATAGCTTTTGCTATGGATGACAGAACTCAACGTGTTGCAGATGAAATAGCTTCTATCGAAGCTATTTCTCACAACACTGTAAAAGCTTTATCGACTGTTACTACTCCGCTCAATGTAATTGTTGAGATGTACATTGCAGGACTCGAAGCTAAGCTACAAGCACTTCGAGCACTGGTCAAATAACAAAAGCTACTGAAAGGTAGCGAATCACTAACTAATCATTCATCTTTAACTCATCACGTTTATGAAACAATTAGAAGGCGCCAAGAGGGCCGAAATGCTGCAGGATGCAGCCAACAAGGGATTTGACGACGTTACTGTCGAAATCTTGAAGTCGAAGACTATTTTCACCCAGAACTTGCTGTTGAAGGGTGATACGGTCGAGTTTGAGGACTTCGATATCCAGCTCATCAAGCAGGGGAAGGAATTTAAGACCGTCAACAAAGACGGTGAGGAGATTACCGTTCGGGGTCTCATGATACTCTGCTGCATCAACGGAGTGTGGCGCTGGTTCCCGCTCAGCACGTTTCAGCGCGGTTGTCAGATCGCACCTGAAGGTCGCACGGACTACATGGAGGCCATTCGCGAGAAACACGACCTCAATCTGCGCATACTCACCTGCGGTGATGCGTTGGAGGTCGCCCAACTCCTCGCAGGCAAGCGACTCAAAGTCACGGAGAACCAGTCCTTTAAGTTCCAGCGGTTCAACAAGGACCGTGAGAAGCTTGAGGGAGAGTTTGACCTCAAACCAGTCTCGTTATTCGAGGAGCTGGCATAATAATTGGAGAGTGGGGAGCAATCCCTGCTCTCCTTCTTTTTTCCATCAACCAAAGCCACCAACAGGTACCAAAGCTCCCGACAAGTTCGTAGTACATCACAAGTATAAAATAAACGTGATTGTAGTACATAGAAGTTTAATTTAATTTATTTATAAACATGAAAATTTCTGAAGTAAAAAAACTGCCGAAGATTGCAGCTCCTGGTGGGCGTGTAGTCGCTGAAGTGTCTCCTGAATTTCTGAAGGAGAAAGGTGTAGGTATCGTAACCTATGGTATCGCACCGAACGAAGTTATCGAATTTCCTGATACGGAAGCTGACATCAAACCCTTTACTCGTACTGTTCGTCCGAACAGCGATGCAGTTGAAACACTGATCGTAGTGAAACGAAACGGAGAGTTCGGGTATTTCTCGGTAGCAGCACTTCGTCGCATGGATTATCAGGGCAAGTTCGTAGGTCCTGTATGTCAGGAATTGCAGAATGAAGCAAGCGATTATGCTCGTGTAGCTAAACTCTGCGGTAAGAAGCTGACGTGCAAGAAGATGACGAAGATCAAGGTCCGTAAGTTCGATAACGGTGTCATGACCGATGAACTGACCGAGCGCGAAGTACCCGTTCTCGAGTATGCGTAACGGTCAAATTACAGTTAAGGGGTCGTGAGTACGGCCTCTTAACTGTTTAGAAACTAATATGGGTAGAATATATGTAGCTAATGCAGATAGCTGATATAGTAATCCAGAAAGTTTCTGAGTTCTTGAAAAAGGACGATATGACATGTGGTACATTGTACGATGTGTTCATTGTCTATAAGTCTTTGATCGGACTTATAGGCCCTAGTGATGATTTGATGAGTTTAGATGATTAGTGACCGTGGGAAGAGAAGTGATGAGCTCTTCCCACATTTTTATTAAAGATTATGGATGCAATTAAAGTAATACTCGGTATAATCTTTGGCTTGATTATGCTTGGATGGATTGCTACAGTAATAGTCATGGCTTGTGGTCCTTGGGTAGCTGTAGTAATTGCCGCGATCGCTTTAACTATATATCTTAACCGAGATTAATTGCGATTGCATAGTAATAATAGTTCTTTGACATATTGACATGACAGAAACACCTGACAAAATGTCATGTTGTGACTGAAGTAGAGGATGAAGTGATCGGTGTAAGTCGTTGATTATCACCCTTTTATTCATCCTCTACTCTTTTTAAAACTGTCAATTTGTCAGACCAACTTCCTTCATGTAAAATATCTATTATTCTCACATTCAGAAAGTTACTCTTCAATAATAATGATCTTAATCACTATTTTGAAGTTTAAACAATCGCTTTTGGTAATATTAGTTATTTTATAATTTGACAATTCAAAGTTTTAAACTCTAAACATACATAAACTCGAAAGTTGCCTGACGATTACCAGAAATTAATGTCTGGATTCACTATAATTAGTTTATCTAATATAAGTGGGCTTAAACGAGTATAAATAAAAGCCGAAACGTTCGCAACAGTCAAATGAGAGAGTGAAGCATAGTAGCTCTCTCTTTTTAGACATTTAGGATTTACAATATAAATACAAAATCCTAGTACAACAACTAGTATTAGGTTAACATTATATCTACAACAGCGGTAGAGGAAGTTGTACTATCAGTTTAAGAGGAGACTACCGTTACAAATTGAGAGTCTGATATATAATGTTATTGATGTTTTTTCATTTTGATGAATTTACTTAGCATGACGATGCTAAGTCGCGTGTTCTCTTGATATCGGAGGAAGTAATGATATCTAGCAGCTATGCTATCTTAACGTGGGAAAAAATAGTCTATCGTTGTAGATTTAATAGTAAAATACATAATCTAACAAAGGCAGAAAAATGCAAAAAGTGCTACAGTCTTGTGAAGAGTCGAAGATAATTCGAGAAAGCTAGTCAAGACAAATGCCGAGATGGCGAAACTGGTAGACGCAAGGGACTTAAAATCCCTCGGACCGCAAGGTCTGTACGGGTTCGACTCCCGTTCTCGGTACAAATTTTTTTAGTTTAACAATATCTAAAATTGTAATTATGTTCATTTCTAAGAAAACTATGCGAAAGAAGGATTTCGCATGTCTCAAAGCAGAAAAGCCGAACTATAAAGCTTTTCGTGCACCGAAAGAAAATGCGAGACACAAATTTCAGACGCTTTTCAAAACTCCTCGTGGCTGGTTTCTTAGCATGATGCAGGACAAGAAGCGTGTGATCGGCGAGATCTCTATTCCTGCAGCTCAGGAGTGGCTCGACGAGTGTCATATCAAATACGAAACTGGCTGGTAAGCCACCTCCTTTCTTTGTAGTTAATGAATTCATAGCGAGAACCTTTGGGGCTATCTTGCCGTGACTGAACCATTAACAACGAGCAACCCTGGCACAACTCGTAAACGCCAGGAACAGTCTATCTACACATAAAGTCTAAGGACTAATTTGTGAATATAAATCCTCCTCCCCAAGTTGAATTTTATTCCAAATTGGATAGTTAATAGAGATGTCTGCGTGAGCAGGATTGGTAGTACCCTCTATTGTTAAAACTGTTTCTTTTTGACATTTTTTATCTAAATATATAAATCTAGATTATGAAATTCGCAGTAGGCTAGCTTTAATGCTTAAAAGTTCTTGGTTTAATTTTATTTCCTCTGATTTAATTCGAGTGAACAAATTGCAGAAGTAACTCACCTCACTAACAAGCTAGAATATGAAAGCAAGAGACGGTCCGAATATGTAGGATTTATTTTTTATTCATAATAATTTATTTGGAGAAATTAAACATAAAAATGCCTAAGAAATTAGGTGTGTTGAATAGGAAGGCACTTGTCCTATTGCACGCAAGTTAATTACGGTTATTTCTAATATATGCTAGCAACATTGATGTAATCCAATTAATATTGCCTATATAAGAGATGCGGAAGACTGTTAAGTGTCGAACTACCAAGCGGTTTAACAGGGATAGAGACTCTATGGTAACATAGAGAATTTGCTGGATAGCGTGGATTCACATACGTAAATGTGGAGCAAAGGAAAATGGCAGAATTACCAAACTTCTTTTCAATAGGGACGAAATTTATCTATAGACAATAACCAGTTAGCTCGTAATGTCTGCCTTTCAGATTAGCTAGTCTAGAAAGTTGAGTGAGTCATATAGACAAGAAAAGAAGAAAACCCTCGAGTTAGAGGTCATATAAGAATTACTATCTTACCTAGCTAGTAAGATTGATCTGTAACGTTGACTGTAGTACGACAGATGATCGTAATCTTATATGTTGATTAACCGTAACAGTAGTAATTGTAATTCTTTATTATTAAAGTTTTTACATGCTGGAGAGAAGGCAGAACTCTCTTTGGAATCTGTCGTTTAGGTATAGCTTCTTTGATCGGAAGCTATACCACTAAAATGTCTGTAATTGCACTTTTTCATTTTAAAGAGAGTTTCCGATCTCTATAAAAATCGGATTCGCTCGGTTCGTCTAGTTGGCCTAGGACGCAAGATTTTCATTCTTGAAATCACGGGTTCGAATCCCGTACCGAGTACATAAAGTTAAAAATCTAAAATTGACTAAAAGAGTAATGGAAGTATATTTTGAAGGTGTTATAGGTACTCGAAAATGGTTGCGAATTCGAAAGAATTGCATCTCTACACTTGAAGAACTTACTAAGTTAGTAATCAAACACGAACCTCGTGAATTAACTATTCACATCAATTCACTTGGAGGAAGTACATATCAAGCTTTAGCTATTTACTTTTATCTTCTCTCTCTTAGCATTCCAATTACTACTTTCTGTCATGGTCAAGTAGCATCTGCAGCAGCTATTATTGCTCAAGCAGGAAAAAAGAGATATATGGATAAAGATGCAGAACTTCTTATTCATACTCCTCGAATCAACACAAGTAGTGCAATTACTTTTAGGCTTTTAGGTATTATTAAAGAGGACCTTGCATTTTCTAATAAAATACTTAAAACTATATTCAAAAGAAAATCAGCTTTAACTGAAAAACAAGTTGAAAGAGTCATGCGCTTACAAAATGAAGAAGGCGTATGGTTGAACTATGAAACTGCACTTCAGTTTAAGTTGGTTGATGAACTTGAAGAATAATACATATCTCCATAATTAGTAGCTGGATCTTAGTGAGAGTGAGCTACCTCTCTGAGCTTAGCTAAGATCCATTTTTAGAAACTCCTGTTTGCTTGATTATATAACACACCTAGTTCCATATAACTTTTCAGTTGGCATTAGTTAGATGAAAACTACGATTAAATCCAGCGAGCGATAGTGTGGTTGCCATGACCTGGAGATTTTTAAAATCCTTTAAGTTTAACAATATCTAAAATTGTAATTATGTCTAAAGATCTTTTTTCGAGTCGTACTCCCTTTGAGAAGTGTTATCTCGTAGAAAACGTAAAACATCTTTCGTTCATTCCAGGGAATCGTACCCTGAGAACAGCTCATGTAAATCGAATCTTTAAAGCTTTCCTTGATGGAGAGTATATGCCTCCTATTCACATAACTTCCAATGGAGAAGTTTTGGATGGTCAGAATCGTCTTGCAGCATTTCGTATGCTGAAAGAGAAGTATCCGCAGAACAAAACTGCACTTCGAGTACTTGTTGTTGATTCAAATGAATCTCCTCTGAATCTCGCAATCAAGTTCAATGCAGGACATGCAAACTGGGTAATCACTGACTACATGAAGGCTTATCTGGAAAAAGGTCTTCATGGCTATCAGCAGCTCCAGGATTTCACGAAAGCTTTCCCTGAGTTCGAATTCAAGGCAGCTATTCAGCTGATCAAGGGTTCGCACTCTTCGAGAAAGTTCAATAACGGTCTCTTAGAGATCTCTAACGAAGAGTACATGGAAGCATGTAAGAAAGCTGCTGCTCTCATTCAGATCGCAGAAAAGTTGAACAATAAGATCGTCCTTCGACGAGACATTGTTCTCGCTTTCTATCATGTCTGGAACAAGATTCCTAACATTCAAACATATCTCAAACGTATCGGTAATCTTCAGGTTCCGAGCGTTGAGAATCGTAAGGAGTGGGAACTTGCATATAGTGCTCTGTTGCGATAATTTCTGGGTTTTTATTTGTTAATCGGCACGTTAATAGAGTTTACTCTATGCCTACTACCACTCGAAGGTGTGATTAACAAGGTCGCCTAGCGTCCTTGTATGAACGTAGGTCGGTGATGGTCACTATCTCAGCCTCGCCATAACAATTTCAAGAAAATGAATAATTTAAGTAAAGCTATAGGATTAATTCTCTTCATGGGAATTATTCTAACTTCCTGTTTATTACTTGTTTCTAAACCTAAGGATCAAGTAGTAACCGTTACAGAGTTTCCTCAGGATGGAGTAAAAGTATCTAAAGTAACTCCTACTTCTGAGTTCGAACGTAATCAGATTACAATATCTGTAATGCATGAACTTGATTCACTCGATAATATTTATCGAGTAGAAGCAGGTATGCAAAAGATTCCTACTGAAGTGTTCAATAACTACTGTATTGAAGTAATGAATCACTATAAAGACCAAATTCAAAGTATCTTTTATGATCCTTTGGAAAATCCTCGTATAAAAATCAGATGGGTTAATTAACTATGATTATTTCTTGTATTACAACAGCTTCTAATAAAGCTGTACTCATTAAAGGAATTCCCTTTCGTATTGTTCAAATTAAAGGCTTTGTTGTAAATACAGAGACAAATCAAGTTCTTCACATTTGCATTAACAGATTGTATGATTTGTTAATGACCTGTTGTTTACACGAAAAAGTTTTTACAGAATAATGTAGGAAGTTGTATCTATAATTAATAATAAATAAATTAACAGTATGAAGGGTGGAAAACCTGGACTGAATGTCCGTCGCAAAGGTGCTCTTGCTCGCCTGGAAGTTACGTATGAAGCTTTCAAAAAAGCAGGTGAAGACAAAAGGAATTTGATTACGGGAAAAACTATTCCCTACGATCAAGAAATCGCACGCATGGAGCGTGAGATTGCAACACTCAAATCTCGAATCTATAACTAAAACAAAGAAAGAAGATGTCAACGATTGGACAGGTAAGACGCATGCTTCGTATTCAGGCACTCGAAGCTGCAAAACGTGAGGATTATCGAACACGTACTCGTGTTCAGAAAATCTACATCAAGGATAAGATTACGAGGAATATCACTGTAAAGGAGATTACTCACTTCCCGAAGAAGGAAGAAGAGACTTCTGCAGAAGTAGAAACCCAGGTAACTGAATAAAATTACGTATGCTTTCAGGCTTCAGTAAAAGATTTGGTGAATTTAGATGATTCCATTGCTGTACAGAATTTTTCTGTTAGGATAACATAAGGCAGCATAATTGATTCTAATACTTGCATACTTGAGAGTTCGAACTGTATCAATGACCAAATAAGAGATACAGATTTTTTAAATAGGCTGCAACCTATTTGGGACGCTAACGGATATTATTATGATGTTGTTGCAGTAAAACATATAGTAAGAAGGTTAGTGAAAAGATGTGAATAGCTCAGTTGGATAGAGCGGCAGGTTGTGCTGAGGGTCGCAGGTTCGAGTCCTGTTTCACATCCAAAATTAAAAATTAAAATTATGTTTTGGTTTATATATAAAGTAACTCTTGTAGTTATTGCAATGATAATAATTGCAGTATACTTTAAAGATCGAGAGCTTTTTAAGTCGCAAATTTTTAACTTATTTACGACAGGAGAATTCATTATTTTATTGACTCCTATCATTAATACACTTACTATCATCTATAGTATATATAAAGCAATTCAAATTACAATTAAAAATGATAGGGAGTAAATACTGTGTAGAGTATTATTTTTATAACGAGGATAATTTACCAGTTCAAAGTTTTGCTTTTGTCATTGCAACTTCTGATGAGGAAGCAATACAAAAAGCACAAAATTATTCTCTAAGTAAAATAACAATTATATCTTGTACTAAATACGCTTAAGTATGGAAGATATTGAGACGAATGATATTGGGCAATCTTTAGTAGATGAGTTCATTGATGATAATGCTATTGAAGCTCAAGAAAAATAGCCTACGGACTTAAGAGGGTTAACATAATTTAAGTAATAGGATTAAACCGCAATTGAGTGGGAATTAAAGACAAGGATATCGCGAGAGTGGCGCACAATCCAGGAAATAGTCTGTATTTTACTTCTGGTGGGCATAGTTTCCATAAACCCAGATGAATAAGTTTCAGATTGCTTAAAGTGAATCGTTTCTAGAGTGTCGTAAACTCTAGTTTTTAAAGTCACATATATAACTTAGATATGTTGAACGATCTGATAAACACGATAGATCTGCCAATTTATTGTGTGAAACAGAGATGCCTTGGCAGAGGCTGCAACGGCTAGCAGATCATAAGAGATCCTAGTATCGGGCGGAGGGAAGTTGCATACGTAAGTACCTCTAACTTTTTAAATCCTTCTGATCTAACCTAGAGTTGATGAAGGTCGTAGTTGATGAAGGTCGTAATAGTATTTACTATGTTAAGGTGGTTGACTAAGAGACGAATGCAGTAAACGACTGGCCACAGAAGGTCAGTAGAGTAGGGGCGGAGCCTATCATAGTCACAATGAAAAACGAAAAGATTAAGTTGTCGCAAGGAAACTTACACTTAGTAGTTTATAAGAGCAAACAGACGTCAAGCAATGTACAGATTAAATGATGTTTGGGAAAATAGAAACTATTAGTAGCTGTAACTACGAATGTTTGATGTAGCAGTCAATTGCATATGAGAGGTCATATGATTGATAGCCAAATGAATATCTGCTCTTATTGATTAAATATACCTGTACTGAAGTATCTAAGGTTGCACACGGATGATAATAGGTTGAAAAGAGTTGGTGCAATAAACTCGTAATTGGAATTTATCCAACTGGTATATTTAATCATTTTACCTATAATACTTTGATCGGTATTATAGGTTCTAGAAAATAATAGAGATAGGTGGCAAAGTCTGAAGATTCGAAAGAATATATGGCGACAGTACCTAGCTGTAGGGTTGTAACCATTGTGAGGTCACATTTTAGATGATCCGAACGTACAGTCTATCTCTTTTACTTTAAAAATAATTACAACAAAAATATGAAAAAGTTACTTATTGTACTCGCATTATGTGTATTTGCAGTATCTTGTTGTGAAGTAGACCACAACAATTCTCAAGAAAAGAAACCTACAAAAATCACTGCAACTTCTTTTAAAGTCTACAAAGAAAGTGGCGCTTTTGTTTGTGAATACTATGAATTCATGTATCATGGACATAAGTATATTACAAATTATGGAGAAAAGTTTTTACTTCATTCTCCTGAATGTCCTTGTCAGTATTAATCTATGGAAAACAAAAGTCTACGAACACTTGCAATATTTATTATAATAGGTTTTGTCTTTATAGTAAATTTTGCTTTCTTCGGAGTTCAAGGTAGGATTACTCAAGATTGGACTGATAAGTTTACAAAAGAGATTAACTATCTTGAATATAAAGTAGATTCTTTAGAAAAGGTAGTTAATAGCAATCTTACACATCGTCGTGATACATTAATCATTGATGTACGCCCTCAAACAATCAAAATTTATCAACCTAATGGAAATAGCATTAATAATAATTCTAGTATTGCTAGTACTCCAAGATGACGATTAAACTATGTGGTTCTTTAGATTTGCAATTATTCTCTTAGGATTTTTATTTATTTTTTATTATACTGCAGTTGTTTTTCAACTGTTAGATGTATGGAAAATAACTAATCGTAAGATAACATGGAAGGCTATTATACCTTTCTATTACTTTATTAAGAGGTAAAAATATATGACACCTCTATTTACAATTCTTGCAATCTGTTTATTGATATTATTAATAGATTGTTTTAAAAACAAAAGGAAACATTAATCACTTTTATAAAATCATATGAATTTAAAAAAGATTATTGCTGTCTTCGTGGCAGTGTTCGCAGTTTTCTGCGTTGTGTCTCTCGGTAAGATTGGAGAGGATGTGAAGAACGAAACTATTGTGGTCAACCAGTACCCCTTTACGGGTAACATGGAGTATTGGACGACGCCTGGCTTCCACTGGCAGTGGTGGGGTAAGACGACGACTTATTACAAGACCCAGCAGCTCTGGTTCGGATCGGATAACGATTCAGGTAACCAGATGGGAAGTCCCATCCCCGTTATCTTTAACGATGCATCGGATGGTATGGTATATGGCTCACTCCGAGTTAAATTACCTACTGATCCGAAGTATCTGTCTCGTATCCAGACGGATTACAATGGTATGGATAGGCTTATTAACGACCTCGTTCGGCCTACTGTAACAAAAGTTATTTATGCGTCAGGTCCTCTTATGTCGGCATTCGAATCTTACGCTGAAAAGAAGAATGATCTTATTGAGTATATCACTGATCAGCTCAATAATGGCGTCTACAAAACTGCTGTAAAGCGTGTTGAGATTATGGATGCAATTACAGGAGACAAGAAAATTGTCAATATTGCAACTCTTATCCCCGACTCTCTCTCTGCAGGAGGTTATAAGCGTAGCGAATCTTCGCCGTTTGCTTACTATGGATTGGAGATCGGTCAGGTAGCAGTCTCTAAGATTGACTACTCTGAAACGGTTAAGAAGCAGATTGCACAACAGCAGAAAGCAAACATGGACATCCAAACCGCTAAGTGACTTTGGCGCTTCATAGAGTAATCTATGTCGATATCTTTTGAATTGCTGGAAGGCTAAGTCAGAAATGATATGCTAATCAGCAGCTAAGTATTTAAGTTAAGCCTCAAATTATTTGGTTTATTAATAAGGTTTTGCTATCTTTGTATTATTAATTAAAAATTATATAATATGAGAAGAAAAATTATTATTCAACCAAATGAAGTTTATGGTAGGTATAAAGCATTAGAAGAGGTTCAATATACAAATCCCTCAGGCACTATTGAAAAACGTTGAAAATGTGAAAACATTGAAACAAAAGAAATTTCATATAAACGCGCACGTGCTTTAGAAGAAAAACCAGAAAGTGAACTAATTAAAGATAAGGTCAATCAAATTCTTGTTGAAAATAATGCTCATCAAATGGGTATTAGAAATCAACTGTTTCGTATATATAAAGCAAATGCAGAAAAACGAAATCACAGTTTTGATTTAACTTTTGATGAATTTAATTCACTTATTGTTCAAGATTGTTATTATTGTGGTTGTCCGCCAGAGTTAAAAGATAACGATTATTGAAGAGGTAGAAAAGATAAATCTCAACCAAATATCTATACTAATGGTGTAGATAGAATAGATTCAAATGAGGGATATACACTTAAAAATTGTGTTCCTTGTTGTTCTAAGTGTAATTTGATGAAGAATACATTTTCTAAAGATGAATTTTTAAATCAAGTTCAAAAGATTTATCAATTTAACTTAAATAAAAGTTCAACGACTATCTCGAAAGAGAGTACATCTGAAGCTAATGCAGATGGAAGTGGAAGACTCCAAAATTAATTTTGGATGAAGATATAGTCTCATCTTATAGGAAACTATAAGCAGTTCTTTTTAGAACGCATATAAGAGTTGCGTCTTATATGGAAGGAAAATGAAAGCTCAAGCAGCTGCAGCTCAGCAGGATGCAATCAAAGCAGAGGAACTTGGAAAAGCCGCTGCAATGACTGCAAAGTGGGAGCAGGAAAAAGTGAAGGCTGTTGAAGTTACTAAGGCTCAACAAGCTTACGAAGTAGCTGCTCTTGCTGCTAAGGAAGCAATGGAGAATGCAAAGAAAGTGAAAGCTGAAGGTGATGCAGAAGCATTCCGTCAAGCAGCATTAGTACGTGCAGGCTTGAGCCCGAAGGAAAAAGCTACTATCGAGATGCAAACAAAGATCGGTGTAGCTGAAGCTTTGTCAAAACTTGAGCTTCCTCGTGTAGTTATGGCAGGCGGTAACGCTAATAGTGGTGGCACTGCCATGGATGCGATGGGACTTAAGATGGTATCGGATCTTGTAGATAAGATGTCGAATTAAGTTCTTTAAGGCTAGGGAGGAGCCTACGGCAATCCTCCCAACAAACAGAAGTAGTTCAATGGTAGAACGTAACACCGATAAGGTTAAAATAGGGGTTCGATTCCTCTCTTCTGTTCTAATTTAACAGTATAATGTTTAAGAATATGTTAAAGTTTAGAGGTAAACAACTTGCAAGTGGCGCAGTTGTAAATGAAAGGATGTACTATTATGTTCTTGATGCACTTGATAGTAATAGTGATATAACTCTTACTTCTATTCTTGGAGTTGAAGTGAGTCGGTGCAATGACTTAACTAAAGAACAATTAGAACAAGTTTTTGATTACTTAATTGAAAAAGAATTAGAATGAGTACTATGAATATAACTCCTATAGAATTAGATCAAATACAAAAACAGCATTGTAAAGGATATTTTAAAGATTTTCCTCCTGAAGTTGTATTTAAGTTATCATATTATTTGCAACGGCGATTTTATATAGGTAAAATAGATTACGATAAATTACCTGATAGAGTTCTTAATGGCTACATTGATTTTAGAGAAACTTCTGAAGGGTCTGAGTTTTGGAAAAAAGTAATATTACATAAAAATTTTGCACTTTACTTTAATCGTTATCCTCCTATATATTATACTGATATTTCCGATTTTTCAACTAGATATCAGATGGCATACCGTTATAATAATTGGTATAGTATTGGAGTTAATAATCTTAAACCTAAAGAAAAACCTTTAGCAACTCTTCCTGAAGAGTCTTTATATGAAAATATTAAATTAAAAAAAGATGGCAAGCGGATTTATTAGTAAATTTATATCTCTTCTTAAGGGAGATGATGCAGAAAAAATTGCAGAACGAATTTGCAAAAAGGGAAATTCTGCAATCGATCTTCAGCTTGCATCAGTGAGAAGTGCAATTCTTGAACAAGAAGATAAGCTTACTGAAGCTGAAGAAAGTTATACAAAAGCTCTCTTAAACGATGGTTCTGCTGAATTTAATAGTGCAAACTATATTCAGAAGATTATCGACAAACACAACATTATTGTTGAAACACAAGAGAAGTTAGATAATCTTAAGAGGAAAGAAGATATCCTCAAAGCAGCAAAAGAATACTTAAACAAATAAAAAGAAACAATGGCAAAAATGAACATGAAGGCTATTACGATGGCTTTCAAAGAAGTTCTTCTCGATGAGGAGGGAAATCCTGTAAAGGATAATGAAGGTAAAACTGTCTATGTACGTGTGTTCCGAAAGGTTCGCCACAATGCAGCATACTTTCCCCGTACTTATCGCCGTTAGGCAGAAAATCCTACCTGCTTCACCAAAGGTGTAGTCCCTGTAATAGAACATTACAGTTTTCTCTATTAAATATATGGAAAAACCATGTATAAGAGAAGGAACCCATACTAAAACTATGAAGTTCTAAAAGGACGATAAACATTGCCTACATCTCTTTGATCGGAGGTGTAGGCTCTATTTTTTACCTATTTTCAAACGAATTCGTTAGGAGAAAGCAGAGCCTCTAGTACTTATGTATTATGCAGAAAACGCGACTAAAACTTGATTCCACAAGTGTTGAATTTTGTTGATTAAATGATACCAGATAGAGTGGTTCATACCCACGAACCTGAATTAAACTACATGATCGTAAAGTATAGATTCTCCTGTAGGCGTACAGGCTGTTATTATTTACCCATTGGAAGGTATGGGAATAGGTAGAGTTAAGGAGGAAGGTTAGTCTACTAGTGTATAGTAGTATAGAGAACATGGCCCAGTACTAGGCTGAATAATAGCCCATGTTAGCACACCTTAACTTTTTAATTATTAAATTTCTATTAAATTATGGAAGAAGATTTTGATGGAAATCAAATATTAGGAGTGGGATTGCTAATAGTAGCTGTACTTGCAGCAATAATTCTAGCTCTAATGTAATTACATAAGTACTAAGCGAAAGCCGAGCGATGAGGGTTCGTCTTCCTAATACGCGTTAAAGCTCCCGAGAGGTATCAGAACTGAGAATCAGAGTATGTTAAGTCTCAAAACGAAGAACAGTACTTATTTTAGGGCCCTTAGCTCAATTGGTTAGAGCAACTGACTCATAATCAGTAGGTTACAGAATCATGCTCTGTAGGGCCCACAATTTTTAAAATTTGTCCATCGTCTCAATTCTTATTGAAGAAATAGTGTACCGTATATTTAGTTCTAGTACATGAAGGAGACATACTTCGAGGATAATCTGGAGGTCGCGAACGAAAGATGAAAGTAAGATGTTAGATAGGACCTGATAATACAGGGGAATTGAGAGCGAAACTCAGGATGGGCACAAAATTTTTAGTAAAATGATAACAAAAGAAGATATAATTCATTGGTTTGAAGTTCTCAAAAATAAATGTGATAAGATAACGACAGGTAATTGTTCTCATGAGATTAACTCAATTCGTTTCTTAGCATCTAATTGGGCAAGTAGAATAAAGAAAGAGCAAGGAGAAACTATGTTTTATCATAATTTCATTGGTATATCTGAAGTTTGTGTTAAGATAACTTCTGGAAATCTTGCTCATCATATAGCAACGATTAAAGGAATGTGTACTCGAAATATAGAGTTTATTGAAAAATATGGAATAGAAGAAATAAGTTAGATATGAGTAGTTATTATCAAAAAATCAACACTCTCTACAAAAGAGACATGACAAAGCCTAAGAAACCGATAATTCTTGGGGAATATTCGGAATCTGAATTTGAAGTTCTTAAAGATCTTAAATGGGAAGCTACTGAAAAGATTGATGGAACTAATATGTCTTGTTGTTTCTGGCCTAGAGAGCGTTTCATAGAGATTCGTGGAAAAACTGAAAATGCAAATATTCCAGCTCATTTGCAAAAGCGGATGGAAGAATTATTTCAGTTTGATCCTTTATACAAAGCTTTTGAAATACAAACAGAAACAGGAGAAGTTGTTTATCCTGAAAAAGTGGAAATCTTTGGAGAAGGTTATGGTCTGAAGATTCAAAAAGGTGGAAACTACATCAAAGATCATTGTGATTTCATTTTGTTTGATGTAAGAATTCTTACATCTGCAGGTGAATCTCTTTGGTTAACTCGAGAAGCATGTGAAGATATTGCTAAAAAGCTTAATCTTAAAATTGTTCCTTTAGTAGGTTATATGACTATTAAGGAAGCTGAAGATTTTGTAAGGGCAGGCTTCAAGTCTTTAGTTGCAGAAAATAAAGACTATATTGCTGAAGGTCTTGTACTTAAAGCCCCCTGCGGATTGTTAAACCGCAGACTTAAAAGGATTATTACAAAAATCAAATATTGTGATTATAAAGATCTTTAATATGAGAGCCCTCAACATTTTAGTACTGTTAGCAATTGTATTGCTACTCTTTCTTTTAATAATTGTTTTAATAGGATATATAATGTTTAAAGCGTCTATTTGGTTAGGTGTTGGATATATTATGATTCTTATTGCAATTGTTATATATCTTTTATACAAACAAGTAGAAAAATATTAAACATATGACTGAAAAGAATAAAGTCTTTTTTGCAGCAGATGGTATTACTGCTACTTCTGCAAATCATCTCTGCAATATAGGTAAAGAATATGTTGCATCTGCACATAGTCGTCTTGATAACATTCGATTTATTACTACGACTGTAGAAACATTAAGTGCAGACAACCGCATCACTCTCTCGCAAGGATTAAATTCTGCAGAAGTACTTTCTTTAAAGGAAGAAATCAGAAAAATTGCTGAAATTAATGCATTTATTGCATATATGCGTGAGGCAATTAAAGCAAAAGAAGCTGAGCATCGTGCTGTAAAGGAGCTTTCTTTTAAGGATTGGTGCGAGCAGGAAAGTATTACTCTTCCTGAATATCCTACTAATCCTAAATATCCTTCTTTTGAAGATATCTTAGGAGAGTTAGACATCAAAGAGCGTAATCGTTATTATACTCTTGGTGCGGAAGCAGCTATTATTGGTAAGCAGATCCATCCTCGCGGGGCTATTCATGAAGCACGTGAAAAACTGTTTGATGCAATATCAAATCCTGCATTAGTAGAAGATGATAAAATTTATCGTCATGTTGCATCTGTAAAACAGGAGGAAGTTGAAGAACTCTACTTTGAGTTACAAAAACAACATCGTGCTGTTGAAGCAAGCCTCAACGCTATTAAGGGTTCTATTGATCAACGTGTTGCAGAAGAAACTGCAAAACTTGATACAGAAACTGCAGTTAAATTCAAGCAATATTCAAATGAAATAGAGCTTTTGAATAAGCAGTTTACAACCTGGAAAAATGAGGAAATAAGTAAAATTGGTAAACTTCGGATTATAATTCCGAATGAGCTGAAAGATACTTATGATTTCTTAAGTTCTCTCTAATAGGTAGATAGATGCTATACTGTATTTTCATCAGTATACTCTATCTTTTACATAGGACTAAATCCTACAAGAATATATTGTGTGTTATACGCATGTGCGTATAATATAAATATAGACAAACACTTGCTCTAGTAAAGCAAATGCATAATAAGCATTATCCGCTATTGTACAAACTTGTGAAATACTTCAAATATAAATATAATTGACTTTGTTTTTAGCTTTGAGAAGTATTTCGTCATGGTCATTGTTTTTACTTTTGCCTCTGTTAGGATTTAGTCCTATGACTATTTCTTTATATACCTGCTGACTCCTGCGGTATAGAAAATGGGTAGTTTTCCTTCGACTATATGTAAGGGTATGTAACTCAGTGATACTTAAGACTGAGGGAGTTAAAACTAATCTAAAAAGTTTGGTAAGTTGACTATTGAAGTCCTATAAAGAATAGTCCTCCGCGATGTTCAGGTAACTTCACGCGTATCTGAAGTATCCCTATCGTCTTTCCTAGGACATTAAACAAGGATCTTGAGCCTATCGAGAATACGGGGCGATTCGGTCGGTTTTTTCATGTTAGGTTCCGCAGAAATAAAGAACATGCTATGTAGTTTCCATCGTGAAATAATAGCCGCGGTTAGTGTTTTCACACTAATCTCCGTTATAATTAGAGTAGGGATACTCTAGACTACAAGCTTGGAGTTCTACAAGTTTAAAAAAGAATCCTACTAGGGAGGTGATGGTTAAGTCCTCCCTGCTCGGGGCTGCTAGGTATTTGATCCTAATGTCAAGTAATATCAATCGTGTCGAGTTTGATTCATACTCGTAAAACAGATTCAAACAATAAACGCAAATAACATTTTTTCGCGCATTATCAACAAGGTTGAGACGGCGCTGTTTGGCGACATTGAAGGAGTAGCTTTAATGGTTGCGTAAATCAATGGGAGGTTCGTCACTCTTAAACTGGCGAGAATAACACTTCCTTTCAAGGTTTGGCTTCGTTCCTTAAAAATGAGCTGGTGGATGGGTCACCTTCAGGTACCCCTATTGGGTAGTTCCAATTAAAACAAAACTAACACACGTAACAAGTTGATATTAGGAGAATTAGGAGACACGCGTTCGATTCGCGTCAGCTCCACTATTTAATACTCAGCTACTTAGGTGGCTGAGTATTTTTTAAAATTGAAATTTATGAGTAGTAAATTAAAGATATTTCAATATCATAACTTACATCTATACAATCTAAAACAATATAGAATAGCTTTAGAAGTTGGAGTATGTAATTCTAGAGAAGGTTTTCTAAGTGTATTAGGAAGTAATCAACGTTTAGCTTGGGAATTTAAAAAATGGTTACCTATACATAAAGAAGATTTTATTCCATATTCTATGAGTTATCAATATGGGCATGTAATAGTACATAGTGATATGTGTATACAAATAGTTTATAGAATATGGGTAAGATAGTTCAAATTATAGATTCTTTCCATGATGAACGATTGTTATTTAGAATTTGTGAGGTCGTGGGAACTTACAATAATCCTTTTACACCAAGTAAACTTATAGTTGGAAGTAATAGATTTTTATCTTGGGAATTCGATGAGTGGCTTCCAGAATTTAAGGATTTTGTTAACCTAGAGAAAAATCATTTAAGATATGGAAGAGTACTTGTTGTAGAGGATGAATATGAGATTACAAAATATCGTATATGGATAAAATAGTATAGATTAAATATGCCCGTGGATTACGGTATGCAAAAAATAAGATATGCTTAATATTAGGTGCAGATGAAGATGGATCTATTGTTTTAGCTCGAAGTTCTAGTTTAAGTTGGGAGATTTCTAAGTATCTAATATCTCATCTTGTTAAATGTAATTTTACTTCTAAAGAATCTAAAAAATTAAATCTTATTTGTGGAAGATATATAGGACCGACAGATATTACTTTGTTATGTAAAATACCGTATATGGATAAGTTAACTTCTTATGACATTTGTACAAAATATGGATGTCTTTCACGGATATTTACTCTAATTACATATTTTGTTATGTTATTTGTAGTAATTTTATTACTTAACATCATATTATAATGTTAAGAAAACTTAGCATAATTTTTATTAGGTAAGCTCCTGTACTTCTTGCAGTTAAAATTTTAATATTATTACTAGCTGAATATTTTGTAGTTAGTTCTTTGTTGATTGGGTTGGTCAGTTCAATTACTGATCTTTTAATTGCAATTGGATTACTTATACTCTCACTAACATTTAAGTTTTGTATCTATCATAGACTGATAATATATTATGTCTTTGTAAGTTACATCAGTTATATTATTAGTATATTATTTGAATTTTCATTAACAAATATAGTATTCATATCTTCATTTCTATGTCTAACTATTATCGTTATATTTTTAGTAGTTTACACATATTTAAGATATGGAGATAAAAAGCAATGATAAACTCTTGTCATTCAAGATACGGACGTTTAATTTTTTACACACTATGCATTATAAACTTATAATTTTCGAAAATCACACTAAATCTACTAGCTTAGACATCACTCCTGAACAAGCTAGACAAATCTTAGGAGTAACTGACTATACTCCTGAACAGTATGAAATATTGGCAGAAATAACCAATCGTCCTGCATCCTACTTTATGGATGATTTAGTCGATTATTATGTAGACTTCTAATAAAAATATGGATCTTAAAGAACATATTGTAGGAGAAGTTGAAGGATATCCTGTAATCTACATTGAAGAAAAAGATACAATTTTCTGTAAGAACACTGCTGTAAAATATTCTTTATTAAAAAGATTATATGATAGTCCTTTCTCAAGAGAAAAAATTGAGGAAAAATCTCTTACTATAACAAAAGAAGAACATTTTGTTACATTTGGTTGTTTAACTACAACTAAAGAATATTGTCAAACTGTAATAAAAAATATAAATAAAATTAAAAATGGGAAATCCTGTAGGAGTTAAAAGCGTAATGCGAAGTACTGTTTCTAAGTATGAGCAGGAGCAAAAAGAGAAATTTATTCAGGTAATGTCTGATCCTCGCATGCGTTATTCAGATGCTTTAAATTTTGTTGAAAACGAGATTAAGCAGTCGAAGCGTATGGGTACATTCAATCATAAGATCTTGTGTTTTATGAATGATGGAGTTTATCAGCTGAATCGTGCAATCCAAGAAGTTTTTGGAATTGTATCAGCAGCTAAAAACGATAACCCTTCAGGAGGTGATGATACTGTTAATACGATTGAAGTTATCCTTGCTGATGGACGTCGTGTTAAAGTTCCGTATGGAGATATTGAACTTGCGGATTTAGGAGAAGGAAGTGTTATTTCTATCTCTTACAATGGTAACGATCACCATCTCTATATCAAAGGTAAGTGTCAGTTCAGATTTACAACTCTGATGGATGACATTATCGATCGGACAAAAGAACTTCTTGCAACTGATTCTATTTATAAGAGTCAGGCATTAGAGATCTCTGATCTTAACAATCCTCTTATCATGGATCTGTCAAATATTGACCGTGAAATGATGGTTCTTTCTGAAGATACTGCTCTCGGATTACGTCCTCTTAAATCTCGTATCAAGTATCCTGAAAAATGTACTGAACGAGGAATTCCTCTGAAGTATGGCGCGTTATTTGAAGGTCCTTATGGAACTGGCAAAACTCTGCTTGCTTTTAAGCTTATTCAGGAAGCTATTCAGAATAATTGGGTAAGTGTATATCTGAAAGATCCTACATTACTTGCTGAGACTATTCGTCTTTGTAAAGTAATTGATGGAACTGGGCATGGAGTTGTTATCTTTGTTGAGGATATCGATCAGGTAACTCGTGGTAAACGAGATGCTGCTATGCAGGATATTCTTAATACTCTTGATGGTGGTGATACTAAGGGTATGAATGTAATTACTCTGTTTACTACTAATCATCTTGAGCTTATTGAGCCTACTTTCCTGCGTGGCAAGCGTATTGGCAAAGTTATCTCCTTAGGTGCCTTAGATGAAGCTACTGCTAAAGAGTTCATTGAGCGTTCTTTTGTAGGAGATTATACTCTTCAGGGAGATTTCTCTGCAGTATGTAAGCAGATCCGAGATTCGAATATTGCTCCTGCTTTCATGGCTGAGATTGTAGAATCTGTAAAGAGTGATATGATCTTTATGGATGATACTAAGGTTGTATTACCTCAGTATATCAAAGTAGCAGTTGAATCTTATCTGCGTCAAGTAGGTCTTGCTCAGAAGAAAGATATGACTGAAACTCCTGAAGTTAAATTTGCTGAATCGATTCGCGAAATTACTGGTATTGATCGCGTTGAGAAGAAAGTAGATGAACTTATTGAAATGCAAGACTAAGTGCTATGGAGAGCATATGCTCTCCTATGACACCTTTATTCTACCTTCACGTGGTGGTGTTGTAAGTAGATAGATATCGAAACCAAAGAATAAATAAAATGTAAATTATTTTAAAACAACTATGATAGTACAGTATTTTGACGTAATTCACTGTAAAACTCAGGAACAGGTAACGGCAGTAATTAACAAACTTCATTCTGAACAAGGACTTACTTGGATGCACGATGATGAAAATCCTCTTATCGAAAACCCTGCAGATTTTGAAATAGAACAGAAGTTCTTTAAAAATATTAATGAAGAAGAAAAGGAGGAGTTTTATATTGTAACAGTGAAATTTCCTGAATTAGATAAGTGTATTGTTCACATATCTCGAAAGGAACATAATACAGAAACAATGCGAGCCGCTCTTGCAGAAACTGATGAGGAAGAAAGTTCTGCAGAAACTGTTTTCTATGAAGCTGAAGAATTTCTTGGAGGTTTTATAGGAAGCGATCTCTTTGGAGTATTTTCTATAGACTACGAAGTCTATGATACTGAAGATAATCATATCTGTAGTATTAAGAATAAAAAGGAACTTTCTGAAATTTATAATAAAGCTATAGAAGAAGGAACTACATTTGTTGTCTACGTCGGTAGTGAAAAAGTAGAAATCAATTCTGAGCATAATATTGATTATTATGATGAAAAAATTGCATTCTAATCAAGAATACTGAAATCAATTAAAGGAAAATGATAAAGTATTAGTAAAATCTAAAGACTGGTATGATAAAAACGCCGTTGAAGAACTTACAGGTTTAAATGTTCCTATAGGTCCCAAATTTGTTCCAGCAATGACTGAAGACTGTAATAAATTCTTGACAGTTTCTAATATTATAGGTTGGAGTAGTGAAAAAGACTTACGCTTTGAAATTAAACATAACTGGTATATATACTCAAGTCTTTTTGTTCATAAGCTAATTATTCGTAACTATAGAATTTTATTGTAATAATTTTTTAAAAATAAGTGTATAAATATTTGGATATATTAATTTTTGTCCTTATATTTGTACACTTTTCTGATAAAATCAGACTGATTGCCCTGTCGTTTAATTGGCTAAGACATCGCTCTTTGACAGCGAAGTTCCAGGATCATACCCTGGCGGGGCAACTAATAAAATAATTTATATGATTGGAATTTATTGTATTACAAATTTAGTTAATAATAAAAAATATATAGGTAAGACTACTGAAGGTATCAATATTCGGTGAAAAGACCATTGTACCTGCGCTCGAAGAAAAAATATTCAAAATCGACCTTTATATAAAGCATTTAATAAATATGGAATAGAAAACTTTAAAATAGAACTAATTGAAGAATGTTCTATTGAAAATTTAAATGCTAGAGAAATCTATTGAATTGCAAAGTTTAATACCTTTAAATATGGTTACAACGCAACAAAGGGAGGTGATGGAAAAATTCTGTACGATTATGCTGAAATTGTAAGTGTATATACTGAATTAAAATATGTAACGAAAACTGCAGAATATTTTAATTGTGATCCATTAGTCATTAATAAAGCTTTGAAGGCATATAATATATCTACAATCGATCATAAAGGTGAAACTAGAAAGGCAGTAGAGCAATATGATTTAGATAATAATTATATACAAACTTTTTCTTCAGAAAAAGAAGCTGCACTATGACTTTATAATAATAAAAAGGTTCCTAACTTTAAAACAGGAATTATAAGTCATATACATAATGTTGCAACTGGAAAAGCTAAAACAGCATATAAGTATATTTGAAAATATATATCGTAAATTGATTCGGGGCGGATCAACTAAATTTTAAATATATGAAAGAGTGGTGGTATAAAATTAAGAACTTCTTTAGAAATATCTATACCTATAGAAAAATATTATTAGCAGATTATCAATTTGATTACGGATATCTTCTTGATTTAGAAAGGTTTAAGTTACAATTAATGCTTAAATCTTTTAAAGATGAACCTCATACAGATCACACTAGCGATATTCGTTGGATATCTATATGTATTAAACTTATTGATATTATTCAAGAAGAAGATTCTGCTCTAGAAGTTGTTAAAATGGAAATGAGTAAACCTCAGTTCAAACTTATTAAATATGTAAATATTAATAATGCATTTCGATTCGGAATTGAATATCTTGATCGATATGATAGTCTTCAAGTATATCGAAAAGAATTATTAAGACAGCAAAAAGCACTTTATTTATATAATAAAATTAGATATAATTATATGTTAGAGTGGTGGGATTAACTTTAAATATATGAGATATATAAAATGTTTTGCTAAGCATCAATTATTAAAAGGAGATAAAATAGTAATCGCAAGTAAAGAAGTTTTGAAAGATAATAGAACAGTGCATCCTTTTGTAGATAGCGAAATGCTAAAATATGCAGATCAAGTTCATACTTTAAAGTCTGAACCTAAAGATGTAGTTTATCTTACAAATACTCAAAACTGGGTATAGGGTCCAACCTTTTTCAGAAATTTAATTATTCGCAATTATAGACTTCTATTAGAAAATTAATTATTTAAGATTTTTTAATGTTTGAATTAAAAAAGATTTATCTTCTTAGTGAGAAGAAATATATACAAATATGTAAGGAAGGGAATAGTTGTTTCTCTGAGAAGCGATTGCCTTGTTGTTTTCAATATAGTTCAGATTGTTCTTTTTATCTTTGTCCAAGTAGAGTATATATACGTATTAAATATAGAATAACTTTATAAACAATGGTCTTATAGGGTAGTGGTTATCCTTCCAGCTTGTCACGCTGGAGACACGAGTTCGATTCTCGTTAGGACCGCAAAAATTAAATAAAATAATGGCTCCTTAGTTCATTCGGTAGAATATGGGCTTTGTAACCCCAAGAGAACGGATCGTAACCGTTAGGAGCCTCTATTATTGGGGGGGGGGTATGTAAATACTCTCTCACAATATTAACTTTTTAAAACTATTAAACATGTTTAATTCAAAAGGTACAACATCTGTAGATCTGTCGAAGAAAGTAGACAGCGTTTTAAATGCTTTTAAAACAGCAATTGATGGACTTAATGCAGTTAATACTCAGGCAAAAGAAGGTATTGCTGCTAAAGAAGAGGAAATTAAAGCTGCTCAAACTGAGAAAGAAGCACTTGAAGCAATCTGCAAAAAGAACGAAAGTGTTCTTGCAAAATTAACTGCTATCCTTGAATAAAGGATAGTTTTCGAGTATGGGGTGTGGAAGTAGCACGAGAAATTTGGGATTTCTAGGGGATTGAGCGTTACAATCATACTCGACTAATAATTAATTATATTTATGGAAGATTTTATTCAACACCCTAGTCCATTCTGTATTCAAATTGTAGAAGGATGTATAATACAAGCAACTCCTTCAGACAGTGAATCTTGTTCAGATCCTGATCAATTTGGCAATTATTGCATATGTCGATCTCGAGGAGATAACCCAGCAAAAATGAGATGTTATTTTACTTGTGATAATGATTCTGAGTATAGTGATTATGTAATACAAATTCAAATTAAATACAGAATTTATGTAAATAGTAAAATGGAGAGTTAGCCAAGTGGTTCACGGCACCTGACTTACATTCAGGAGATCGGGAGTTCGAATCTCCTCGGATACCAAAAGTATTCTTTAAACATACGAATCTGGACAAATGGTTAGACCTTATCTTATAAACCCCAAGCTATAAGAATTAAGAAGTATTTCTCTCAAAATTAGGTAGATCCAGCTTCCTAGAGAGATAGAAGAATACTTACGATATAGTAGATTAGTTAAAATAATAATAACTTCTACTAAATACCTACATGGCGCAATTGGTTAGCGTACTTCTCTGATAAGGAAGCGGTTGAAGGTTCAAGTCCTTCTGTAGGTACTAAAAGAGAAAATTATGAAAGAATATAAGATTTGGAAATTTATACCAGGAAAATATTTACAAACAGTAACTGTTAGTCTTGAAGAGGAATATCCTTGTAAACAAAAAAGATGTGGATATTCTTGTTTAGGAGATAAAACAGAACACGTATGTTTTATTAAAGTAAATCTTACTTTTGAAGAACGTGTAAATTTAGAATGTACGGCTTCAAATAATAAAGAACATAAAAATTTTATACATATTAGACTTTTACATAGAATTTTTATAGATGAATAATTATAAAGAGGAGTGTAATCCTTAGGAAGAGCTTATAATATAATCGGTTAGTATCCTACACTTTTAATGTAGTTGTCAGGGTTCGAGTCCCTGTAGGCTCACACAATTTTTAAGTCAGAATCACAAATGATAAAACGTTTTAAAAATAAGTACATACAATCTATAAGAAGAGGTTATTTATGTCATATTACTCCTAATAAAAGATGTTATGGATATGAATATCATCATAATTCAGATGGATGTATGATTTTTAATGAGAAATTTGGAAGATGTAGTAACAGACGTTATAATGTAATTAAGTACAGGATCTACGCAGATTAAATATTTTCCTGAAATAAAGTGTTGTATACAAGCAGTTAAATCTCTACAACGAAATTATTGTAGTAATAATCAATGTTATAAATCAACTAATTATTGTATTTTGTTTTTACCTGCTTTTAATAAAAGTTGTCTTAAATATTATTTTTGGAGAGTTTCTTATCGTGTATTCTTAGAAGCTTCTTATGATAGAATGTAAAATATAAGGGAGTATGGCTGAGTGGTTTAAGCACAAAACTGTTAATTTTGGTAACGTGGGTTCAATTCCTACTGCTCCCGCTAATATTAAACTTAATAACAAATAATTTGTTACAAATTTATTAACTTTTTGTGTTAAAACAAGGAAGATTAAGCCAAGTTGGACTAATGGCAGCACTCTTGAAAAGTGTAGGTCGCTTAAAACGGCGTGGGGGTTCGAGTCCCTCATCTTCCGCAATTAAAATTAAATTATATGCAAAGACCTATTGTATTAAAATATTGGAGAATAATTAGATATAAAACTTTAATTATTCAATGTGTACCTGAAGGAAAACCTGAGAAAAGATTTTGTTATGAATCTTCTGTTGGAAAGCCATGTGCTTTTACAGGAAAGGCTTGCACTGATTTTAAATGTATAGATAGAGCAGATGGTCTTCGAGTTAGGTATATTAAAGTAGATTATAGAGTTTATGTCAATAGAATATAGAGTTTCTCAAATTATAAAAATTCCAAATAATAGTTATCTATTATTTCAAACTGTTTTAGGTGAGAAAAACAATAGCTCGTGTTCTGTAAGTTTTATTAAAAATAAAGGTTGTTTACTTCACACATATAATAGACGTCTTTGCCATAAGTTTTTATGTAGTCCTAAAGAACGAAAAGATGGTATTAGAGTACGTTATATTAGACTAGATTATCGAATTTATTTATTTAAATAAGCACTCTTGATGTAACTGGTAACATGACAGTCTCCAAAACTGTTCTTTGGGGTTCGAATCCTTAAGAGTGTGCTTATATAATTAGGGCTGTTAGTATAGTGGCTATTACATCTGGTTTGCAACCAGAAAACAGGGTTTCGATTACCCTACGGTCCACAATCTTCTGTAGATTAGGATTCTATACAGAAAGAGTACTGTAATCTGTTAAGAGCTTATAAATCAGACGTTAAAGAAAAAAGTTTTCGGGGCTGAAGAGCCCTGCTATGAATCTAATCCTAGTAGAAATACTAGGATTTTTGGAACTGCGGTGTGCTAGGTGCGCTCGCTGGACTGAAAATCCAGAGGTAAATGTTCGACTCATTTCAGTTCCGCACTATCGTCTTCCTTATTAAGTTTGGTAACACGTGCACTGCCTGTAAATCTTAATAATAGATATGCTTAGTACTTATTTTTATTAGTGGATGTATTAGCTCAGTGGTAGAGCTCTGGCAGGGAGTGCCAGAAGTCATAGGTTCGAATCCTATATGCATCCCTTAAATTGAAAATTATGATTATACCTTCAAATTTTTTAGTTAAAACTATTACATTATGTAGTAAGGGAGATGTATCTACTCCACATGTAGTAATAAACTATCTTGCAAGAAGCCTATTTTTTATTCTTTTAAAATTTCCTCCAAATGAGAAATTAATGAAAGTTAAAGAAATAAAAGATAGAATTTTTATTAAAAATCTTGATCATAAGATGACTATGGGTCTTATGGAAGCAAAAAGGATTGTAGATGAATTAACTATAGAATATGATATGAATAATATCTATAGAATACGATTGGTAGAATAGCCAAGTTGATAAGGCAGTGGTCTGCAACACCACGATCGCAGGTTTGAGTCCTGCTTCTACCTCTAAGCGAGTTGGAGAAGATGGTTACCTCGAGAGTTTCATAAGCTCTAGACCTCGGTTCAAATCCGAGACTCGCTACACAAAATTTTAAAGTTATGAGAAATATATTTAACGTACTTATATGGAATTTTAATACACAAACAATAGAAGAATATAATGTTATTCCATATTTTGTAAGAGAATGGAAAGAAGAAAAAGATAAATCTAAATTTAAGTCTTTTGATGATATTAAAGAATTTGTTAGAAGTAAATCTTTATATCAATTCTGGTCTCGATGTGAATATGAAATGATTGTTAAAGGATGGCCTGTAACTAAAAGAGAAATTAAATTAGATGTACATGAACAAATCATGATGAATCTTGATTTAGTTACACAAGTTTTTATAAATACTATTGGATGGAAAGTAAAGTAAAGGATATTTTGTTACTTTTAGAACAAAATGGATGATCTGATCTTATCGATAGTCGATGAGAACAACAGGTTAGAGAGGAAATATTAACAGCTTATCCTGATATTGATATAGATACTTTAGATAAGGTGTTAGAAATTGTATTAATTTAATTAGGATTACAAGTGAAAATAATTGTAAGTCCAGTTGACTATAATCACGATGAAACTGCAATTATATTTTACTGTAGAGCAAAAGATCGTGAAGATTATATGCGAGTATATGGTATTTTTGATACAGAACAATTTGAAATTATTGAATCAAGAATTACCGATATAACTATTTTTAGAAAAATGGTTGAAAAACTTAACAATTTTGGATTTGAAAATGAAAAATATAAAGAAAATAATCCTAATTTTGATATTAATATTGTTAAGCTCATGTGCAACAACAAAGTTTAACTTAATGATTGGTCCTACAGGCGAGGAACAGAAAACGTATATAGAAAATATAAAACAATATAAATAATGGTACTTATTTCATTCTTAATTCTTTATCTAATACCTGTGTTTCTAGTTCATATTATTGGATGGTATTTTTGGAAAAAGCGTACTGATTATGGGAAAACAATAGGAGATATGTATGAACATTATGGTATAGCTGATGGAAAGCCTTTAGTAGTTTTTACTTGGGTTCCTTTTGTTAATATTTTTATATTATTAATGGGATTTATTATGCTTTTTATAAATTTAATAAGTAATATAAAAATTCGATAGTATGTATACTCTTTTTGTTATTATTTTATGTTATTTTATTCCTGTATTTATTAACGCTTTTCTCTTTATTTTTGCTTATAAAGTAAGTCATAAAGAAAGAATTACTATTGGAAAAATATTTGAATATTGGAATGATAAGTTTAAAGATAGTGATGGGGATAGTAGTCTTTGTCTATTTCTTTTTATTCCTGGAATGAATATACTATTTATATTCTATACTTTTTTCTTATCATTGTATAATATATTTAAAAATATAGAAGTCTAATGTTCACTTTTATTACAGGTCTAATTGCAGTTTTAGTATGTGGAGCTCTTATAGGATATGAACGGCAATTTAAATCTAAAATAATTGGAATTAGAACCTGTATATTAATTATGTTAGGTTCTTTTGTTTTTACATATATTTCAATTAAAATAGGTGGAGATCCGTCTAGAGTTGCTGCACAAATCGCTTCTGGCGTTGGTTTTATTGGTGCAGGCATAATATTTAAGAATGGAATAGATGATATTCGTCATTTAACTACAGCTGTATTAGTTTGGGTATTAGCAGCTTTAGGTAGTTTAATTTCTCTTGGATATTTATTTGAATCGTTAATGATAACTGGAATAATCTATATAATCCTTAAAATAAAAATACTAAAATGAACAAAATTGAAAAGCTGTACAGGTCTATGTATGAAAATGAATTACGTAAACTAAGAAAATGTGCAGAATCTGTTCAAAAACTTTCTCAATATGTTGCATTTAAAGCATGGAGTGAGGAAGTAATGGCTTACTTGTTCTTTAAGATAGATCGTTTAGATTATATTTGGGAATGGGAATATAAGGATAAAATTGCAACATTTATTCAAGATTGTCAAGAAATCGCTTTGCAAAAAGTAAAACTCAATTCTAAATGACAAAGGAAAGAAAACTTTGGTTATCAGTATGTAATAATGATTTAAAGAAATTAGAAGCTTGTGCTTATTCTATTCGAACAGAAATTCAGAGAAAAGTATTTTTGAATTGGAGTGAAAAGGCAAAGCAAAATATTATCTTTAAATTAGATAAAGCTACTCGTTGGGGACATAGTCCTCATAGAGGAGAAATTTCTTATATTATTTCTGTGTATCAACAAAGAGTTAGAGAAATGATGTTAGAATAAATATTAATGGTTTGCGTCGTTGGTGTTAGTGATAGCATATTAGACTTCCAATCTAAAGGGGAGAGTTTGAATCTCTTACGACGCTCTAAAGTGAATAATGAATATTGATGAAAACTATTAAAGAACTTTCAGATAGACAAATTAAACTTGCGTGAATTAGTAGTAATGAAACAAGTCCAAAGGCTAATAAGCAAAATATTACTCTTAGATATACTGCTTTAGTACCTTATAAATTACTTTCTCAAGTTAAACCTATTGGAGGCGAAGATAATGAAGTTGAAGAGATTAAATGGATTGATATAAGAAAATTAAACAACTATAAATGGGCATTTAATCACAACAAAATAATTGAAAGAATTATACTTTTAAAACAATATATACAAAATGACAGACATAAACACTTTAGCTAAAAGTGGTTGGTATGAAACTAATCACGATAAGTATAAGTATGTTTACTTAGAGCTTGATTATAGTAAAAAAATTAACAAGTTTGTATTTTCAGGCTGTTTAAGCCCTCAAGGGTTAGCTTATTTTCCACTTCCTAATCAAATTTATAGAGAACCAGATAGTGGAAATATGTTTTGTGTCCCTTTTACATTATTTTCGCTTGTAAAATTTTGTGACGGGACTTTACTTCCACTAGTTTTAACTGAAGACTTAGTAAAAAGGTACGCAGATCCTGAAAATATTGTTCTAACTTCTTTATGTATTAATATCTCTCGTTATGCAAGTAGTTTAGACTTTAGTACTATTCATCTTACTCGAGATACTCCTTTAAGAAATCTCTTGAGTGAAGAGGCATTAAGAGTTGTTACTGGTAGTATGTTTGACTATTTTATGATAGGTGTATTAGAACATAAGAAAGAGTTTGATGAGCTTAATACTTCTCATTCAAATATAGAGTCTTTCATTAAGGTAATCTTAAAAATAATGGATTTGTAATAAGTTCTATATTAGAACTTATTTTGGAGAGTTGGGGGAGTTGGCTTAACCCATCGTCCTGCTAAGACGACGTACCTCAAAAAGGTGCCACTAGTTCGAATCTAGTACTCTCCGCAAATTTAAAATAACATGAGTAAACTAATAATTAATAAACATCAAATTCGTTATATACCAGAATACAATTTATATTTACAGAGAGTAGGAGTAGATAATGCAAGTGTTCGTTGTACTTGTAAACGTATATGTTCGATTTATCAAATCTGTAGGGATGGTTATTGTCGTAATAAAACTAGAGACCCACATTACGGTAATCATGGTTGTGCAGATAACGGAGAGCAAGACGCTTATAAAATTATTTGTTATAGAATATACTTAGAACCTATAGAATGGAAATAGCAAATTTAAAGGTATATAATGATAATATGCGAAAATCACTTTTAGATAAAGCATATTTTCTATCTTTTGTAGATTCGGATACGTTCATTGATTTTGGATGTGCTGATGGATCTTTATTAAAACATATTCATGAGATGTTTCCTGATAAGAAACTAATTGGATATGATATATCTCCTGAAATGCTTCAAGTTGCAGAAAAGAATCTTGAAGGATGTAATGTTTCTTTATATAATAATTTTGAAAACGTTATATCCTTAAAGTTAGATAATGCTACTTTAATACTTTCTTCTGTTATTCATGAAGTTTATAGTTACGGTGATAATCAAAGTGTAAATGAATTTTGGAGGCAAGTTTTTAATGAAAACTTTAGATATATTGCCATTCGAGATTTAACTCCTCGAAAGTCAATTGATAGAATGTCAGATATTAATGATGTTTCTAGAGTTTTACATAATGCTAATCCCACACATTTAGCTGAGTTTCAATCTATTTGGGGAAATATTAGTAACAATAAAAATCTAGTTCATTTTCTTATGAAATATAAATGGGTTGAAAATTGGGCTAGAGAAGTTAGAGAAAATTATTTTCCAATAACTATCGAAGAGTTTTTGTCAAAAGTTCCTAATAACTATGTTATTGATTATTTTTACGAATTTATTATGCCTCAAACTCAGCAAGGAATTCTTAAAGATTTTAATATCTTATTAAAGGATACAACACACTTCAAATGCATTTTAAGAAAAATATAATATGAAAGTAGTACAAGTAAATGTAGATTACACGGAAGAAGTTAATTCTTCAAATAAGAATTGGTTAAATTCTGATTCTAGACATTGTGATATCTTAGTTAGAAGTGATGATGCAGAAACTATTAAATATAGTGGAACTTTGTCTCAATCACAAGTAGAACATATCGTATTTCTAATTCAGGATAATTATTCTGCAAAGGATATTAAAGATCAAATTATCGAATACGAAGTTCAAAATCTATCTCCTACAGTAACTCCTCAGATTGGAGATCCTGAATTTTTGGAAGAATAATAGAGAGATTTACTCTCTATTTGCCCTCGTGATGGAACTGGCAGACATGCCGCTCTTAGAAAGCGGTCTGAAGTAATAGTAAGGTGCAGGTTCAAATCCTGTCGAGGGCACTCTAATAGCCTCCTATCTTGGAGGCATTTTCTATTTTATAGATATGTTTAAGTTTATTAAAAAGATGTTTAACAATAGAAATATTCTAACTAAAAACTTATATAAAGTAAAGTTAGATAAATATGATGAAGCTCTAATTATTATTTGTAAAGCTTTAGGAGTAAACTTACTAAAGGCAAATTTCTTCCATATAGATTCTTATACAAGAGTAATAAAATCATATGGATCTTTGATAACTATTATTGATTTTGATAATGCTATTGATTTAATTTTTGGTAATTTAAGTCCGAAAAGAAATCATGATGAAATTGTTCTACAATACATGATTAAGGTTATGCAACTTCCTTCTAGTGTTATTGATAATGATAGATTTTATCGTAGTATTCGTAGGACCTTTAATAAGATTTCTGTATATTATTCTAAAGAAGATAAATTTACATGGTTTCAAGAATATTGTCGAAAATTTATAAAACCTGAATGGTCTAATTCTTTTTGCTTTTACTATAAATCTGCAGAATTTTATGTAACTTTTTATCAAGGATATTTTAAATATAAATATAGACAAGAAAGATACCAAAGAAGGAATTATAATAACCAACAATTTCAAAATCAAACTAGTATAGATAGATATTATAAAATTCTTGGAATTAGTATTACTAAAGATAAAAGTATCATTAAAACTGCTTATCGTAAGTTGTGTTTTCAATATCATCCTGATAAAGGAGGTTCTAAGGAAAAATTTATTGAAATTAATCAAGCATATGAATATTTAATTACACATGTCTAGTATATATGAATTAATGAAACTTAAAGGTTATAATGGACCTGACGATATAATAAAACTTCAAGAATGGTTAGCTATAGAAAAACAAATATTTATTGAAACAAGAGTGTGTTGGAATAAAGAAGAAACTTTTCCTATTGGATATAGTGCAAAAATTTGGCTTCCTCCATACACAAGTTGTAGAATAGCTCCTACAGCTTTAACTATTGAAGAAGCTATTGAACTTATTTTGATAAAAGTTTTTGACTATATTTAAATACGTAAGTCCCTGTAGCTCAGCTGCATAGAGCAAGATCCTTCTAAGATCTGGGTCGCAGGTTGGAGTCCTGCCAGGGATACTAAATAAATATAACTATGATATTATATAAAGTTCAAAAATATTTTCCTACCGACGATATGAATGAATTTATAGAATGTGATATTTATTCTGTAGATGATTTTGAAAGAGAAAGTATAAAACAGGCTATTCGTGATGGTCTTAAACCACATATTTGTTCAGGTATATGTAGAGAATGTAATAATTTTATAGGTTTAGTTGGAGTAGATCTTGAAAAACAAACAGGAACTGTAATATGTTCTCATAAAAATTATTACAGACTTGAATTTGATGAAAATGAAGTTTAGTAAATTATTATATATGAAATTATACGATTCAACTGAAAATGCATTTCATTGGGAAAAATTAGATTTAATCCCTGAAATAGAAAAACTAAAACAAACACCTCAAAATGAAATATGGCACAAAGAGGGTAATGCTTTTGTACATACTTGTATGGTTGTACAAAGTGCGTTAGATCATATTTCAAATGAAACTATTGATTATTTAGCATCACCTGAAATTAGAGAAATTTTAGTATATGCTGCTTTATTGCATGATGTTGGCAAAGCTTTTACAACAAAGAAAGGAGAAGATGGCCTATATCATGCAAGTAACCATGCAATTAAAAGTGCAGAAATTGCAAAAGATTTATTAGTTAAGTTAGAAGTAGATGAATATTTACATACCGCGATTATCTCATTAGTTCGTTGGCATATGCAGCCTATGTACATTCTTGAACAGACAAATCCTGAAAAAGCTATACTAAAACTAGCTAATAATCTTAATGAAGTAAATGTAGAACTTTTAATTCTACTAAAGCAATGTGATTGTGAAGGTTCAATCTACGATAAGGATGATCATCGAGACGAAATACTCCAAAAGGTAAGAGAGATTTATTATGATAAAATTACTTACAAACGTGGAGAAACAGTTAAGATTACTAAGTTATCAGACAATGATACTTGTAGTTATGTTCCAGGACATCATCCTAGTGGAATTAATACTGGATATGAAAAAATAGGTAGGCTAATTGAACCTATTACAAAAGGACATAGAGTATATATAGGACTTGGATTCTCTACATCTCCTGTTGTAGAAATTGTTAGCAAAAATTGTTTTAAAACAAGAAATTCTGTATATGAAATTACAGAAGTTTGTAAAACTACAGAAAAATAAAATTTAATATAATGCGTTATTTATTAGTAAAAACCGAAAACATGCCTATTTTGGCTCTAGCTCTTGGAAGTCTAGATTACAAAGCTGGAAACTCACCTATTTTTCCTATTGCATTTGGAGAATTCTCAATTTTAATTGATAAGGAGGATAAAACATTCTTCTATGTTAAAGGTCGAAAAGAAATTGATAAATTTGTTGAAGATCATGCTAAAATCTATACAACTAATGATTTATCACATGCTCTTGAATTTCTTAAGGAAGACGAAGATGAGGAAACTGATAAGTCTGAAGAAGATAAAGAGGAGATCGATCTTAAAACTATTTTTGAACATCCTTTAATGCAGGTTTTTAGTCGGCATATTCCTAAAGAGATTTTGGCTAAGTGTATTATGGAAGCTAAAGAAGAACGAGAACAGGAAGAAGAAAACGCTGCAGAGGAAAAATCTGAAGATAAAGAGTCTAACTTCCATAAAGAGTTGGTACCTGGACGAATCGTTCAGTTTGAAAATGCAGGTATGATTCGGTATGGAATTGTACTTAGTAATGGTACAGTGATGCACTTCTCAGGAAGTAATTTAGCTGCTTCAGGATATATTAATAATATTACTGAAGATCGTCCTTATAGAGTTGTACGTATTCTTAAGCCTACAAGCCAGTATTACAATCTAAAGGATGTAAACAATATGGAAGTGGCTTGGGAGCGTAAAGTTCGTAAACCTAAAGTTACTAAAACAATAACTGAGATTGAAAAAGAATTAGGACTTGCTCCTGGTTCGTTAGTCATTGAATAAGAGGGAATTAATTCCCTCTTTTTGTTTTTATAAGTATGGGTAAGTTTATTCGGGATTATCAAGTTGATAAGACATTTAGTAAAGAAGAGGAAACTTTTAAGCCTAATCGTAAAAAGGTAAAAAAGTTTAAAGACCCTGAAAAACGTGAAAAGAAACAATCTAAAAAAGATTAAAAGATGACATATGGATTGAACGATATTTGTTTAGTACCTGCTAGGATTAGTGATATTGAACATCGTGAACAATGTAATCCATATAATGCTGATAATATGCTCCCGTTGTTTACTGCTCCTATGAGTTCAGTAATTAACGAGAGCAATTATCAGGTATTTATGGATAATAAAATAAATACTATAATTCCTCGTTCAGTAGATTTATCTACTAGATATGAGTTAATGTCAAAAACTTTTGTGGCCTTAAGTTTATCTGAATTTGAAACATTTGCAGGTCTAGAATTAGGTGAAATTAAGGAGGAAGAAATATTTTATATATGCGTAGATATTGCTAATGGTCATATGCGTAAGCTTATTGATCTTTGTAAATCTGTAAAACAGAAATATGGAGGTCATGTTATACTAATGGCAGGCAATATTGCAAATCCTGATACTTATATAGATTATGCCTTAGCTGGTATTGATTTTGTACGTGTTGGAATTGGTGGTGGATCAGTATGTACTACTTCTGCAAATGGAGGAGTTCATTATGCTATGGCTTCTTTAATTAAAGAGGTTGTAGATCGTAAGTGGGAGATAGAAAAAGCAATTAAAGATGCAGAAGCTATGCATATTTCTCATAAATATGAATCTTTGCCATTTATTGTAGCTGATGGTGGGTTTGATAATTATGATAAGATTATTAAAGCATTAGCATTAGGTGCAGATTATGTAATGGTAGGCAAAATCTTTGCTCAAGCAGAAGAAGCTTGTGGTAAAGTAATTGAACATTGGGTACGAGGAGAATATATTGCTCGAGACCGAGTTTATTACGGAATGTCTACTAAAAAAGCTCAAGTAGAAACTGGAAGTCAAAAATTAAAAACAGCAGAAGGAATAGAAGTTACAGTACCTATTTTGTATTCTTTAAGTGGATGGTGTGAGAATTTTGTTCATTATCTTCGATCAATGATGAGTTATACAAACTCTTTTACACTTAGTGATTTTAAAAATACAGAATATCGTATTGTTAGTCCTTCTGAATATTTATCATATTATAAGTAATGGCAGAGATAATTTATTGTAAATTAACTGAAACTAGATCTCGAAGAACTTGGCAAATATTGCCTAAGCAGTATTTTCCTAACAAAACTCCTGTTTATGAATTAGCTGTATCTATTTCTCAGTATACAATTGATAGGGTACAACATCCTTTTGGTTGTATAGTTGGATTATATGCTAAACAGTTAAATTTTGCATCAACTCAAAAGTATTATTCCTATTCTGGAGACTTGTATTCAATAGCAGATGATCCTAAAGCAGATTCTGGATATCAAAAATACCTCAAAAATAGAGATAAGACTCCTGAAGAAATAGAAGAGGAAGAAGCTAAATTAAAGTCAAAAGTTTTATATCAAATTAAAAATAATCCTGATATAGTTCCTATGTCTATTGATAAAGATGGTTTCTATATTAAGGATGAAACTTTTTATCTACTTACTCGAAATATTTATAAACGTGTAAATACAATGCTAACTGGTCCTACTGGATCTGGTAAAACACAAGTAGTAGAATTAATTTGTAAGCAATTAGGACTTCCTTGTACTATTTATGATATGGGTGCCATGCATGATCCTATATCAGACTTACTTGGTGTTCATCGTCTCGAAGAGGGGAAGTCTATCTTCGACTATGCTAAATTTACTCAAGATGTTCAAAAACCTGGAGTTATTGTTTTAGATGAGCTGTCGCGTGCGCCTGCTACCTGCCTCAATATACTTTTTCCTGCTCTTGACCATCGTAGGACTTTGCCTGTAGAAATTGCAGGTTCTAAGGATATTCGTGAAATTCCTATTCATCCTGAAGTATGCTTTATATCAACTTGTAATATTGGTATTGAATATACTGGTACTTCAACTCTTGATAAAGCATTAAAGAATCGTTTCTTCCCAATCGAATTTACATATCTTCCTGCAGACATTGAAGCTCGAGTTCTCATGAAGAGATGTGATATTGAAAAACAGGATGCTGATATGATTACTTCTATTGCTGCTAAACTTCGTAGGATGGCAGAAAATGCGGAAGCTGCAACAACAGTATCAACTCGAGAAACTTTAATGATTGCAGAATTAATTCATGATGGATGGTCAACATTAGATGCATTAAATTATGTATTAATTCCACTATGTGATAGTAAAGAGTCTCGAGAATTAGTACGAAAATTGTTAATGAGTAAATAATATGTCATTTACTGACTGGTTTGGGCGTAAAGGTAAGAATTATACATCTACTTATAAAGGATCTACTCGTTTAGGGTGGGATACTAAAGTAAGTGGATCGTATTCTTCTTTCTTTGCACCTGATTTAAACAAAAGAAAACTTTTAAGAGATTCCTATCGTCACGCATGTGATATTAGGGATATTATGGATATCCCAAGAAATATTCGAATACAGTTAAATGTAGACGCGGAAACTTCATGTACAGATGGAAGTACAGTTATTGTTTCTACTAAAGTATATGATGATGATAAAATCGATAATAATGTTAAATTAGATGTATTCTTAGGTACAACTATTCATGAATTTTCTCATATATTATATACAGATATGGCAGAAATTCGTAAAAATAGACCTAATAAGTTCCTTTTTAATTTGTTTAATACTATTGAAGATGAACGAATTGAATACAATACTACACAAAATTACCCTGGGTATGCTAATTTTATTGGACAAGCAAAATATTATTATTTTGATTTGTTATACAAGAAAGCTGAAAAACAGGATGATTTAATGGATGTATTACAAAATATCTTATATATTGTAAGATATCCTGCAAGAGTAGATACTAAGGTTATTTATCGACATCAGGTTTTGTTTAATGAAATTAAGAAAGTTCTTTGTGATTTTGGAAATAATTCCAAAGAAGCTTATGATAAAGCAGAAAAAATTTATAAGCTATTACTAGATTACTTTAAGTTCCCACCTCCTCCGCCTGAAGAACAACAAGAAGGAGATGAAGAACAAGAGCAATCTGATTCTGGTGAAGGACAGTCTAGTTCAGGTGAAGGCCAAGAAGAATCAGATGGAAATTCTGATCCTCAAAATTCTAAACAGTCTTCTCAAAAACAAGATTCTAAAGATAATAAAGGATCAGATAAGAATAGTAAAACACAAAGTTCTCCCAAAAGTGGTTCTGATGAGGGATCTGCGGGCAAAAAGAAACAAGAACCTATTAATGCATATACTCAAGAAGAAATAAAACAAGCAGCTGAAAAATTAGCTGAACAAATGCGACGTTTAACTACTTCTAATACTTCTTTAAATAGTAAGGAAATTAAAAGTGAATGGGATTCTAAAGAAATTGCTGATGAGTGTAAACAAATAAAAGATGATGTTTTTATTGTAAAACAAGAAGATAGTGAAAGACGTTATAAAGCGGATTTTGATACAGTAAAACAATACATTAATGGTTTAGTTAATACTTTTAGCAAATTCTTTGTTGAACAAGAATATCGTTTAACAGGAATGCGAAGAGGTGTGCTAGATACTAATAAATTAGCTGAAGCTTATCAAGCAGTAGAAACTGTCTATTCAAATAAGTTTAAACGTACTACTCCTGGTTTAGATGTTTGTGTATTAATTGATGAGAGTGGTTCTATGAGTGGAACTAATATCTCATCTGCAAGAAAATGTGCAATATTACTTAATGAGGTATTTTTACGTTTAAAGCAATGTGACTTTTATGTTTATGGTCATACTGCAGATAATCGACAGACAGGAGAAGTTACTATTAATGTATATCGTGATCACTGGAATAGAAATCGTTATGCTTTAGGTAAAGTTGCTAGTTATTCTAATAACAAAGATTCTGTTGCTATTGAGGAGACATATAAAATGGTTAGAAAGCAAACTGCGAAACCACTTTTAATGTTTGTAATTTCTGATGGAGCTCCTAATGCATGGGGATTAAGAGGACAACCTGCTGTAGAAGAAGTTAAAAAGGTAGTAAATAGAATTGAATCAAACGGAGATACTCTAGTTTGCCAAATTGCTATTGAAAGTCACTTCCGACCTCAGGATATGTTTAATCACTATGTTGTTATGACAAATATGGATACGTTTCCTCGAGATTTATCTAATTATATTATGAATACATTAATATCTAAACTTAAACGAGTAGACATTTAATTTGTATATTTTCAGATTTTTTACTACCTTTGCTGTATAACTAAAGGTAGTAATTTAGGAGCTTAGTGTAATGGTAGCACAGCGGTCTTCGATTGGAGCACGTTTAGCGTGAAAATTATAGCAAATTCGGTAAAAGTGAAATAAGAGTATAAATACTGCGAATCAACTTTCTAAGAAAGTCTAAGGTCCTGAAATATGGATAGCTGATAATACCGAGCTAAATTAAAGTGAATGTATTGTAAGGAATATAGGTTGTCTATACCGTATAGAATAGGCGGAGTGCTTGATAGGTCGAAAATTAAAGCCGTACACTTCCTTAAATACCCTATCTCACTTTATAAATGTGTAGAGACTAAATGCTATACTTGTTTAACAAGCTGATATAGTCCAGACCACGTCAGGAGTTATTAATTAAAATAATTTCTTGTAGTGAAAACTATAGTGGTAAGCAAAACCGTAAAAGGGAGCCTCCAAAACTCCAGGTGAGGGTTCGAGTCCTTCAGCTCCTGCTAACTAATTAATAATCTGTATATTATGCAATATAATCTTTACAAAATAAAGCAAGAAACATATCTTGTAATATATTCTGATAGAGTAAGAAGAAGGTATTTTCAAGGAAGACATTGGACAGAAGGTCCTTATGCAGCTTGAAAACCTTATTATATTAATAAAAATTACGAATTGTTATACAATAGGCATCTAGAATAATTCTAGATGCCTTTATTTTTAAAATTTAATAACTATGATTGGAACACTTATTATTGTAACACTAATTCAGTGTGATATTGCCTTTATTATTAGGTATTTTACAGGAAAACTTGAAACTTTTGACTAAGCTTAATTATGAAATCAATATTAGTTAAAATTGGAATTTTAGTTGTTATAGGGCTAACTATATTCTTTATGGGACAGAGAATACACGATTTAAATATTGCATTAGACAATTCTGTTAATAATGAAAAGGCATATGCTGCAGAAAATTCAGGATTAAAAGAAAGTAATCGTGTATTTAAGTCATCTATTGAACAATTAGATTATTATAACGATTCACTTATGTTAGCTATGAAAAAAATAGCTAACGATAATGGTATTAAAGATAAAAAAATTAAGTCTTTACAGTATCAATTAGAACATTATTCTAAGAGAGATACTTTAATTCTTAGAGATACCGTATTTAGAGATCCGAATTTTGTTCTTGATACGTGTATTGTTGATCATTGGAATAAAAGCTGTTTACATTTACAATATCCTGGTACAATTGCTTTAAGTAATGAATATGAAAATGAAAAGTTTATTACTTTAAGTTCTCATCGAGAGCCTATTAAACCTCGTAAGTGGTTTTTACCTAGATGGTTTACTAAGAAACAAACTATAGTAGAGGTTTTAGTAGTTGATGAAAATCCTTATGTTAAAACAAAACAACAAAGGTTTGTTGAAATTATAGATTAATATGAAAACTGCAGTTCCAAGAGATGTTTCTTTAAATATATTATTTGTAATAGATATTTGTAAATTAAATGCAGAAGAAAAATGTAAACTTCAAGAGGATTTATTTGGAGTAGGAGCTTGTTGGAATAATAGTCAGAGAGTTGTTATTGAAGAGGGTACTGATGATTCAGTTGGATATTATTTTATATATCCTAATCGAAGAATAACTTATTTACAAAAAGATCGTAATGTTTTTGGTTATACGTTTGATCGTATTGTAGATAAAGATATCGCATTAAATCTTTTAAGATATAGAATTTTTCTAAAGTAATGAAAAAGAAAGCTATTACATTGATAGATTATATTGATGATGATGGAATGATTGCGTTTCAAGTTAATCAAAGAGTTAATATAATTGAATTTACAGAACATTGCTTAGTTAAAACTAAGTATGGCTATATAAAAATCTCTAAAGAATATTTAAAAATATTATAAAATGTCTGAAAAATCTCTTTCAATTAAAATTCGAAGAGCTAGAAAAGAGCTAAGAATAATGCAAGATGCCGCTTCTATTATTTATCATAAACTTTCTGCCATAAATAATATTGATAGAAGTAAAACTCCACACTTTTATCGTTCTGTATATATCGAATCTATAGAGAGTTCTTTAGGTGAATATCAAGTTAAAAGTATTACTGAACTTGAAAAGCTTATTCGAAAACAGAAAAGTAAAATACGTAAATATGATCAAAGAATATGCAAATTACAGTCAACTCAAAATATGAAATAGGCCAGCAAGTATATCTTTGTAAGACAAAATTAAAATTTAAAGATGGAGATTTTGTAAACGCAAGTGTACCTAATTTGAATCCTTTTACTGTAACTTCTATTCGGATTCATCAACATCCTAATTCTCAGAGTATTTATTATCGCTTAGATGGCTTACAAAAATCTATTCGAGAAGATCAGATTTTTGAATCTATTGAAGCAGCTAAAAAATTTTGTCATGAGCAATAGTTTTAATCATCAATCTTTTTTAAAAGCAGGAGCTGAAAAAGAACAAGAATTTGCTAATTTATTAGTTCTTAGGAATGGTGGGGTCATTTCACATTCTGATAGAAGTACAGATATTAAAGATCATATAGATCTTTTCTGAACTAAAGACAATAAAACATTTTCTTTTGATGTTAAGGGCTTAAAAAAGAGTAATCGATCAGATATTAATACCGATAGTAGTATTCATTGGATTGAAATTAGTAATGTAAGAGGAAATCCAGGCTGGTTATACGGAAAAGCAGATTATATTGCTTTTGAGACAGATAAAGAATGGCTTTTAGTAAAAAGACGTAAGTTAATTGATTTAATCAATTCGAAAGTAACAGATACTGCAGTTAAAAATACTAAAGAATTATATACTTACTATCAAAGATATGGTAAAAAAGATATAATTGTTAAGGTTTTAACTAAAGATTTAGCTGAAATAGCTTCAAAAACTATTAGTAAATGAGAAAATTAAATATAGCATTAGTTGCACACGATGCTAGAAAACAAGAATTAGTAGACTGGGTTAAGTTCAATAAACAAGTTTTATTTCCACATCATTTAATAGCTACTGGAACTACCGCAAAGTTACTAAGTGAGATTAATATTGATGAGATCAGTCCAGACTGGCCAGGTAAAGGAGATTATTATAATACTTATTTAGCTGTAACTCCTGTTCTTTCAGGACCACTTGGAGGAGATCAAATGATAGGAGCTATGATTGCTCAAGGACAAATTGATGTATTAATTTTCTTTTGTGATAATCTTATTACTCAAGGGCATCAAACTGATATATCTGCATTAACTCGTTTAGCATCATTATATAATATTGCTTTTGCAACAAATAGAACTACTGCAGACATGATTCTTACATCCTCATTATTTGGAAATGAAGATTATGTTCCCATTAAACAGGATTTTAGTTCTTATTTAAATAGAAAATTATAGATAATTTAAAAATAAAAAGATATGAGTAAAGTAGTTAAATTTTATTACACTAGACCTCTTTCCTTTCTTGAAGTAGCAATTGTGCCAATTCGAGAAACTGTAGCAGTACCTCAGCAAAAAACTCGTATGAGTGAGCGATATACAATTGCTGCAGTATATGATGAGGAAGCTAAAACTATTAAGTTTGGGCTTGCAACGTGTGTTCCTACAGATCATTTTGTTAAGAAGATTGGTCGAGAAATTGCTGAAAAGAGAGCAGAAACTGAACCTTTCTTTGAAGTAAAAGATTTTGATGGAACTTTCGCAGATTTTAGACATTTAGTTATAGAGGTTGGTACTAATAAAGAAGAGGAATTACTTTATCGGAAGTATAACCGTTATATGCAGGCTGCTGATGAAAATCCTAGATCTGGCATTTAAAGGAAAGGTAACCCTTCCTTTAGAAAAGGAACAAAACTTCTTAAAAGATTTCGAAGATCTATTAGTTAAACATGAAGCTTATTTTGATGGAACAATTAGATCTTATGAATTTGATGAGTGTGAAATTGTAGAAGAAATTGAAGAAGTGAGAAGTTAATATTCCAATTTTTGATAAAGACATTTTAGTTATTCAGGATGAAGATATAAGTAAGATAATATCTTATTTAGAAGATATGTATTCTATACATCTTGAGTACCAGTCTAATTTAACAGATGGTATTACTTGTATATTACCTAATGGATTAATTGTTATTGGATTAACTAATAATGATCCATATATTGCTTTACACGAATGTACTCATGCTGTATTTGCTTTAAAAGAGATAATAGGATGATCAGATAATGATGAAGAAGTATTTTGTTATACTTTAGAATGAGTCTATAAGCATGTAACAAAGTATATAAATTCTCATGATTAGAGTATATACAGATGGTAGTTATAAACCAACATTAAATCAAGGTGGATATTCTTCAGTTATAACTGAAGATGGAAAAGTAATTAAAATTCTTTATCAAGGTTTTAAAAATACTACTAATAATAGACAAGAACTAAAAGGAGTTTTAGAAGCTTTAAGGTATTTTAAAACTCCTCAAGTTCTTGAAATTTATTCTGATTCAAGTTATGTAGTTAGTAGTATAAATAATGGCCATGTGGCTAGATGAATCGAAGAAAAAGACGATTCAAAGAAAAATATGGATTTATGAACTGAAATCTACAAGTTAATTCAGTTTCATAAAGTTACATTTGTCTGAGTAAAAGGACATAATAACAATGAATTTAATGAACTTGCAGATTTATATGCACAACATGCTGCAGAATGTTTAGAATTAACAGAAGATGAAAAGTTTTAAATTAAGAAAAATTGGAAATCACTGGTATCCTTGTATTGATCATGAACTTGGAGATCCTATTAATCTTACTGAAAAAGTTGATCGATATTTAAATATATTAGATCTCTCTAAATCAGGAGAAATTACAGTAGAACTAGAAGAATTAGGAATTTTATTTGGAGGTATAAATATTATCTATTTTAACGAAGAGGATATTGTTCGATACTTAACTACTGATGATAATTTTGATATTCGTTTTGTTGTAAACGAACATGAGTTTCTTATATCTTCTGATGTTTATTGGTTATTGGAAAATCAATTTAATTTTAATTTTCATAAGACTAGTTATAAAATTCATATTTATTAGAGATAGCAGAAATGCTTTGTATTTTTAACCATTATAATTATGGTAGTTAAAGAAACTGCAAAGGACCCTACTGGACCTAAAGATATTAGTAGGAGAGAATGTACATTAAGTAAGGAAATTCAGGAGTTATTACTTCGACAACTTAAACACGAATTACAAAATCATAATATATATATGAACTTTGCTAATTATTTTGGAGTTCGTGGATTCATAGTTCTTGAAGAGTATTTTAAATTAAGAGCTGACGAAGAGTATCTACATCATAGTTGGATTCGTAAATATCTAAATGAAAATGATGCAGAATACATTTATCCTACTATTGATCAATTTGATAAGAAGATAGTGGATATGGTTGATCCGTTCAAGATGACTGTTGATCTTGAAATTGAAACTACTCAAATGATCTATGAAATAGTTGATCAAGCTGCTGCTGAATGCGATTGGGCAACGTTTAACTGGTTACTTGGACACGATGAAACTACTGGTCGTTTAGTTGAGGAACAGCGTGAAGAGGAATCAATCAGTCGTACAGTTAGAGATATTGCAGAATCAGAAGGTTCTTGGCTTCGTAAGGAAAAGTCTATTATGAACGCTTATAAAGGCGATACTGATTAATAGTTAAATCTATGTTAATTCAACTTCCAGATACAATTAAAGACTTATACTTTGTTGGAGATGTTCATGGATCTTGGGATATAGTTACTTATCATATTCGACAATATAAAGTTAAAGACACTGTTTTTATTTTCTGTGGAGACGTTGGCATTGGATTTGAAAGTTTAAAACATTATACGGATCATGTAATTCCAGAGCTACACAAAACACTTAAAAAGTATAATGATATATTTATTTGGTTCTCGGGAAATCACGACGATCCTAAATACTTTGAAAATCAGCTAATTAATACCAATTATGTAAAATGTATTCCAACTTATAGCGTTATTAACGTATTAAATAAAAATATACTTAATGTCTCTGGTGGGATATCTATTGATAGACAGTTTCGTATGCAAAACGATAGTGTTAGTATAGTTAGATATATGAAGTATCATAATTGCGACTATCAAACTGCAGAACAGAACTGTCTTAAAACATATTGGCCTGATGAACCAGTAATATATCGTCCAAAAGTAGAAGAACATATTGATATTATTTGTAGTCATTCAGCTCCTTCTTTTTGTTATCCAAACGATAAAGGAGGAATTGTAAAAGATTTTGCAGCATATGATTCAAAATTATTAGAAGATATTGATAGGGAACGAGCTGTGTTAGATCAGGTATATGAGGATTATAAAGATGAAGTAACGCACTGGTATTATGGTCATTTTCATAAGAGTCAAATGCAGACTATTAATAATACAATGTTTAAACTTTTAAATATTGGGGAAATTGTTCGACACTACTCAGACGATAACAATACATTGTAAGATAGTTGCTATTGAAGATGGTCAGTATACAGCTATTGTAGTAGAAGATCTGAATCGAATAGAAACAGATGATCTTAAATATGTTACTGTTGTTAAATGTCCAAACTGAGATATTTCTACTTTTGAAATTGGAGATATAGGTTATCTTCAATTTCAATATGTAGAAGGAGGAAAGACACAATGATACAACAAAGATTCAAAAGATTTTGAAATTTATAAATATACAAATAATTATTTTATAAGTTTTATTAAAGAAAAAGATATATGTAATCAAAAAGAATTTAATTTTTAAATATGCGTAAAGAGACAGAATTTGGCGAGAAGTTACGTAGCGTGTTAGAATCAATTGATTCCTTAACATGGAGAGATAAAAGTGGGAATGATGTTAAACTTGTTGATGCATCTGTAGAGGACTTACGTAAATGATATAAGCACTGTTATGAGATGTTATATAACGTTAGTCCCTGGAATCCTGGTAAGTTTATAGTTCGAGAAAATATTCATCGAACTTGAGATTCATGTAATACGGAACTATTTGTTAGATACATTCTTCATGAATGCGAAACTGATATTAAGACTAAGAAAGATATCTTAGATTATATTAATAAACAAAGAGCAGCATCTGAAAGGGATATACTAAATGATTCAATAGCAAGTATATTTAATGGTGTTCCTCCTATTTTTGAAAAAGTAACAGTAAATCGTCTTATGGACGCTTGTTTTGATAAACTTGATGTTCTTAATAAGAAAATGATTACTGATAAATTTATTTTAGCACAAGGAATTTGGCTAACGGACGAGGAAAAAATTGAGCTAACTGAAGTTGGCAAAGACGGTAAGGCAAGAAATAGAATGGAAGTTATTAAGGAACGATTGTGTTTAAATCCTGATATCAAATTAAGAGTTAGTCCTACAGGATTATCTTTTACAGAATTTAGATCTTTAGTTCAACTTAGCTCTTTACCAAAAATTTCTTCTTTAACCACAATTGCACTGAAAACACTAAGAGATAAGATCTTATTACTTTTAGATAATGATCTCGATTATCATATAAATAAATGAAGTACATTAATGTCTAATATTCAACGAGTTGCTGATGCTCGAAACATTGAAATTAATCCTCCTGCAGGAAATTAATTAGTACTAAAAATTTTATTTTTTAAATAAAAATTTGTATCTTTGATGAACAGAACGGAACGTCAAAAGCTTGCTATTAGACGTTGATTAGATAGTAATGGGATAGGTACGATTGTTGCTGCAACTGGATTTGGTAAGACCTATATGACTTGTATGTTGATAAAGGCACTATATAATAAAAATCCTAAACTATCTGTATTAATTGGAGTTCCTACAGAGGTTCTAAAAGAACAATGACTTAGAGAGTTGGCTAAAAACCAGCTCTTTTCTGTCTGTAAGGTAGAGATATTTAATACTATTGTTAAAAATCAATATACAGTTGATTTATTTGTAATTGATGAAATTCATTGCGCATGTAGTGAAAATAACATCAATATGTTTAAAGCTGTAAAATATCGTTATTTTTTAGGATTAACTGCCACATTTGAAAGATTAGATGGAAAAGAAGATCGATTATCTGAGTTTACTTATGTTTGTGATCGTATAAATATAAAGGAAGCAGTTGATAATAATTGATTATCTGATTATAGAAATTATAAAGTTTTAATTGATGTAGACTTATCTCTATATCATGAATGAAATCAGAAATTTCAAAATCTATTTTCTATATTTAATTTTGAATTTAATACAGTAATGAATTGTATTAGTCGTCCTGGTTTTGCAAGTAAATATGCAAAGAAAACAGGATGAAGTGAATCTCAAGTTAAAGGATTTGCAGCAGCTTGAATGAGAATGTTAAGAAAACGTAAGTCTTTTGTAATGTCTCATCCTAAGAAATTTGAAATAGCAGATAAGATATTAGATGCAAGAAGTAATAAAAAAGCAATTACTTTTTCAGCTACTATTAAAGATGCAGAATATTTTAAGAAACGAGGATATGTTCTACATAGTAAACAGAAAAAGAAGGAAAATAATACCATTATAGAAAGTTTTAACCAACAAACTATAGGTGTATTAAGTACTTCAAAATCTTGCGACGCAGGTGTAGATATAAAAGGTTTAAGTGTTGGAATTATATTAAGTGGAGATAGTTCAAAGACAAGGACCACACAACGTATAGGGCGTATTATTCGATTTGAAGAAGGAAAAGTCTCTGAGATGTTTACTTTAGTTATTAAGGGAACCATAGAAGAAACTTGATATAATAATTCTAATTCAAACCAACAGTATATAACTATTGATGAATCACAATTAGATATAGTGTTAAGTGGAAAGGAGATTTCTACTAGACCAAAAAAAGGCATAATAGATATAGAACATAGATTTTAATAAATAGATTTTAGATAAATAAACAATAGTATTATTTGTTTATTTAAAATATCTATTGTATATTTGTATATTAAATATTTTAATTTTTTAATATAAAATTATTATGAAAGAATATACAATTTATACAATTTCCTGCCAGAATGAAATAAGATATATTGGCGTAACATCTACAAATATTAATAAACGATTTTCGCAACATAATTATAATGCAAAACACGTTAATAGAAGGCAATGTCCTGTTCATAAATGAATGTGATCTTGTATTAATAAAGGAGGAACTCTTTCTATTGAAGTACTTGATACTTGTTTAGAATGTAATTGAGAATGAACTGAACAATATTGAATATCTCAGTTTAAGTCTTGAGGATTCAAACTTCTAAACTTAGATATTGGAGGCAAAGGAGTTATTCTTAAAGATAAGCGAACTCAAAGTAGTATTGATAAATCAAAAAATGCGCATAAAAAGAGAGTTGCACAAATTGATTGAGATGGAAACATTATTAAAGTATTTGATTCTTTAACGCAAGCTGCTCAGGAGATGCATCTTAAATCTATTAGTAACATTACGGAATCAATGAAATATACTAATAAAATGATTGCTGGATATTTTTGACGCTTTATAGATTCTAGTAATAGAATTAGCAATCCTGTAGATTTTTCAAATAATAAGCTTTCAATATTTTGTTATGATGGAACAACTGGTCAATTATTGAAATCCTATCGTTCTGCAGGTGCTGTTTTTGATGATTACGATTTAAAATATAATTGATTGTCTGTATTAATTAAAAATCGTTTAATTTGAAAGAAGTATAACGTTATCTTTACACGTAGCAAGCAGGAAAAAATAGATATAACTAAATTTAATGTGTGTAAAATTACAAATCATGGATTTAAACACACTACTTAATATTATGTCTAAATATCATTTAACTGCCGATGAGGTTCTTTTAATATATTTGACATTTATTGCTCAAACAGAAAATGGAGATCCTAAAATAAATAGGAACTATTTTCGAAGGTGATATGAAGGGGGCGGCAAAGAAAGATTACGAGAATTATTCAATTCACTAAAAGAGAAAGGAGTAATCAGGAAAAACTATAACCCAAGTACTTATGATCCTGATGAAATTGAATTTAATCAGAATTTTATAAAACAATATTTTAAACTTTCTGGAGAGCTTGGCATGGAATTAGAGGATGCTTATCCAACTAATTTATACTTTAATGGGAAAACAGTTAGTTTAAAAAATATTGCAAAGAAATTCTTAAATATGTCAGAATTCTACTTCTGATATTCCTCTACTATTGGACATAGTATTGAAAAGCATCGTGAAATATTAGAGATACTAGAATGAGCTAAATCTAAAGATCTTGTACAAGTTTCTATGATTGAATTTGTTTCCAGTCAAAAATGGAAAGAGTTTAAAGAAATGCGAGATAAGGGAATTAATGGCAAAGTTAGTACTGAACAACTTTACGATACTGCTTAATGTCTATTGTAGATGAATTATATTCTGAAATTGACAATGGTAGAGAAGGTAGAAACTTAGGTTTAAAAACTGGATTGCCAAAGTTAGATTGATATACAGGTGGATTCCAAAAAGGAGTTTATAAATTAATATTTGGACAAAGTGGTTCAGGTAAAAGTTCATATGTAATATATTCTGATTTATATCGCATATTGCGAGATTATCCAGATAGAGATATTATACATGTGTACTTTAGTCTAGAAATGAGTTCAAAAGTTTTACTTGCTAAATTGCTTAATCTATATATATATGATACTTATGGAATAGAAATCTCTTATATGACATTAATGTCTGTTCGAGAAAAACTATCTGATAAATATTATAAGTATATCCAAGAGTCTAGAGTATGACTAAATTCAATTATACATAAACTTATTATCTTTGATAAACAGCTAAGTTCTAATACTTTCTATGGTAATATGAAAGAACTTCTAAAACAATGAGGTACTTTTCAAGATATCGATGAAGGTAGAAGAAACATTTATATTCCAAGTAATCCTGATAAAATAATAAATGTAATAATTGATCATGCTGGTTTATTAACTCCAGTTGATGGAAGAACTAAAAAGCAGGAAATTGATCAAACCTCGCAATACTGCGTTTATTTTAGAGAAAAGTGTGGAATATCTATTGACTTTATTATGCAAGAAAATAGAAATACAAGTGATGTAAATAGATTAAAAATGGATCTTGCAGAACCAACCCTTGATGATGTTAAGGATTCTGGTAATGCAGGTAATGACTGTAATGTTTGTATTGCAGTATATAATCCCATAAAACACCAACGCAGTACTTATAGAGGATATACTATTATTAATAAAGAATATCCAGAAGAATCTTTAGGTTCTGCTATGCGTGGACTAATATTATTAAAGCATCGATTTGGAGTTGCAAATAAAGTTTTTTGTACTGGTTTTCAAGGTAGTTTAGGGCGATTTGAGGAACTTCCTGATCCAGGAAGTATTGATTATGAAGTATATCAATCTTGAAAAGATGAGAAGTTAGAAGATGAAATAGCAAAAGATACAGCTGCAAAAGATGCAGAAGAAAAAGATAGCTTACAAAAACCAATATTCAAATTTTAAATATGGCTATCACATTACCAACAAACAAAATTCCTGCGGAAACTCAGGACCCAAGAAATTTAATTATTTTCTCAAAACCTAAATATGGCAAGTCAACAGCTTGTGCTAATCTTCCTGGAGCATTATGTATCGACCTTGAAGGGGGTGGATATGATTATATTGATGCTGTAAAGGTAAAAGCATCTTCTGTTAAAGATTTAAAAGAAATTTGTGCTGCAATTAAGGAAGCTAAATATCCTTATAAGTTTATTGTATTAGATACAATTACTAGACTTGAAGAAATGGTTAAGCCATTAGCTTTAAAATTATATTTAAATAGTCCTGCAGGACAAAAGTTTACAGGAGATGACGTACTTGATGCACCAATGGGTAAATAATTGTGCCCCTTTTAATAGAAATATTATTAGCAAACACTTTTAATTGCTGGAAAGCTAAGTCAGAAATGATATGCTAATCAGCAGCGAAGTTTAAAATTATGAATTATATAGGATATAAAACAAAAGCATTCGAAGTTATTAAAGAAGCGCCTATTGAATATCAAAAAGGATCTCATAAAAAGTATATAGTTCAGTGTTTAAAATGTGGGACTACTTTTATTCGAACTATTCAGAATATAAATAAATTTCAAGGTACAGGTTGTTTGACTTGTACACCTCGTTATTCAAAAAATAGTAAAGATAACGATTGACATTTATATATGCATTATAAAAATCACGCCCATTCTAAGAATAGAATTTTTAATATAACTTATGAAGAGTTTAAAAAAATAGTTCATTCGGATTGTTATTATTGTGGATCAAAACCATCTTATTTTAGGTCTATGATTCGTTATAGTAAAAATTCTAGTTTACAAGAATTAAATGGTGTAGATCGAATAGATTCAAATAAGGGATATACTAAAGATAATTGTGTACCTTGTTGTAAGATATGTAACCAAATGAAGTCTAATATAGATATAGGTACTTTTCTTACACAGATTTCTAAAATTTATAATTTTAAAAACGTTCAACGACTATCCCGAGAGGGAGTAGACTCAAGCGAGTCGAAACAGAGTGATTCTGAAAAGAATATGATATAGTCTGATCTATATAGAAATATATAGTTGATTCGTAATAGAATCAGACCACAATGTAGCGAATTGTGGTTGAACATAATTGGCAGGATATAGCGCTCTTCGTAAGGCATTAGAGATGGTTATTGATATGGTATCTAAATGTGCACCTAATATTATTCTTATTTGTCATACAAAGGATTCAGCAATCGGTAATACTGATATGACTGCAAAGACTATTGACTTATTTGGAAAAGCAGGTAGAATTCTTGCTTCAAAGTCAGATGCTATTGGTTATTTAGATAGAGATGAAGATTCAAATACTATTCTAAGTTTTAATACAAATGATAAATTCGTAGAATGTGGTGCTAGACCAGAACATTTACGAAATGCAGATGTAGTATTAGGAGAAATGAAGGAAGATGGAAATATTGAATTTCATTGGGAAAGAATTTATCCTTCACTTTTAAATCCTGTAGAAGTTAATATATAATCTAAGGATTATGTTAAAGGTATCTTTTGAATTTGACGAAGAATCGAAGGCTGTTACAAATGTTAAAGTTGTTAAAGTGCCTTCAAAATATGATAATATAGATTTACCAATTGTAGAGATAGGAGATAGTAAGTTAATTATGTCTCCTAAAGCCGTTAGTTTATTATCTGCACAATGCGGAGATAGGATAGCAGTTAATTATATCCAAAAAAGTAACGAGCTTACAATCCCAGTTATCGGTAAAGCTGAAGTGTTTTCAGATCCTGAAAATGGGAATAAATTAACAAAAAGTAATACAGTCTCTTTTAAAGGGACTCAAAAAACAATTTTATCTAAATATGGTCAACTCTTTAAAATAGAGGAATGTAGACCTGGTATGTTTAAAATGATTAAGATTGATGAATCAGATCTTTCTAAAGCTGATACCGATTTAGATACAGAAAATTCAGATTTATTAAAAATTTAAAATTATAAGAATATGTCAATGTTTGATTTTAGTGTAGCAAAGAATGCAAATCAAGTAACTTCTACTTTCCTTCGTGGAGGAATCCATAATGTAACCTATAAAGGTATTGAATGAGTAGCTAGTCAGAGTGAAGGTAATTCTGATGCTTTTGTTTTGTTATTTGAAACAAAGGACGGTATCCAGCATCGAGAAACTATTTTTGATCCAAGTAATATAAGTAATTGTACTCAGAGAGCTACAACTCAGTATGGAGAAAATCCATCTGAAATGGAAAACTTTATGGTTAAGATTACTCAAATCATTAATGCTCTTAATCCTGAATTAGGTGCAAAAATTGCTGCAGGAGAAAAGATTGAAGTAAGTAGCTTTAAGGCTCTTGCTAAATATTTAAAGGAAAACTTAGCAAGTTCTGTTGGTAAGGAAACTCAAATCAAGTTAATTCCTTATAAAGGTTTTGCTAATATGCCTAAGTATGTTGCATCAGTAGGTAAAGATGGAGTAGTTCGTAGTAAAACAAAAGTTATTGGTGAAGATTTAACTTTAACTGCTAGAGAAAAGACTGATATTGAGAATGCTAACTCTGCACAACCTACTAACATGAAAGAACGGGATAAGGATTTAGACGATCTTAAGGAAACGTTTAATGTAAAAGGCTCAGAAGACGACTTGCCATTCTAAAAAATAATATAGTTAAATTTTAATGGTCTTTACATTAGAACCGATAAATATCACTAAAGAACTTATTTTAAGTAAAGTTAGTGAAGAAACTTTAATGGAGCATTACTTGGGCATTCCTGTAAAAAAAGGATTGTTCAAGTCTCCATTAAGGCAAGATAGTAAACCTACCTGCGCATTTTATAGGAATAGGAAAGGAGATTTAATATTTAAAGATTTTCGTGGAGACTTTTATGGAAATTTTATTTCGGTTGTAATGTATAAATTCGATTGTCCTTATGGCAAGGCTTTACAAATAATTGCTAATGACTTTGGAATAGTTTCCCGCAAAAATTTAACTATAAATAAACCTCTTATTAAATATACAAATCAAAAGTTTAATGATACTACTCAAGCTGTTATTCAAATTGAAGATAAGTCTTGGGAAGATTATGAACTCGAGTGATGATCTAAATATGGTATAGATAAATCTATATTAAAAAAGTTTCATGTATTTTCATGTAAAAATGTATTTTTAAATGGAAGTATATTTAGTTTACATAAAGATCGACAATTAGTATTTGGATATTATGGAGGAATTCGAGAAGATATAGAACGTTGACGTATATATTTTCCTGGAAATATAAAATATAAGTTTATTTCAAATTGAAAGTCGTTTAGATTACAAGGTGCTCACGCACTTCCAAAAAATGGAGGAGAATATTTAGTTGTAACGAAATCTTTAAAGGATGTTATGACTCTTTATTCATGTGATAAAATTCCTGCAATAGCTCCAATTTCTGAAAATTGTTTTTTAACTGAAGCTCAATATGCAAAGTTAAAGTCTAAATTCAACAAGATAATTTTATTCTATGATAATGACCTTGCTGGAATTGAAAATATGAATAAAATTCGTAAGAAATTTCCTGACGTACATGTATTATTTATACCTAGACATTATAAAGCTAAGGATATATCAGATTTTTATAAAATGTATGGAAGGACTAAAACTTTAGAATTAATTGAAAAAGCAAAAAACTACATCTCAGAAAAAGAAAACAGGAGCATACTGTAGAAATAAAGGACATAGATATGAGACAAAAATTGCTCAGGAACTTAGAAATCTTGGATTTACAGATGTAGTTACATCAAGATCTGAGTCTAAGAGTATGGATGATAAAAAAGTGGATTTAGTTGATCGCAGTGGTAAGTTACCATGTTATATACAATTGAAAAATACTGTTAATACACCTCAATATCATGCTATTAAAAAAGAATGTCCTTTAAAAGATAAACCTTTTATTGTAATTTGAAATAAACAAGTTAAGAAAGAAAAAGTATTTGGTTCTGCAGGAGAAGTAGTAATCATGGATAAAGACTTTTTCTATGAACTCTTATCAAAATTAATTAATGGATAGTTGTAGAGTAGTGTTCACCTCTGCTTCTGGACAAAAAATCATTATTGTATTTACATATGATGAAGAGAAGGATGAATTAAATTACGTCCCTCGATTTGAACCTCAAGTTGATGCAAAAACTCAATTAGGTTTGTCTGGAAAGTTATGTGAAATATTTTTAGAAGCATTATCTAGCAAAGATGGAACAACAAAAGATTAGATACGATTTGACTCCACAATATGGAATTGAGGAGGTCAACAAAATTCTTACAAGTAAATTAAGTAAGTACCAAGAAAACGAATGGAAAAGAGGTATGAAGTGGACGGATGTTCTCTCATCTCTTAAAAAACACTTGAATCAGTTCGAACGAGGTATTGATTATACAAACGAGGGACTTTTAGAAATGGCTGAAGTAGCTACTAATGCATTGATATTATGTGAATTTTATCATATATATCCTCAAGGAGATGATAGAGTTATGGCCCCTATCGATAAGCCTATTGTTGGATTAGATCTCGATAATGTAGTATTTGATTTCAATAAAGCTTATGAAGACAAGTTTGGTGTTGCTATGAATCCTTACTGGAATGCAAACTATCAGATGTCTGAACATCTACATGAATTAGAATCAGATAAAGAGTTTTGGATTAATATTCCTGTATTACATAGACCCTCTTTTGAAGTAGACTATTATGTAACTGCAAGAAATATTCCAACTGAATGGATTCAGGAAAGTTTACAGAAGAATGGTTTACCATGTGCTCCTGTAATTACAGTACCTTGGAATGCTAGTAAAGTTGAGGCAATTAAAAGTAGGGGAATTACGATTATGATTGATGATAAGTACGATAACTATAAAGAAATTACTAATGCGGGAATATTCTGTTATTTAATGGATGCTCCTCATAATCAGTATTATCAAGTAGGACATCGTAGAATTTATGATCTTAAAATACCTATTAAGTAATGAACTTAAAAGATAAATTAGAACTGGCCTTACATGAAGCCTATATAAAAGCCTATAAATTAGCTGAACCTTCTGCAGACTTTGATATTTTAGTTGAAAATGCAGAAATTATGTCAGATGGCAAGAAGAACATTCATTTTGAAAACTACTTTTTAGATGATGATATTGCAGAAAATATCTTAAATGAAGTAGCTAAGAAATATAAGTTATCTAAATACATGAAAAGCCAGCTTCATATAGCTTATTATTTAGGTTGTAGTCCAGCGACAAAACGCAAGGAAAATGACAATTAACTTAAATGATATAAAACTTAGTTCAGTCTTAGAAAGTGTATATAGAAGTAAAATAAGTGATGCAGAATATTTCTCAAGCTCTTATTCTAATTATATATCAAATTCTAGATTAAAGTATATAAATCCCGATCAGGGTGGTAGTCCAAGTTTATATAATAAAGGTATAGAAAATAAATCAACTAATTCTTTAGAATTAGGAACAGCTATACATGAATTATTTTTACAACCAGAGTCTTTTAAATTAGGTGATTCATATAATAAGCCTACAGCAAAATTAGGTATGGTAATAGATAGTATTATTAAATATAGAAAACAAGGTTATACTATTAGAGAATCTATTACTAAAAGCTGTATTGATATAGATTATTATAAAAATAATTTAAATGAGAGTAGAATCCAAAATATAATAAAATCTGGATTAAATTATTATCAAAACTGCAAAGATTTAATAGAAGGCGATTTAGTAATTTTAAATGATAAACATCGTACAATTTGCAGTAATTGTTTAGAATCGTTATCTAACAATCCTTCAATAGTAAACTTAGTAAGACCTGAAGGTCTTGAAGCTTATAATGAAGATGCTTTGTTCATAGATATTATTGGCGAATATAATAATAGTAAATGTATATTAAAATTAAAAATGAAAGCTGATAATTGGACGATTGATAAAGATAATAAAATAATTACTCTTAATGATTTAAAGACTACGGGTCATTTACTTGAACAATTTATGAATGGAAGTTTTTGGAATTTTCATTATCATAGACAGATGGGAATGTACCTATGGATGTTACTTCAATTCTGTAAAAAAGAATATGGATACACTCCTAAAGACTGGACTTTTCAAGCTAATATTATTGCCGTTGAAACTACAGGCTCTAACAGAGCTAGTGTTTTTAATATTGATTCAGATATACTTAATATAGGTAGATTAGAATTTTGTAGACTTCTAAAAATGGTTGCATATTGTGAAATCAATGGTTATTCTGATGATGTTACATTTATTTAAATATGCGCAAATTAGAAATTCAGGCTTATACCTTAGATGAAGCTAAAATTAATGCTTTTAAACAAGGTATAACTGTAGTACAAGATGCTACCAGAAGCTGAAAAAAATCTGGATCTCCAGTTCTAACTAAAGATATGAATATATTTGCTGCAGATTTTCTTGAACAAAAAGGAATGTTTGATTTTGAAGGTGCTGGTATTATTATTGCTATAAAATCTGGCACTAAAGATACTCGTAAGAAACCTTATAAAGTTATTAGTTCAAGACGTAAAGGACGTTGTAAGCTTTATCGAACTATTGAAATTCGTTTAAAACGTAATCATGAAGTGATTGGAGAAGCAGTAAACAAAACTGAAGCGTTAAATCTAGCTAAAAGTTTAATTCGTAACTTTCGTGAAAATGTGTATGCAAAAACTGTATACAATACTAAAGATATTGATTTTGAACTTGAATATATGCCTTCTACTAAGGCAGAAAAAGGGCAATATATTGTCTTTGGAGTAGAACAATCTGATGTAAAACTCAGTAAAAGAAAGAATAGAGGGGCAGAGTAATCTGCCTCTTTTATTCTCTTTATATATAAAATTATATATAAATGACTATAGAAGAATGGTTAAATAAAGACGAACTTGCAATAACAATTTGAAATAATAAATATAGATTTGAAAATGAATCATTAGACGCGTGGTTTAAACGAGTAAGTAATAATAATCCTGAAGTCGAAAAACTAATCAGAGAAAAGAAATTTATTTTTGGAGGACGAATTTTAGCAAATAGAGGTTTGAATTCTAAAAATAAAAAAATTACTTATTCAAATTGCTATGTAATTGCTCCTCCACAAGATAATCTTGAATCTATTTTTGAATGTGGATCTAAGCTAGCTCGTACTTTTAGTTATGGAGGTGGATGTGGAATTGATATTTCAAATCTCCGTCCAACAGGATCTAAAGTAAACAATGCAGCAAAAACAACATCTGGTGCAGTTAGCTTTATGGATTTTTATTCATATATTACTGGATTGATTGGACAATCTGGAAGACGTGGGGCATTAATGATCTCAATATCTTGTGATCATCCAGATCTTGAAGAATTTATTGAACTTAAGTCAAATTTAGATAAAGTTACAAAAGCTAATATTTCTGTTAGAGTTAGTGATAACTTTATGAAATCTGTTATTAATGCAGAAACTTTGATTCTTAAGTTTATTACAGATACAGGAGAAGTTATAACTAAAGAAGTTGAAGCTTATCCTATTTTTAGAAAATTAGCAGAGATGAATTGAGATTATGCAGAGCCTGGAATTTTATTCTGGGATGCTATTAAAAATTGAAATCTTCTCTCAAATAATCCTGATTTTTCTTTTGCTGGAGTAAATCCTTGTGCTATGTAAGTGATTGATAATCAAATAATTACGTCAATCTTTGGCTCAAGTAAAAAATTGGGCAAAATCGGTGAATTCTAACCAATTCAAAGAGGTGGAATTTGTTTGTTAACAAATTTATTACTATCTTTGTTGTATGAAAATACCGAGATAACTTCCTAAATTACGAAAGGTTAGGAAGTATTGTAACGCATAGTGAGTGAATAAATATAATCTCACCACGAGTGCCCAATACTAATTTACTATGATAATATATAAAGTAACGAATAAAATTAATAATAAAATTTACATTGGTCAAACTATTAATTCTTTAGAACATAGAAGGAAACAACATGAAAAAGATTGTAGACGAAATAAGTACTATAATAATCGTTTTCATAATGCACTTATTAAGTATGGATTTGATAATTTTATCTGAGAGTGTCTTTGTGAATGTGTTTCTATTGAAGAATTAAATAGTAAAGAACAGTTTTATATTTCTGAATATAATACAACAGACAAAACTTTAGGTTATAATTTGAAGCTTGGAGGAAATAATGGAGGTAAATGTTGTGATACTACAAAAACTAAGATTAGTTTAAGTAGCAAACAAAAGTGAACTAATCCTGAAATTGCTTCTAAAATGTTAAATGGCCTTAGAAAAGGAACTGAAACCGTTAAACAAAAAGGTTTAAAAAATTATGTACTTCGTAAATGTATTTATTGTGGCACTGAATTTAAATGTAAACCTTATGATTCTAAAAAGTATTGTAGCCTAAAATGTGCAAATAATGACCCTAAACATTATTTAATAGGAGTGAAAGCTGCTTCAACAAAGATTCAAGAACAGTATCAAAACTCAATATCTTTAAAAATAAAACAGATTGAAGATTGAGTTAGAAAAAATAAATGACTGCTACAGAATGTAAAAATGAATAATTTAACTTTTATTCAAGATTTATGTGCATGTTTAAATGTGAAAGACTATAGAACTGTTGCAAAAATACTTAATGTAAACAATAAGAAAGATTTAGTTACAAAATTAATAGAAATTAGTAAAAATGTATGCTAAACTGGTCTGAATTAACAGACGTATCAGGTAACTGTATGGAGGAAACTCCCAGAAATAAAGGATAAAAAGCCTTTATGATAATAAATTGGAAGAGCCCTTGCCGAGCGGAGGGTCGTGTCTGCTCGGAAGTATAAATCTTGCAGAATTTGTTACAGAATGTGAAACATTTGACTTTGCAGGATTTAAAGATACTGTTAAAAAAGCAGTAGTTGCATTAAATGAAGTACTTGATGAAGGTCTTCCATTACATCCTCTTATTGAGCAAAGAGAATCTGTTAAAAATTGGAGACAGATTGGACTAGGAGTAATGGGATTAGCAGATATGTTTATAAAACTAGGTATTAAGTATGGCAGTGAAGAATCTATTAAATGGATTAATATGATTGGAACTGAAATGATCTTTTCAGCTTTGGAAAGTTCTAATGAACTAACAATAAGTAAAGGAGCATATCCAATGTTTAATACAAAAGTTGTAGATACACCTTTCTTTCAAGCGCTTAATACTAAGGAAAATAATCTTCGATATCAGGAATTAAGAAGTAATATTCTTTTAAGAGGATTATGTAATTCTCAGTTATTAACTTGTGCTCCTACAGGTAGTATTGCTACTATGTTAGGAATTTCAACAGGTTGTGAACCCATTTTTGCAACTTCTTATACAAGAAAAACAGAATCTTTAGTTGATAAAGAGAAACTTTATAAAGTATATACTCCAATTATCCAAAATAATTTCATTTCAAAAGGAGTTCCTGAAAATCAACTTCCAGAATATGTAGTAACTTCAGAGAACATTCCTTATACAGAGAGAATTCAAGTTCAAGCTGCTTTACAAAGATATATAGATGCTTCAATTTCCTCAACAATAAACTTACCTGAATCTGCTACAATAGATGATGTTGAAAGAATTTATAGACTTGCATGAGAGTATCATTTAAAAGGTGTAACTGTTTATAGAGCAGGTTGTAAAAGAGGAGCTATTTTATCTAAGAAACCTACTGGGAGTAAAGAATTAATGAAACGTCCAGAATCAATTGATGCTAAATTAATTAGATTTAAAAATGGAACTGAAAACTGGATTGCGTTTGTAGGTTTAGTTGATGATAGACCTTATGAAATATTTACAGGAATTAATAATATTGAGGATTTTCCAATTCCCTCAACTATTACTGAAGGTAAAATTATTAAGGTAAAAGATGAATTTGGTAAACGATATGATTTTCAATATGTTGATAAGTATGGATATACAAATCGATTAGGAGGATTATCTCGCATCTTTAATCAAGAATACTGGAATTATGCTAAGTTAATATCTGCTCTATTAAGAGGAGGAATTGAATTAGATAAAGTAGTTAAGATTATTGATGGTATGCACTTTGAATCTGATACTTTAAATACTTGGAAGAATGGAGTAAAAAGAGCAATAAAAACGTTTATTGTTAATGGAACAGAATCTCACGAACTTTGCCCAGATTGTGGCGACCATCTAATATATGAAGGTGGTTGTACCTTGTGTAAGAGTTGTGGATTCTCAAAATGTATATAATAAAATATTAATAGATTAAAATTTAAAAGATATGAAGACAGAAAGAATTGTTTCCGCTCACGGATTAGAAGGTTATCGTGTAACTGATAGTGGTAAACTTATTGGTAAGAGAGATTGCCAGTTAGTTGGATGCTTAAGTAATGGTTATACTCGATATACTGTTAGAGTAAATAAGAAAACTAAGAGTATTAATGGAGCTCGTGTAGTTTGGGAAAGTTTTTATGGTCCGATTTCTAAAGGCTTTGAGATTGACCACATTAATGGCGATAGAAGTGATAATCGTTTGTCTAATCTTAGGGTAGTAACTCATAAAGAAAATATGGCAAATCCTATTACTCGTGCTAGAATGGGTAAACCTCGTAAGCGTTATTCAGTAAAATATGAAAAAGTATAGTGAAGAATTTCGTGATGCAATGACCGATGTTGAAGTAGTTAATATTTCTAAAAATACTCTTCCAGAGTATACTGAAGAATGAGATGCTGGTTGTGATGTTAGAGTTGACTTTAGCAGAATAACTTCAGATGAACCACTAAAAACAAAAGGAAATTGCCAATTTCTATTTGAAAACGAGGTTAATCCATTAAAATCTTTTATTCTTGAACCTAGATCTCGAGCGATTATCCCTACAGGTTTATTTGTTTGTATTCCAAAAGGATATGAAATACAAGTACGTCCAAGATCTGGTTTAAGTTTTAAGGTTGGTCTTACTTTAATTAATTCTCCAGGTACAATTGATGCAAGATATCGGGACGAAGTAGGTTTACTTGTTGTTAATAATGGTTCTGAACCTGTTGTAATAACAGATGGAGAACGTATTGGACAACTAGTACTTAAGCGTGTTGAATTTATTAATTGGATTGTAAAACGTTCTGTTAAAGAATTCTCTGATCAATCTGATAGAGGTGGAGGAACAGGACATTCTGGAGTAAACTAAAATGATTTTAAACTATGATTTACCAAAATTAGAATCTGAATTACTTTCATTTCAACTAGATTCTAAGCAAAAAGAAGTACTTGAATCAGCTCTAAACTATATTAAAAGTGATATTAAGATTAATTCTGATACTAAACATTTGTGCATATCAGGTAGAGCAGGTACTGGAAAAACTCAAATATGTGCTTTAATTGTGAAGATATTGAAGGATAATAATATTCCATTTTTGGTAATTACTCCTACAAATAAGTCAAAGAACGTAATAGCTTCTGTAGTTGATTCAGAAGCTATTACTGTTCATAGACTATTGAGTTTATCTCCACAAGTTGATATACTTGAATTAGATCTTAAAGAGTTAAACTTTATACAAAAAAATACTATATATTTACAATATAAAGCAGTCTGGATTATTGATGAATGCAGTATGGTTAATGATGATTTATATAAATTAATTATTGATCAAGCTGTAGATCATCAATGTAAAATTATATGACTTGGAGATGAAAAACAATTAAGTCCTGTAAGTCAAAAACAAATATCTAAAACATTTAGAAATTCTACTAAATATACTTTAGATAAAGTATATCGTCAATCTTCAGATTCTCCAATTGGAAAAATATTAGAAACGTTACGTTCTAAGCCAATTAGTAGATTTGAATCTACTCTAGATAGTGATTCTGGATCTTTAAAAGTATATAATAATATTCGAGAAATGTTAGAAGAGCATTGTTATCTATTTAAGGTTGGAATGAATCTTGAAGATCAACATATTGTAAAACTAGTTACATATACTAATAAAAGGATTGAAGCTTTAAATCAGATTATTAGACGCTTAGTTTTTAATGATGATGAGGAGTATCATTTTGGAGAGGTCTTAACTGGGTATGATTCTTGTATATATAAAAATCAAGGTATTATTGAAAACTCATCTGATTATTTAGTTAGAGAAGTTGAGGATACTACATTTCAAGGATTAAAAGCATATAAATTAACCTTATATGATCCTTCTAAAGAGTGTGATATTGAAGTTACTATAATTTCAAGATATAATAGTAGTTACGATATTGCCAATTTAGCAGCTCGAATTGATAATATGAGAATTAAAGCTGTAAAAAGTAAAAATGGCAAAGATTGGAGAGCTTATTATCAATTTCAAGAAGCGTTTCTTACTCCTTTTGATTTAGTACATGAAGGAAGAGTTATAAAGAGAAAATCTTTAGATTATGGATATTGTATATCTGTACATAAATCACAATCTTCTTCATATTTAGCAGTATTAGTTGATATGGAAAATATTTTACAATGTACAGATCCTGAGGAATTACGACAATTACAATATGTAGCTTTATCTCGAACTACTAATGATATATATTTATATCAAAGATAATATGACAAATTACTTCTTTAAAAGAGACAATAACAATAAAATTCGAGTAGTTCAACTAAATTTAAATGAACATACGGATATTCAATCGAATGAAAAATTCTATTCAATAACTGGAGAAACTGGCGTATTGAATGGAAAAATGGTTAAACGACCTTTAGTTACTATTGAACAAGGTAAAGTTAAAAGAACTGTCAAAGAACAAGCTGAATTACAATATAATAGCTTATGCAATAGCTATTTAGATAAAGGGTATAAATCTCAAGAGGAACTTAAAATAAAAGATATAACTGATGAATCAGAAGTGGATTTAAAAGTTCCTAAACAAAATACTGACGCTAAGGGAAATTTAAAGCCTCAACTAGCTTTAAGTTATGAAAAGGTAGACTCTAAGTTACTAGAGAACAAATGATTAGGCAGTAAAAAAATTGATGGGGTAAGATGTCTTCTCTTTATGAAAGACGGAATAATTCAAACTTCTTCTAGAGGAGGTCAAGATTATAATATTGCAGCACACTATATAATTCATGATCCGTTTGTTGAATATGTACTTAAAAATAATCCTAATTATATTTTAGACGGAGAATTATATATTCATGGCAAACCTTTGAGTTATATTAGTGGATTGTGTCGATTAGAAACTCTTGATGATAGACACAAAGATCTAACTTTCCAATGTTATGATATTGTACGAGAGGATTTACCATTTAATCAAAGGTTAAATATTCTTCATTCTATAGAACATAATAGACCTATTGATTCAAAATTAGAAATAGTCTTTCATTCTGAAGTGCAAGGCAAGGATAATATTATAGCTTTACATAACAGGTATGTTGATTTAGGTTATGAAGGATTAGTAATTCGAGATCCTGAGCAAACATATAAATGTGGAGCTAGAGATAAACGTATGCTAAAGATTAAAATGTTCCAAGATGGTGAATTTAAGATTGTAGGTATTACCGATGGTCTTAGAGAGGAAGATTTTGTTTTTAACATGGAAACGAAAGAAGGATATCCATTTGAAGCTAAGCCTATGGGAGATAGAGCTTTAAAGAAATGGTACCGAGAAAATATAGATAAATTGATAGGACAAATGGGTACAGTAAAGTATTTTGGATATACTGCAACAGAAAACGCAGTCCCAAATCTCCCTGTATTCAAAAGTCTACGAGATAAAACCGATTTATAATGAAACTTACATTAAAACAACTTAAAGATCTAATTTCAAGTTATCGTACTGCTCTAAATGAAGCAGAAAATTTTGAAAGACTAGGTTTTGATATTAGAAGTAGTGAAATGTGATATTACTTAGAACATGCTCTTGATATAGCTTTAATATTATATTTTGGAGAGAGTGTTTCTGAGAAGGTATGGAACTTTATTTTAAATGATTCTGTAAATGAATTTGCTACTATTGAGGAATTATTTGAATTTGTATCAGATAAATATTCAGAATTAGTTAATAAAGATACAGCACTTACACTTGATCAACTTCAAACATTATTTCCTCAGGAAGAAATGTTTAAGTATTTTGATAAAGTAATTAAAGAACAAACTAAACAAAAAGAAAATGAAACAACCGTTTAACTTATCTCAAGAAAAAATTGATCAGCTTTTTCGACATTGTATGTTTGATCTAACTCCAAAAGCTATAGGTAATAAATATATGTATTATCATACTTCTGATAACGCTTATAGATATAGAATTCAATGGACTGAAAAAGATGATGGATCTTATTATTCTTATCCATGTAGCGATATTACAGAAGATCTTTTTGAATCAGATAACTTAAAATTTAGGATAATTGTATATCGTACTTTTGAAGATACTGTATTTGGAGCGTATCCATGTACTAGTATTGCTCTTGAAGTATCTGATTTAGATTTTGAAGAACTTCAAAAAGTTAAATTAGAAATATATAATACATATAAGGAATTTTATAATGATTTATTAGAAAGTGCTCCTTGTGAACTTTCATCTATTGAAGCACATCCTAGAGTTATAAAACCTAATGAATAAAGAAGAGATTAAGGAATTAAAAGAGAACAAGGACGTTAAATTTATTTATAAGCTTCCTTGTTCTTTTTTTGATGAAGGCTTTGAATATATTATTATAGGATATGATACAAATGTTCAAGGTGATAATATTCGAGTATTTACTATAGACGGATGGTTTCTACTTATGAAGTCTGGTAGTATTTTACCTTATGTATGTGCTACATTACCAAAATCAGGAAAAATTAAGGAATATATTAATATCTATGAAAAACCTAATGTTCTAGCATTAAAACGTTACGTTAATGTATTAACTAACAAAAAAGAATTTATACAAGAATGCTTATGGGGAGAACAATTTATAAAAGAAGGTAAAGTTAATAGAGTTGATGTATTTAAAAACAATTATTTTGATCCTGAAGACGCATGTAATAGATTTGCTAAAGTTGTAGATCCTATATATAAGATGAGTCTAGGTAAATAAATATTTATAATTTTATATAAAATGAAAGAAGATATAAGTAAAGAGGCCCCAAAGAACAAGACATTGCTTGTTTTAATGGGGCCTCCGTAAACTGGCAAGTGGCAAAACAACTTTTGCAAAGGAATTTGTAAAAAATAAAAGTACCTGGATTAGAGTAAATCGTGATGATATAAGGTTAATGTGCGGTGATTATTGGATTCCGTCTCGGGAAAAGTTAATTAATACTCTTGAGGAAACAACTATTACCTCTGCTTTAGAGCAAGGTTATAACGTTATAATTGATGCTACTAATCTTAACCCTAAAACTAGGGCTAAATGGGAAGAAATTGCCTCAAATTTCGATGCAAATATTGAATATAAGGAAATAGTTATTCCATATAAAGAAGCTGTTAAACGGGATAAAAATAGGGATTTACAAGTAGGTGAAGATACAATACGTATATTTTATCGAAAATATTATCCTGAGCTACTAAAACAAGAATTAGACGAAATATAATATGAAATATATACTTATTGAGTGGCCTGAAGTTCAAGAATTAATGAGTTATGATGATTTTGATTGTCATGCGCATCTTGTTAATGATGAAGGTTGAATTGATCAGTATGGCCCTTCTTCATACTTTGTAGAAGAGGATTGATTAAAAAAGTTAAAGAAATGTTAAGAATATATAATATTTATATCCAGATATACAATAAATTGTGTTCACTCAATAATATAGTTTTGCAGGAAAATTTATTGTATTTAACACTAATACTACAATCTTATGTCCACTAGATCTAGAATAGGAATGATAAATCCATATGGTAGTGTTAGTTCAATTTATTGTCATTTTGATGGATATCCAGAAGGTGTTGGGAAAACTCTACATGATAATTGGAATGATATAAATGATATTATTGAACTAATTGCCAATGGAGATATATCTTGTTTAGGAACAGATTTAGATACAACAAGTTTTTATGCAGATGGATCTGGCGCAATTATATCTCCAACTGAAGAAGATTACTATAATTTAGATCCAATAATGATTGAGTATCATTATTTACATAAAAATGGAGAATGGATATGTAAAGAGGTAAACCTTAAGGAACGTTTTAATGAAAGCTCGAGTTAAGAATTTTGATGTAGAGGTAGAACCTATGACTAAATATGAATTTTATGATAGAATTAAGAAAATTCAGTTACAACATCCTGAAAATAAATGAGTCAAAGGTTATTATATTAACTGGAATGGATATGAATTCTGGTTAATGGAAGAAAATTTTAATAAATTATACGAAATAATAGAATGTTAATCCGAGGTAAAACTGTATATGTTTATGATATTGAGATATTTCCAAATGTATTTCACTGTACAGTAAAAAATTCTGAAACAGGAGAATATTTATATTTTGAAATTTCTGAAAGACGAAATGATCTTTTAAAATTGGTTGATTTCTTTTGAACTATTCAAGAAGAACCTCAAGATGGCATTTGAGCAAAAAACTATACTACAGATCTACAATTCTTTACAGATAAAATATTTTGTGGATATAATAATTTACATTATGATAATCCTATAATTAATTATATTATTGACTATCATAAGAAATTGTCAACACTTGATTATCTTAGTGTTTGCAAGTCTTTATATAATCTTAGTAATGAAATTATTAGATCTACAGATGGTAATTTTACATCTTGGAGTAAATGGAAATATAAGATTTACTTTGAAACTCTTGATTTACTTACAATGTTATATTCTCAAAAATTGCGAGTGGGATTAAAAGAAATGCAAGTAACTATGCAATTTCATAATGTTCAAGAATATGAAGGAGATTTCCAAGCCTGACTTCCTGCATCTGAAATTCCTAATATGATAAAATATAATATTAACGATGTTGATTCTACTGAGGAATTATTAAATCGGTGTAAAAAGGATATAGAATTACGATTAGCAATCGAAGATGAATATGGAGTAAAAGTATTAAATAAAGATGGTGTAAACATTGGAATGAAGATTATTACTCAAAAATATCTTGAGAAAACAGGTCAAACTTGAAATCAAATCAAGGATTTACGTTCTCCTTGTGATATGATTGATTTGAGTAAAGTTATTCTTCCAATTGTTAAATTTGACACTCCTATTCTTCAGTCTGTATTAGAAGAAATGAAGAAACAAACAGTATCTCCAGGAAGAAAAGGATATGAAAAACATTTTATATTAGACGGTCTAGAGTATTGTACAGGTGTAGGAGGTTTGCATAGTGTGAATAAACCTGAAGAAATTATACCTACTAGCGAACAGATACTCAGTGATATAGATGTCCAATCTCTATATCCGAGTATGATTATTGAACATGAATTTTATCCACCACATCTTGGTAGAGAATTTCTTGAAGTATATAGTCAAATAAAAAAAGAAAGAGTTGAAGCAAAGCATAACGGTAACAAAGTTAAAGACGCAACATTAAAATTAGCCCTGAATGGACTCAGCGGCAACCTTAAGTTCTTGAGGCTCAACTAGTTATGTTGAGAAAAATTCGGTGAATTGCTGGAAAGCTAAGGAGAAATCTATGCTAATCAGCAGCCAAGTATCAGCTTAACAACTGATAAAGGTTCAGAGACTAACTCTTGAAACTCAGAATGAGAATATAATAGAGACACGAGCGCCGAATAATTTTTTATATATATTTTGAAATTACCCAGAATTTTCTTATATTTGCATTTTAAAAATAGTATAATATGAGAAAAAATAATTTAAATTTAGAACAAATTAAACAAGAAGCTACAGAATTAGAACAACAAATTATTGATCTGTACCTTCAAAGAATTTCTAGAAAAGAAATAAGCAGTCAACTTTCTATTAATACTGGTAAAGTTAATACAACTGTTTATAAGTATGGATTAACTAGGTTTAGAAATGTTAATAGATATACTATTAATATTAGAAACTTAAATGTCAATAATAATCAAATTTGATATTTTTTAGGTATGTTTGCTTCAGATGGTAATATTTATAAAACAAATAATAATTCTGAAGTTATTCAATTTACTTTAAAAGATAAAAAACCTTTAGAAGATATTATTAATATTTTAGAATATACTGGATCTATTAAAGAATATAATAAACCTAATATTGGGTTAGTATATTATTTAGCTATTACTAATAAAGATCTTGTAACCTTTATTAATACTATTTTTGGAAATGTTTATCGAAAAACTAAAAATCTTAATTTTCCAATTATTACTAATAATATTCAATTAGAGTTTTTTCTTAGAGGTTATTTTGATGGTGATGGCTGTTATACTTTTTCTGATAAAACAAAACGATTTTTTAATGTAGAATGTTATTGTGATTCTTTAGATTTTATTAATAGTTTATACAATATAACTAAAAGGTATATAAAGATAAACCCAAAAGTTCAAAATAAACGGTTCAGAATTTTTTCTAGAAAAGATGTATATATGTTTTTAAAATTTATTTATAAGGATAATTTAAATATTGGATTAACACGTAAATATGTACGTGCTATACAACACATTCAAAATTATGAAAAATTAATGATATAGTCCGATACTCCTCTGAAAAGAGGAGAATTAAAGATAAAGAGCTTTAATATAACAAAATGCAGAATGAGCATAATTTTTGTTACTCACCAGAAACTGTTATGAAAATTCGAATGAATGGACAGCTTCTATTATTAATGCTTGCTGAGCGCCTAATTGCAATAGGTTGTAAAATAGTTCAAGCTAATACAGATGGTTTATTTGTTTTACGTCCTAAAAACAAAGAACAAGAGTTTCAAAACGTTTGTAAAGAATGGGAAAAGTTAACTAAACTTATTCTTGAAGAAGATCGTTTTGAAGCTATGTATCAATATGCAATTAATGATTATCTTGCAGTAAAAGAAGGTTATTCTGAAACAAAAGATCCTAAGTTACTAAAAAAGAAAGGAATGTTTATAGATGAAGTTAAACTTGGAAAAGGAATGGATGCTATGATTATTCCTGAATCTGTTAATAAATGTTTAGTAGATAAAGTCCCTGTTGAAGAAACAATTAGAAATTGTAAGGACATTAATAAGTTTATTACCTATCAGAAAGTAAGCAGAGATTATTCAGTTGAATATGATGGTAAATTAATTCAAAGAATTAATAGATATTATATTTCTAATGATGGACCATGGTTATATAAATGTAAGGTAGATTCTAATAATCACCGATCAAATTATATTAAACTATTAACTGATTCTGGAGTTACTATTATGAATACTATTGAAAAAGATCAACCAATTCCAAGTAATATTAACTATAGATTTTATATATCAGCTGCTAATAAAATTGTTAGTTTCTTTAAAAATAAACAATTAACTTTATTTTAAACAGAAAACTCTTAAAATTAATAATAAAATAATGAAATTATTATTTTTCCATTCATCATGGTGTGGACCTTGTAAAGCATTAACACCTATTGTAGAAGAATTAAAATCAACATATGATATATGAGATATAGATGTTGATGAAGCAGAAGATACTACATTAGTAAAGTATAAAATTCGTAGTATTCCTGTACTGATATTAGAAGATAATCAAGGAAAAGAACTTTGGAAACATGTAGGAAGTATTTCTAAAGTCGATCTCGAAAATAAGCTTAAAGAATATGAGACTAATTAAACCATCTATAGAAATACTTGAACAAGAACCTGGAATAGAAGGAATCCATAAACAAATTGAGAAAGCAGGAAGAACCGCATATAAAAGTGAAAATTATATTACAGAAGGTTCTGCGGAAAAGTTTGTAAACATGATTAAAAATAAGAATCATGGAGCTTGTCTAGAACATGGTACTGTTTATCTACTCTGTAAAGACTCTTTATTTATACTTATAGGAGAAAAGTATGAAAATAATAAGTATTCTAATGTAGTATGGCACGAATTTGCTCCTGGACATAGAACTGCAGTTTACATAACAACAAACTATAGAGTATTGTATGAAAATAATTGGCTAGATGATCTTCAATATCTTTGCGAACCTACTGAATATCATGAAAAAAGAATTACTGTAAAGTTTATACTTCCTATTTCTATAAGTAGAGAATTTTTAAGGCATAGAATATTTTCATTTATGGAAATGAGTACAAGATACTGTAATTTTAATAAAGAGAAGTTTAACAATGAAATCACATTCATTATTCCGTATTGGTCATCTCTAAAAGAAGCTAGATATGTTTATTGGGATGGAGACTATGTAGAAGATACTACTCCAGAATCTTTACCACATACTATTCTAAAACACGTTGTGGGAGATAATGACGATGTGTTTTTATCAGTATGTGAAAATGCTGAATTATGTTATAAGCAACTAATTAACTCAGGAAGAACTCCACAGGAAGCTAGAGAAGTCTTACCATTATGTACTAAGACAGAACTAATTATGACTGGAACTATTGAACAATGGAAAGGATTCTTTAAATTACGTAGCTCATTATATGGAGCAATAGGAGCTCATCCTCAAGCAGCAGAACTAGCAGATAAACTGTATATACAGTTTAAGGAGAAAAATTATATTTAAAATGAGCCATTATAAAGAAACAGTACAGTATGATCATATAGATGAAGAACAAGAACATTCTTTTAAACATCTTTATGCAGACTGAAATTCTAAAACAAATACTGTAACTGTATGAAATAAAGAAGGTATAGTTATATATAGTGGATATGATGATGAAGCTAAGGCTTTAGGTTGTTTGTTATCTAGTATTAGATGTCAAAAAATCGATAAATTTCCACATGAAGATTAAAAAATTATAAGATATGCAACTCATTAAAGCATGTAAAGAATTAATGATTAGAGAGCCCTTTTATGGGCTCTTTCTTCTTAATTTAAATAAAGAAATATCTGATACATATGTTGATACAGCTTGTGTTTCTAGAAATGGAGTAAATTCTAAACTAGTTATAAATCCTAATTACTGAGATAAGTTAACAGATAATCAACAATTAGGTTTATTAAAACATGAGCTAATTCATATATGTTTTAACCACATGTTTATTGAATCAGAACTTCGAATTAGTGATCATAAATTATTTAATATTGCTTGCGATTTAGTTTGTGATCAATACATAAAAGATGTTCCTGATAATATGTGGGATCAACTAAAAGACAAATATCCTGATTTAGTAAAAAACTTAGAAAAGGATAAAGGTGCAAAATATTATTATGAAGAGCTAATAAAATATGCACAGAAAAATTCTCAGTCTGGACAGAAAGGGCCAGGTAATGGGAATAGAGGCACAACACAAGGTCTTGATGGAATTAGCGGAGGAGCTGATGATCATAAGTCTTGGAAAGAATATCAGAATCTTGATGAAGCAGGAAAAAAATTAATGCAAAATCAAACTGAGCATCAATTAAAAGAAGCAGCTACAGCTACTACTAAAGGTAGAGGTACTATTCCAAGAGAATTTCAATCAATAATCGATGCATTATTTAAAGTAGATCCTCCTATATTTAATTGGAAAATGTATTTCCGAAGACTATTAGGAAATTCATTTAAAACCTATACAAAAAAATCTCTTCGAAAAGAGTCTAATAGATTTGTTGGAAGTGCAGGAATTAAAGTAAAGCATAAACAACATATTCTTGTTGGAATTGATACATCTGGATCTGTAAGTGATTCAGAATTACAAGATTTCTTTAGTGAAATCTATCACATATATAAAACTGGGTCTATGGTAACTATTGTAGAATGTGATGCCGATATTCATAAAATATACGAATATAAAGGAAAGTTTGATGGAAAAATTACAGGTAGAGGAGGTACAGATTTTAAACCTGTAATAGATTATTATAATGCTAATCTAAATAAATATACTACCTTAGTATTTTTTACGGATGGTTATGCTCCATTAGACACATTCAAACCTATGCGACAAATGATGTGGGTTATTACAAGTAATGGGTATAAAACCCAAAAATATCCAGGACATACTATTTTTATACCATAAAATATGAAGAAAAATATAAATACAATTAATATTGAAGAATTAAAAACGTTAGCTAGTTATATTATTGATAATAATAAACGATTATATAATGAGCATAAAAAGACTACTGCAATTGAAGTAGTAGGTGAATCTGGTTTAGGTAAAACTTCTGCTATCATTCAGTTAGCTCAAGAAAGAGGAATGGACTGTATTAAACTTAATCTTTCTCAGTTAGAGGAATTAGGTGATCTTATTGGTTTTCCCATTAAAGAGTATTATGTTTGTACAGAGCGTCCTCGACTTGACGATGATGGAATGCCTGTTGTAGAAAATGAAATAGTGATTAAGGATGAAGAATGTCTCTGGGTATCTGCAGATGTACTAGATTCTTATATTGCAGAGGGTTATAGAATTAAAGACAATATATCTCGAATGGGATACGCCCTTCCTGCATGGGTTCCAACTAATCAAAATCCTAATGGAACTATTTTAATTCTTGATGACTTTAATCGTGCGGATTAAGAAATATATTGTAAAGTTTTGTTTCCTTGAATAAATTTAGTATCTTTGATATAAAATTTAAAAAATATGGAAAAATTAACATTACAAAAGATTAAAGTTTATAAAAAAGTTTGTGGAATTTACAAAATAAAAATTCACAATAAAGAATATATAGGAAGTTCAAAAAATATTCAGCATAGATTAAGACAACATTTAACTACTTTAAAACAAAATAAACACCATAATCATACTATGCAAAACTTGTATAATAAATATGGAATTGATAATATTTATTTTGAAGTTATAGAAATTTGTCTTGAGGAAAATAGAATTAATAGAGAAAAATACTATATAGATAGTATTAAACCTTATATAAATCATATTTTAGATCCTGAGAATATCATTAGAGATGAAGAATATAAACATAGAATAAGTATTTCTAAAAAGAAATATTATGAAACACATTCTCCAGTTAATATAAAAATGGTATATCAGTATAATTTAGAAGGAAAATATATTCAAAGTTACAAATCAATAACAGATGCGGCTAGAGCTACTAATCAAGATGTTACTGCAATATGTAGTGTATGTAATAATCGTAGTTATACTGCTGGTGGATATAGATGATCGTTTGAATTAAAAGAAACTCTTTCTAAACTAAAAAAGAAATATAAGAAAGTACCTGTTATTCAATATTCACTTGATAATGTTTTTATTAAAGAGTGAGATTCAAAAACAGATGCTGAAAAAGAACTAAAAATTTGTAATATATCTCGAGCTATAAGAAAGAATCTTACTGCAGGAGGATATAAATGAAAGTATAAAATCTAGAGGTCCGCATAAAATAGCGTGAATTGCTGGAAAAGCCTGAGGAGGTCAATCAGCAGCTAAGCTAATTAGTAATAATTAGAAAGTTCAACGACTAGTACATGGAGTCCAGAAATGGATAGTAAAGTACCACGAGTGCGCTACACTATTATATAGTGATGATATAGTCTGAACTACGTTATAACCTAAAAGAAGACGTAGAAGTATAGGATAAAGAGCCTATACGGTAACAAAAATGCCTAGATTTATACAAGCTACCATGGAGTTGATAGATAGAGGAGAATATATAAGTTGGTCATTACCACCTAACTGTACTATTATATTAACATCAAATCCTGATAATGGTGATTATAATGTTAACTCTATGGACAATGCCCAAAAGACTCGATATATTAGTTTCGAATTAGGTTTTGATAAAGATGTATGGGCTCGTTGGGCTGAGAAAGAAGGTATTGATGGTCGTTTTATCAATTTTGTATTATCTTATCCTGAGATTATGAAAAAGGAGGGAGGAGTACAAAAAGTTAATCCTCGAAGTTTAGTAACTTTTGCTAATACTATTTCTGGATTTAAAGATTGGTCTGATACAAACACTTTAGGTTTAATCCTTAATATTGCCCAAGGATGTTTTACATCTGAAGAAAACGTTATTGGAAACTTATTTACTACTTTTATTGCCAATAAGTTAGATAAATTAATGGATCCTGATACAATGTTAAATAAAGATTGGGATTATGTTAAAGGAGAATTAGCAAAACAAGTATATGATGGTACTAACTATCGTGCAGATATTGCTGCAGTTTTAACAACTCGGTTTTGTAATTTTGTAAACCTATATTTTGATACAAAAGGTAGTAAAACAGAGGTAGCTGTTGATAGAATTCTTAAGATTATTGAGCATGATAAGATGTTATTTTCTGAGGATTTGATTTTCAGTTTAATTAAAACTCTCCAAAAAAATCATCCTACAAGATGTAATAAATTATTATTGAATCCTAAAGTAGCTAGAAAGTTAATATAATATGTTATTTAATTTAAGTAATACAAAATTAAGAATAGTTGTTTGCGACTATTATAGAAGACAAGGAAATAGTAGTAATAGTCCCTATTATAGTAATAACATAAGTAATACTTGTCTTGCAGATATGATTGTTGTTTATGATATTAATGGGAGTAAAAAACATATTAGAGACGATTGTTATTATACTAGTCCTTTTTGTGCAGAAAAAGTATTTGGTATGTATTTAGGAGATAATGATAGTATAGAAACTATCATTTCTTCTAAAACTTTAACAAGTCTAACTGGAGTAAAAAGAGTATATTTTGATCCTAAATCTAAATATCCTCGATTTAAACTAAGCGAAGCTACTACTATAAAACGTAGTTTAACTGCTGCAAAAGCAGATGTTTGTATACTGCCAAAAGTAAAATATAGTGTATATACGCCTCAATATAGTTCAGGAGGTGCTCCAAGGGATAAAAACATTAAATTATATTATTCTCCATCAGAAGATACTTATTATCTAATTGATCATAAACCTGGAGCTTGTTATCAAAGCAGCAGTAGTAAAGACTTAAACAACTTTATTAATAAAGCGATAAATACTAGCTCTTCAGATCCTCTTGAACAGTTTGCTTCAGCTATAATGTCTGAAGGAATTATTCCTGCAGACTGTACATTATTTTATTCAGGTAAATGCTGTTTCTTTACAGATAATTCAGAGTATGAGCAAGTTAATAATATTTTAAATAATTATATGAAAGTAATATATGATACAGAATTAGATAAATTTGTAAGTAATAATTTATCTAATCTTACAGAGGACGATCTTAAATCTTTATCTGGAATGTTAGGCTCTCAAGATCCTACTGTTGTAGGTATGGGTATTAAATTACTCTCTGGATATAATATTCCAGATTCAGCTTGTTCTGTAGGTATTCTACTTATGAGTAACTGGAATACTATTACAAGTAATTCTGCTTTTAAAAGTGTAGGATTTCAACAAATTTTAAATACATTAGGAATTTCTGAAAGAGAGGTTTATAGTGGCATTACTGATAATATTATAAATAAACTTTATAAAAGTAGTACAAATGATGCAGATAAAGAAAAGGCTAGAAAGATAGTTATAGACAAACTCAAGAAAAGTTTTGAAAAGAAATGGGCTGAACATAAGTCGCAACTTGATGCTATACCTATGAACTTCGATTTTACATTAGAATAAGTGAAAAATATAATAGCTATTCAAGGTTTTAAAGGTAGAAAAATATCTTAAAGCTTTGTATATTAAAATAATTTTATTAACTTTGCAATAAAAATGGCAAAGAATATAAAATGAACAAATGAAATAGATCAGGAAATTATTAATTTACATATTAATAAGTCCTGATCTATAACTGATATCTCAAATAAGTTTAGTATTTCTACTCATGCAATAAGTAGAAGAATTAAAAAATTAGGATATTCGGTTATTAACTATCAAAATTTAGTAGAATATAATATTGAAGATATTAAAGAATTTATAGATCAAGGTTATACATTATCAAATATTGCTAATATTTATAATGTAAGCTGTTCAGCTATTTCTAGATTTATTAAAATAAATAATATAAACTTAAAGAAATCGAAATTTGATGAAAATGTCTTCGATATTATTGACACAGAAGAGAAAGCCTACTGATTAGGTTTTGTATTTGCAGATGGTAATATTAGTTCACATACTCCTAATAAAAAACACACATATAAGTTTGAGCTTTCGTTAGCTTTAAAGGATAAAAATCATTTATATAAATTTAATTCTTTTATGAATTATAAAGGTAATAATGTAAAATGTGATTCTTATAGATGTAGATGATATATTGGAAATAAACATTTATGGGAAACATTAAACTCTTATGGATGTACTCCTAAAAAATCATTAACTTTAAATTTTCCTGATGAAAATATTTTTAAATCTAAAGATTTGATTAGACATTTTATAAGGGGGTATTTTGATGGAGATGGATGTATAATATGTACTAATAAAACCAGAAGTATTAATTTGTTGGGAACTCCTAATTTTTTAACAATGTGTCAGAAACATTTTAATGTTTATAATATTTTACATAAAAATCATAATAGTAGTTTAACTGTGCGTTTTGATGCTTTTGGAAAAACTGCTTATAAGATTGCAGAGTTTTTATATAAAGATTCTACTATATATTTAGATAGAAAATATACAAAGTACTTAGGATTAAGTACTGCCGTCTTAGGTAGGAATACTTAAGATTATAATCGAGCAAAATCGGTGAACCCTGAGATGGGAATACCGAGGTAATATTTTAGATTACGAAAGGCTAAAATAAACCGTAGAGCGTAGGAATTGAATAAATATAATATTCCCAAGAGTGCTCGACAATCAGAACGATTGAAAATGTACGCCGAACTTATATCAAATAAGAAGATATAGAAGTTAAGATAAAAAGCTTAACGATAACATAATTGAGTGGAAAAGATGAAGTTGCTAAATATCTAAACTATTTATTAAATACTCCAACTTGTTTACATTCTTATAATATTGCTTCTGCATTAAATTTTACTCCTGTACCGTTTATGATTTCAAAGCATTGAAAGATAGTACATTATGCAGATAAATTAAAAGAAATGTTATCTATCATGATGAATGTAGATAAGAGCAAGTTTGATGATAGAGAATTTAAAGAATATTATCATTTTGATTTTCAGAAGTTTTTACTTTACGATAGTAGAGTAAGAACTTTTGGAAATGAACCTACAGATAAAGTATTCGCTAGAGAATTAAAAAAAGAAAATAGAAATTTAGCTATAGAATATAATTTATCTATTAGACAAATATTACAATATTTTGGTACAGATATAATGCGTAAATATTTTGGAGATAAATTATGGATATATTCAACACTTCAAAGTGGAAATAAAAATAATATTATAATTGCAGATCAAAGATTTGCAATTGAAAACGAAGTAGTAAAAGAATACAATGCCTTTATTATTCATGTAACAAGAAAAGGTTGTAGTATAGGTTTACATTCTTCAGAAAGGGAATTAGATGCTCTTTATAAAAAACATAAATTTGATATATCGTTAGTAAATAATGGTACATTAAAAGAATTATTTAATAAATGTAAAAATATTGTATATGGCTACTGAAATTAAGTTCTGTAAAAACTGCGCAGATAATAAGATTACACATGAGTTTCAAGATGAAAAGTACGGAAAATTTATTCGGGTTTTTAATATTGGAGAAAAATCAGGTACTTCTACTTGTACTATTTGTAATGGTGGTAAAAAAGCTAAGAAATAATGAATAAAATTATATATAAATATCCTCTAGAATTTACTTATCCTCAAACGATTAAGTTACCTAGTAGTGCAGAAATTTTATATGTTGATAGCCAAAGAAATACACCTACAATTTGAGCTATAATAGATACAGATGATAAATCAACAATCGAGGTTGATGTTTATATAATTAGTACTGGGCAAACTTTTGATGCTAGTAATAAATTATATATTGGTTCATGTATGACCGAAAACGGAAACTTTGTTTGGCATATATTTATTGATTACTCTAAGAGCGAAAATATAATATTACCAGGTGTTGATCTTTAAAAATAAATTGTTTTACTTCTATGAAAAATCCCCTTACTTGCTTAATTACGAGTAAGGGGATTTTCTTTTGCCTCTATCTGCTTATGCGGATAGAGGTTATTTTTTTAATCTAATTTATCTCCGATATATTTAAGATCACTCATAAATCCAAATGTACTTGTAGCTCCTTCTCAGAGATTTTTATCTCCAGTAATAACAGCTGTACTCTGATTTACAATATTCTTAATAATAGAGTATGCAGGTGGATTTAAGTCTCCTGCAAATTGTGCAACAATATTTTGAATTGGACCATCTTGGAATGATGTATATAAAGCCATAGCTCCTAAGTGTCCTAATGCTCCTAATTCTTCTTTGGTTTCTCCTGATAGAAAAACTGCATATATCATCCACATTATTAGACTCATAAATATTAAATCAGTCAAGAATAAATAAAAATTAGCCTTTTTAGTTGGATTAGCCCATAATGCTTTAAATTCATTATAATCCATTTTACCTATAGCTTTTGCAAAGCTAACCATAGAATAAGCAATACCCTCAATAAATCTTCCTTGCCATTCTACATAAGGAGTAGCCGTTTCTCCTTCTTTTACATTCGTTTCAAGATCAACTCTTGTAGTAGGTAACCCATTTTCTCCTATTGACTGAATCATTACATAACGAACTCCATTTTCATCAAATTTTTCTACAAACTTACCTTGATCATAAGTTCCAGGTTTAAGAATCCATTGTTCAAGTTTAGCAGAAAGGAATGTACGAAATTGTAACATCATAGCTCCCATGAACATACTTTTAGCAAGCATCTGAGTATTTTTATCATAGTGTCCAAAACAAAGTTCTGCAAAAGATTTAATACTAGTTGCTTCTCTAACAGTATAGGCTCTAGGTAATGGTTGTCCTTTTTCAATATTTCATCCTTCTTGATTAAATTGCTGTCTATAAGCTTCATATAATCCTTCTTGTCTTTTATAAGCTTCAGAATTTACATCGGCTCCTGCAGCAGTAAATACATCAAAACGTTTATCCTTTTTAAAGTCATATACTAATTCATCATCTGAATTTAAACTATATGCTTCTCAGCATCCATCATGAATCATTTTTGCAATTAATAAGCCCATTCTATGATATACATCAGGAGCTCTATTGCAAACATATAACATATCAGAATTAAAGTTCTTAATACCATTACGAGATTGACTGAGTTCTTTTTGAACTATGTCGGCGTCCATGTTAGCCATACCAAAGTCTGCATTTAAAGCTTCAACTTTTGTTAAAGTAGCAATACGCTTCGGACTATCTTTAAAGATAATTCCTCAAGCCTCAGCTAAATCCTTTCCAGAAAATTGATCTTTTCCATAAGCATTTGTCATAGCTCTACTAATATGAATTCACATACCTTGCATCATTTCTCGAAGTCCAGATCTTAAGTTAAGACCTAAAGCAGTAGCCGTAGTAAATTTTTTAATTGCAGCTAAAGTTTTATAAACAGGTTGTAAACCTTTATCCATAATAGGTTTATTATAGATATTAACTGTTAGATATTTATCAAGAAATTCAAGTAAGTTTTCTGCTTCTTGTCCATACATTGCTTGATTATACTGTAATGCTATTTTAATTCCTTGAATTTGAGGAATAATATCATTGTATTCTGCTTCTGCAACATATGCATGAATATAGCTTCTTAACAAATCTTCAAGTTGAGTTTCAAGACTATTTATTCCGTGATTTGATATAATCTGCTCTCGAGTATCATTTCCAATTTTAAATTTGTTATATACTCTTTGTGCATCTTTAGCAAGATCAAAATCCTTCATTTGTTCTTCAAATAGTCTTAACATATTAGTAACTTCTTGATACTCCATTTTAAGACCTTCTTTAAAACCTTTATTATGGAATTGAGATTTCATAGAACCAATAGCTACAGGAACTTGATAATAAGTTCCATCTTCTATTGCTTGTTGATAACGTCCAGGATTTCCTTCAAAACGAAGTTGGTTTACAATTTCTGTAAATGTTTTTATTAATGCTTTTTCTTCTTTAGCTAAAGAACTATCATTAACGTCTTTTAACATAAACTCTTTTGTAATATTACCATTTTCGTCTCTTCTAAATAGATTATCAAAATATTTTACTTCTCCACCTATTAAACGATTTTGATCTTTAAATTTATAAAATTCCTTAAATACTTTTCTAATCTTAGAATCCCAAGCTAATTCTTGTCGACGTATCTTAGTCTCTGTTACCGCAACTATTCGTCCAACTTCTTGAGCTGTTAATGAAGGAGAATTATTAATACTTGTAATATTAGTTCCTGCGTGAAAACTACCTGTTACACTAACTCATTTTGCAGGATCTGGTTCAATATAAACTTCATATCCTCTTACTTTGTTAAGAGCTTTTCCAAGTAACATATAGGAAGTTTGTAAAGGATCATCAAAATTTCATTGCCCAGTATGTATTGCTTTACGCAATCCCTGAGCGTTATCTAGTTTCCTAAGTTCTTCCATTCTATTTTTTAGAAATTCTCCACCTTTAATAACATCATCAGCACTAAATGTAACAGCTCAATTTCCAATATGTTTTAGTTTTTCAGGACCGCATATATCAGTAATTGTACTTACTACAGATTCCAGAGTTGAACTAAAATTTGATCTTTTAAGATTTATAGGAACATTATGTATTCTACATAATTCTACAAAGTTATCATATAACTTATCAAAATATTGCTCTGAACCAGTTTGTTGCCAAATATTAATGCTTTCAATTTTATTAATTCGATAATTTTCATATTTAATAGCATCGTTATTTAGTAATGCCATTACTTTAATTAAGTCAATATTTCCGTTTGTCGCAGACATTATTTTATGTTCATCAACATCTCGATTAGCTATTGTTGAACCTAAAATATTTGTTCCCTTTTCAAGTTTAACTGTTTGATGAGTAACATTATTTGTAATAGATACTATTTCTAATACTTTATTTTTTGTAAATACTAATAAACCTGCAGAAATAAATGAGGGATTATTTTCAAATTGTCATTCTCCTTCGATATATTTTTCAATATGTCTACGTAAGAAGTCTCCTTTATATGGGTTATCCTTTGCAATATCATTAATATCCATTGATCCCTGTTGAACATTAATGATATCCTGAGCAATATCGGCTAACTCATTTCCACGTCGTTCATTAATACTTCTTATATAATTCTCTAACTTTTTATCAAGCTCTTCTTCTGTTTGGGCATATTCTCATTTACTTTTTGCAGGATCTTTAGTTTTATATTCATTTCAGAATCTATATTTTCCATAGCCTGCTTCAGGGTCAGAAGAACTAATATATTGAACAATTTTTTCTTTATAAAACTTAAAGTTTGCGTTCTTTCTTTGAACTTTTGAAGATAGTTCATAATTAGGAAAGAACTTACTCATAGGTTCTTCAATAGTTTTAATGATATCAAATGAATCTGTTAAACGTCTAATAGGAATAATTTCTCTAACTCTATCATAATATTTTCCAATTGTATTAGATGGATTTACTATAATATTATCAGAATCAATGTATACACCTGATAAATTATCAATTTGAGATAAATTATCATTTCCTGAATTATCTTTTTTATAATCAATATCAAGTTTAACAGGAATAATTCCTACTGTAGCTACATTAATACCTTGTTGTTCTAATATAGCTTTATAGAAGTTTAACTGATATGCTGCACCTAATTTTTTAGTAGAAGCTCATACATTGTTTAATAATGCATTTCTAGTTTCATCTCAAGCTCCTACTGCTTTTCGAGATACTTTAAAATCTCGAATATGAGCATTACCATTTTTATCTATAATTAATAAGTCAATTCTACCATTAATTGAATTTAATCCTGCTGCTTTATAAGGTTCAGCTATATCTTCAGAAACAATTGGTATTTCAGTAATAAATTTACAGTCTCTTCCAAATTTTTCTTTAGTGTCTTCTATAAAATCTCTTAATTGGTTTTGTAATAACAATACTTGCTCTTCATTTAATAATTTTGGAGTATATTCTATTTCAGGATTAATTACAGATTCAAAAAGTTTATGTACTTCTGTACCATAATCGGTTAGTTGAGTTCAACTCTTTTGTAGATCCTCCAAATATTTATCTGCTTCGTTCGAAGTCATGCCTTTTTTCATTAGTCTTTCTTTTTCTCTTTTCAGATACTCTTCAAGATTAAATTTTGTAACTAATACTTTAGCTAAATCGAAAGGATCTCCATAAGTTGTAAGGAACTTAGTAACACCCATTGATTTATCTAATTTTAGAGCAATTTCCTTTTCTCCGTCTTCATTTGTTATTTCAAACTCTGTAGCAAGTGATTTATATTTTTTTATAGCTTCACTTATTTTGTCTACAGTGACTTGTTGTTGATCTACTTGTAGTGTTGCATCAACATTATCAACTACTATATTTTGAGCGTAGTTGTCAAGAAACGTGTCCAACTCCATTTCGGAGTTGAACACTTTCTTTTCACCGTTTATCGTAATTTCGTATGTACAATTTCTTGCCATTATTTACAATCTTCTTTTATAATATCATCATTCATTAATTTATTCTTGATTGTAGCTACTTTTTGACTAAGTTTATAGTTTTCATGAATAAAACTATCATAGAATGGCATAATTTCTCCACTATTAATAATAGCTTTAAGTTCAGGATTAGCAATTGAAAGAATTTCATCTATAATTTCTAATTCTACATCAGATTTAATATGTCCATTATAATAATCTGTAATCATAGTTGCTAAAACTTCTTCATCAAAGTCAGATCCTTTCTTATTTTTATAATAAGGATTTTGTCGCATTCTATTTCATAATTCAGTATCCTGTATATTACCTAAAATCTTATAATAAGACTCAGCATACATATTTCTGGCATCTGCTAAGTATAGATGTGAGAATTCATGAATTAGAGTATCATCTGTAGCTCTATCAATATTAATATAAATTATTCCTTCTTTAATAAATCCTTTTGCATTTTTAGTTGCAGTGTCTTCATTAATTACATCCTGATCTGTTACTAATCTTATATTTTGTAAAGAATTTACATTTTTTACTAATTCTGTAATCTTAGTAGACATTGGAGTTTTTAAGTCATAGAATTTGGTTGGTCCATTATTAAATAAAGTAAGTTGATTTGGATCAGTTCTAACAAAAGCTCCTGAATTAAAGATAATATGTTTTAGAGTTCTAGATATAAGATTTTTAGAAGATGTATTAGTACTATTAAACTCGTCTACTAATATGTTATGTTCACCTATTAGTTTATTAGTTACAGCATATACTCTTTGATCATATCCTTCATCAAATAACTCTGCTACACTTTCAGCTATACCTCATTCTGTAGAATAGTCAAAATCAATGTAAGAAACAATATCTTCATTATTTTTATCTGCTTTTGTTTCTGCAACTTCAATAATTTTAGCAACTTTTAAAGCTTCTTCGACAGATATATCTGTTTTAGGAATATTGAATCTTACTTGTCTATACTGCTCATTTCCATCAGATACTAATATTGGTTTAGTAGTATCTATAGTTGAATCGTTATAATCTCTATCTAAAGAAGTATTTTCTTCAGATTTAAATCCAATAGTTTCAACATTTTCATTTGCGGCATTGATAAGTACTGCTTCTGCTCTTTCTGCCATACTATCATTTGGATCTCGTTTTAGGAACGTATTTGCAAGTTCTTGTGGATTTTGTTGGTCAATTCAATTATTATAATCAACAACCCATAATGAATTATCTCCGCTTGCTACTAAGTCCTCAAATAAACGAGTTAATGAAGCCTGCCCAAAACCATCTTTATTAACAATTAAGTTATATAAATAAAAGGCATTAACAGGATTTAGAGCTCCAAACTCAGGAATCGTAACTTTATTTAAACTATTAAAATCCCGTAAAATTTGTTCATAAAGAGCTTTAGTCTTTTGACTATTATCTATCTGCATCATATTAAATGGAAGTTTATAAAAACCTCTTTCCTTACCTTCTGAATCAGTTTTTAATCCAAAACATAAATATTTAATAAATGCATTATCAGGTAATTTCTCTTTAAGTGTAGGAATAATATAATCTTCAATATACATTCTAAATGAATCAATATTGTCCTTATTATCTAGATTAATTATAAAGTTTTCATCTTTATTAATTAAAATAGAATTTTCTACTTTATATTTTTGATTAATTGGAACTTGAAAACTTAAATTTTTAGTTTTAATTCACGAATCAATTAAGAAATCATCAACATTATTTCTAGTTTGTCTAAATTCTTCTATAGATAACTTATTTCCTCTTTTAGGAGTAGTTTCATCTATAACAATAGATTCAACTTGATTTCTAACTGATAATCGGTTAAGGACTTCATTATCAATACTTAGAATATTAAACATTTCTTTGAAGTGCGGAACACTAGCTATAACATCTAATATATTAAATGTAGTCTTAACCTTTTCATAGTTATCAATTTGTTGTAATCTGTATTCTTCATTAGCAGCAAACTTTAGTAGATTAAATTTCTCTCCAATTTCATCTTTAAACTTATCATTAATAAATGTTTCAATTCCCTTAATATAAGAATATTTTCCTCATTTATCTGTAGGAAGTCCTTGATTAATTTTTAATAACCTACCTAAAATTCTAATTTCTTCTGCACCTTTAGCCTTCTTCTTTAATGTTTTAAATAAAATTTCAGTTCTCTCATTTGCTTTTTTAATATCAGCCTCAGATGCATTTGGTTTATAAACTGCATATCTTGAAGGATCATCAATAGCTTGATCAATGAAATGAATTTTATTTTTTGGAATTGGATCTGTTCAAAGATTTGTATTATATTCCGATACAAGTTTAGTAACTTCTTCAGATACCATTAAATCTCCAATTCTTCTTAAATCCTCTCCAAGCATTAAACTATATACGTAAAGGTCAACCCAATTAGAGTCTGCATTAATTTTCTTAAGAATTAATTCCTTAGCATTCAATTGTGTTTCGAATTTATCGTTCCCATAAATTCTCTTATGGTTTCCCATAAGTTCTGACTATATCTTACCTTAATGAGGTCTCCGCACTTCGGATTTACTTAAATCCTACTCTACTCTGTCATTTCTGCATTTCGATAGTCGATGCTCTTTCTTCCTATTGGGAAGCTTAGATCAGGATTGCCCAATATTTAAACTTGTTACTATACCTGAGTGATTAGTTCAGCCACAATTATATTACTATAATTGCTTAGTATTTAAATCTCTAAGGGCGTTCCCTGAATTCACGGAGTTAACTGACAATACTAACTTATTGATTATCAATAAGTTACATTGGATCAGTAGCTGCATTTAAAAGTTCTCCCATATCAAGAGACTTATCAGTTAGTCTTCTTTGGAAGTCTATTAGTTGAATAATATTATTTGCAATGTCTGCAGGAACTTCGTATTTAGAAATTCATTCAGGATCGTTTTCAAATATGGAAAAATCTACATTTGCTAATGTAATTAATTGTTCTGTTCCATTACGTTGAGAACCTTTAATAAATGAATATCTACTTAAAAGTTGTCTAGTTGTATCAAAATCTCTATTTACAATACTATCATAAACTTGTTTAAATCTAGTATTATATAAGTTAGATAATGCAAAGAAACTCTTTAATCCTGTAGCAACATTACCAATTACAGTTTTACCAACCATATTTTGAATTTGCATTAAATATTTACTAGCAGAATTATAAGGATTCATAATTTTTGCACTTTCTCCCAATACAGACTTACTTGCAAGTTCTTGCATATGAGATGTTGTAATAGGCATTGTAAGGTTAATTTGATTTTTAGGACTCAGTATTACATCAAATATGCCATTTACAATTGTATTTCTTAGAGCATCCTGTTTTAAAAATGGAGACATTTTTGGATCTTCTGCATTTGTAAGTAATTCTCCATTATTAGAAATAGAATAACCTAATATATAAACTTTATCGATATCGTACATTTGTATTAACTTATATTTTCATATAAGATTAGACTATATCTTCATCTTTCGATGTTTCTTATTTCGCTTTCGCTACAAGAACTATATCGGTTTAGTTCTTTGTGATAAATTGTATTGTATTTTGTGTATCATAGATGGAACTTGTTGTACATAAGGCTTAACAATATTTATAAATTTTATACCTTCTTTTGTTCCACAACATAAAGAGTATGTACCTTTTCCTTCAGAAATTTTATAAAAAGAAATATTTCAAACTTCCTTAAAGTAATCAATTATTACTTGTAATTCTTTTTCTGGTAAACATGTTGCAATTCTTATATAAAATCCATGGATTTTATTTTTTGATTTCCGTATATTAATACATCCATCATCCATATATCAAATTGCAATTTCTTGTGCAGATAATCGGTTCAAAAGTTTTCTATTTCCTAATATTTTTTTAGGTCTATAAAATACTCTCCTTAAAACCTTAATAAATGGAATTATTGATAATTGTGTATATAATACTTTTTTACCAGAGTTATATCCACAAGTAGATATATATTCTTTTACACCATTAGCTCTTATTCCATTATTACCTAAGAGTTTTATTTTTCATTCTAGATAATCTCTTTGTTGTTCACAATGAGATAGTTTAAATACATAATTGTTAGAAATTGTACCATCTCCTAATAGGAGTCCGATTAGTAAATTTCTAGATTCTTTATTAATTTTTGTTTTCATACAATACATTTTTGATATCCATAAAGGAATCTTTGTTACACATTAGTCGTTGAACCTTCCCTTTCGGGCTTGGCTGCTGATTACCCAATACTTATAATTTTTAACATTCACACTTAAATCATTTCAGATTTTATGTTGTAGTTTATAAGTCTCTAAGGGACTTCCAGCAATTAAAGAAATTTTTTATTTAAAGGTAGAAACAACGATTTATCACTACCTTGCAACCATGTCTGATTGGTTGGTACGTAGACCTCATTTATATCGCTATCAGTAAATGCAACTACTTCCATTGGCATGAATGACTGCATTGACTGACAAGGAATACGAGTACCTACAAATCTTAAACTTTGCTCAAATGCTTTATATTTTCTATTAGCAATTTTCATAATTCTATTACTAAATCTAATATTTTGATTATCGCTTAACATTTGAATTAACACTTGAGGATTTATAGATTTGTAATCTAAAATTTCTCTAGTTTTAACATCTCCAAAATCATCATAATATGATAAAGTAACATTATCTGACGTAAATTGATTTGCAATTAAATTTTTGTAATTAGATAATGTATAGTTATACTTATAGTTATTATAGATTCTAGAGTTATTAATTTCAGAAAATCTTTCAAAGTTATCTACAATTACTAGGTCATGTGTATTTCCCGCAGTATCAGTATATTTATAAAACTTCTTACCTTCTGCAGATGCTATTTCTTTTCCATTGTAGTAAACAGAATTATCAACTATAGTAAAATCTCCATTTGGAGTTAAAGTATCCTTATATAAATTATTCAGATTTTGGTCTCCAATTTTTACATAAAGTTTTTTTCCAGTTCCATCAAATAATATTATATCATAAGATTCAGGATCAGGATTATCATTGTTATAATAACCTTGAATTCTCTCTTTAAAGAACTCAGCTCCTCTTTGCTTAATTTTAGCTATAGAATCTCCTGGCAATAGACCTAATTGTTTAGCGTATAACTTACCCATAATAATCTGAGCAGGAATTACTTGTACAGATTCAGGTTGCACGTATATACCTTTTCATTGGATCATCTTACCGTCAGCTAAATCATTTAATAATTTTTGCTGAGATTTATGTAATGAATTTTCTATAAAGTCAATATCAATTTCTCCTGCATCAGGAATTAATGTTCCTGCTGCTCTACGAATTAGAGCTATTCTCTCTGTAGTAATAATATTAACTCATTCTAGTTGCTCAGGAGTTAAATCTTTTTCAGGTTTTCCTTTAAGCCCAAGTTCCTTTTTAATATTAGATCTTAATTCATCATATAGAGATTCTACAGTAGTACTAGAGGTTCCATTAAGATAATGTAATGCACGAGTTATATCTCCTTCAAAAATACTATGTTTTTCTCCTTCAATAATAAATATTGTATCAGAGCCTTTAAGATTTTTTGGACGTAAAGATAATCTTTGTGCATATCTCTTATCTAAGTTTTTATACCAATCGTATTTTGAATAATTATCAATTTTTACAATATCATACATATCAGTAGTAACCTTTCCCATATATCCTTGATATAGTCTCTGTCCTTCTTCGTTTAATAAAGGTTCTTCTCCATTAAACATCGGATCATTATAAACTACTAATGTATCTTCAAAATCGATAGGATTTTCAGCAGTAAGTTCTGTAACAAATGGGTTAATAAGATTTTCTCCATTACGAGTAACAAAAGGACCTTGCATTGCTTCATTAATAGTTAAATCTGCAAGACGAGGATCTGTAGCTCTACCTACCTTTCTTACTAAATCTAAAAGTTCATCGTAGTTATAGTTATATCCTCCTCAGTTAAAATACTGTTGTATTCCATATGATGGATTTAATACAGATGCAACACCATCATAATGACGTCTAATTGCATCTTTTACTAAAGAAGATGTAACTGTTGAGTTAAAGATACCATTAATAGTACCTGCACTAAAAGGAATTTTATAATCAATTTTCTTTTCATTAAAACTTTGTTGCGCAAGTTTTATAAAAGATTGTGCGAGTCCTAAAGTATCTTTATTATTTGTTTGAAAAGCTTTAACTAAAGCTTTACCATAAATTTCATATAAGGCTTGTTGATCTCCTGTTTCAAGAACTTCATGAATTTCTGCAATAGCATCATGACATAATTTTCCAATTTCTTGATATACTTTTGTTGCTAAATCGTGTGTAAATCCATTTTGTTCAAGAGCACTAATCATCTGAGTCATTTCAGTAACTTCTGCTTCATCAAGTTCATGATCTGCATTCATCTGAACTCCTCCAAACTTAGTTGACATTGTAGTAAACCATAAATCAGAATCATTAGTTCAAATATCATCACCATTAACATTAGAAGCTCCTACTTTAATAGCAGATTTATTTACAAGATACCCAATCATATAATCCTTTAGATTATTATCATTAATAATATCATTAACAACATCTAAATTATTTTCTGATCAATATAATTGTTTCATGGTATCATTGTATTCCATTGATCATGCTCCACCAAATATTTGATCTAAATCATATATACTACTAATTTTAATATCTGTGTCGAGTATACTATTTTCTCCAATTATATTACCAAATATATCGGTTTCAATACGTTCTACTTGAGCTACATTATTATTAATAACTACATGATTTATTTTCCAATAAGTTTGGTTATCAGGTTCTCTATAGAAGAGATTATCAAATACTTTGTCATAAACGATTGTTACACTAGGATCAAATAGTAAATTATGCATTTTTCTAAACATATTTTCTAACTTGATATCTGATCCCCATGATGTACGCCTATTAGCATTTGTAATCTCATATTCTGCTCACTTTAATAATTTAGGTAAACCATATTCTCCATTCATATCTGCTAAAATAGTCTTTTTATTTCTACCTACTTTAGCATCAATTAGTGATACATTTTGTTGTCTAGAAAAATACGGACTTGTAAATCCAGATCCGTCCATAGAATCAACACTATCAGTCATACCAGAAATATTTTGTACAGCAGCTCCAATATCTCCAACTACAGCCATTTTAACTTTTGGAGCAACTCCATTTTTTAATCCTTGTGCAAAGGAATGATGAGTAGCTCCATAAATAACCATACGTTTTACCTGAGAAATTCATCTGCTTGCAAAACTATGTTCAAGATATCCTTCTGTTGCAGAAACCTCTTTATTCTTATTTGGGTGAGCGTAAACTCCTCCAACCATCATTTTATTATATTCATTACTTAAAAATGAATCCATAATGAAATACGAATAAAGCATAGGATTTAATTTACCATCCTTATCATGTATTGTTACATAAGGAACTGTATATGATATTGGCTCATCATTTTCATCAACAGTTTCAATAGTTCTTTCAGAAATTCAGTTACTTCATTTTCTAGCAGAAAATGCCTTATATACATTTTTGTCAGAAGATATACTCTCTCAAGCTTTTGAACTATCTTCAAGAAATCTGTTTAATTGATAATTAATAAACTCATTAAATTGATTTCTTTCACTAAAGATATTATAAAGATTTTCAAGGGTTTCATTAAAGACATTTTTCTTAGTATATGGATCTTTAGATATATGAATTTCTTCAATAAATTCTAATCCATTGTCTCTAAATTTTTGCTTAATATCTGCAAGTTTTGTTTTTGCAATATATTCTTTTAGATCACTTATAGTCTTAAATTCTTTACCTATCGCTTGAGTATAGTCATTTAAGATTTTATTAATTAAGTTCGTATATTGACTTTGATTTGTTTTAAATCAAATATTCATAATAGGTTCTAAATCAGATACATTCTTACTAGAATAATATTTCTCTAAAACCTCCTTAAAGTTAATTGAACCTAAATCTTTAAAATCTCAGTTCTGACTTAAATCAAATTGCATTACAAAATGTTTATTTTTATCTGAATAAACTGTTGATTGCAATCCAATTACTCCATTTACCTTTCCACCCTGCTCAGAAACAGATTTACTTGAAGTTAATCCTTCAAAGAAATCATATACTATTGCAAGGTGCATTACTTCATCTTCAGTAAGATTACTCGATTGTTTAGTATAATCTCCAATAGTTACTTCTGCTCGAATCTTTGGATTTTTAATACGTGAAATATTATTAAATACAGCATTATCACTCATTACTGTATCCGATCCTCATCCAAGTTCATCATGTAAATATTGACTCATTTTCTTATGAGAATATGCTAAACAAACCATTTGATATAATGGTAAATTGTTACCTTCTGCATTCTTAATAACATTAATTGTATCAGAACCATTAGTAACACTTAAGACTTTTGCCAAATCATTTGCTTGTCCAAAGAAACCATTTTTGCCTATATCAATAATTTTACCTGAGTTAGCACTATATAAAATACTACCTAATATTGGAGTTAATAATGTAATTTTATTTACATTTTTTTCTCTTGGGAACACTTGTTCTGCAACTTGATTAAAATCATCTGCTACTAAAAATGAAGCAAAATCCATAAGTAAATCGTCCATTAAAGTATCAGATATTATTCCTGCAGAATTAATTTCTCCAGTATCAGGATTATATTTTAAATTTAAAGTATTACTGCCTTCTGTAATACTAATATTAGTTCCAATAATATTAATATCATATTTTCCTAACTTATTTTGGAAGTTAGTTTTATTATCAATTCAGTAAGTACTTGCAGCTTTAATAATATCTGTAAGAAAATATCTCTGTATTTGTACAGGTCTATCAGTTAAATTCTTACCAGTTAATTCTCCAGTTAAGTTATCTTTACCATAACTAATATAACTTGACAATACTGTCTTATTCATTAGATGTGTATACATTTGTTTAATTGGAGTAGCCATTTTATCTGAATAGATAAACTTAGCAATACCTCTTAACTTATTTTGTAAGTAAGTTGTATGTTCTGGTGCTACAGATTTAGTTGCTAGTGCATTTAAATATTTTCCAATAATTTTACCCATATCCATATTGCCCTCTTTAGCTATTTCGTCAACTATTTCAGGGTCAACACTTTCTTCCATGAATAACTTTACTTTACCCATAGCTGAATTAAACCCAGATAAAGTAATAGCTGTATTTTCTATAATAACACCATCTTCATTAACTTCAGGAAAATATGAAAGTAAAATTTTTGCGAGGTCACTGACGGATTCTTCAGCTCCCATAAATTCATTATTACTAAAACCAGTATAGTGTGTAACATTCGGACCATCATAATTATAACGTCCTACAGCATAAGTTGAACTATTTTTATATTCTGGTTTAATAGAAATAAATGGAGTATATAATCTCAATATATCATCAAAAGTTTTTTGAATTATATTAAATGTTCTTTTAGAAGAACGAGCAATTATTGCATCTTTGAAATCATCTGTCGAAAAAAATGTGCTTTTAAATAATAAATCTTCACCAACAATAAAAATTA